GGCGTCTTCGCACCGCTCGATCCGCTTGCGCGCCTTGCGCTTCGTCATGCCGCCCTCGCCGATCTCGGCGTTCAAGTCCGCCGCGATCTTTTGCGACTCCTCGGAGAGCGCGTCGAGGATCGACGCGACCGCGTCCTCGGCTCGAAGCGCCGGCACGCCGTTGACCCGGTGCGCGCTCGCCGCGTGGATCGCCGTGACCATGCGGCCCCACTCCTCGCGGCGGCCCTCCGGCACGAAGTAAACGCCGCCCGTGTCACGAAGCCGCACGCCGTCGCAATAGGCCACGAGCCACGTCCCCACGTCGTCGGCCGTGAGCGCCCCGAGGTTCCGATGATAGGCTCGCATGATCTCGGGGATCGCCGCGTGATCCGGAGGATCGAACGTCGGATCGTCGGCGCCGTTCACGGTCGCGCGGAGCGCGACGTGATAGGCAAGATCGCCGTCGCTTGCGTGCTCGACGACGAGCGCCTTCGCGCCGCGGTCTGCCATCGGCCGCGCGAGAACGCGATCGGAGCCGCGCGCCGTGGCTTGCTCGCCCATCGCACGCGCGAGCGCGGTCGGCTTGCCGGGAGAACTCGGCAAGAGCTTCTCCTCGAGCCCGCGGGCGTTCCACTCCGCGCGAAGTTCCTCGTCGTAGACGTCGCCGGACAAGCGCCACCAAACGATCGCGCCCGCGCGCGGAACGTGCTCGTCCACCGCAACCAACCCGTTCGGGTTCTCGAGGTCGGTCTTCATGGCGTCACCTCGAGGGAGAGATCCACCGATTGCACGATCGCCCGCGTGCCCTTCGAGTCTTCGACCACGACGAGCGGACGCCGATACTCAACCACGCGGATCGCGCCTTCGAGCATCGTGCCCCACTTCTTCGCGCCCCGTTCGCTTAGGGCTGCCGCGTCCCCAGCCTTGAACTTGCCGAGCCGCTTCGCGGCCGCGGCCTCCGCCTTCGGTAGCGCCGAGCGAAGGATCGCGAGCGCGCCCGACACGCCGTCGATCCCGCACTTCGCCCAATCGAACATGCCAAGCCGCTTGACGCACCCGACGAGACAACGATGCGCCTCCCCCGCGTGCACCGATCGCCGTTGCGCGGCGTTCGCCGCGTTCGGCGTCGGGGATCGCGGCCTACCGTCCACCCGCGGCGGAAGCTCGCTCACCGGCCGCGCCTCGGGCGTCGGCTCCGGTTCGGGCTCGGGCTCGGGCTCGGGCTCGGGAGTCGGTGCGCTTGCCGCCTCGGGCGCCCCGTTCTCGTCCTCGTCCAAGTAGTCAAGGCCCGCGCCTTCGCCGTGTTGCCCGAACTCGGGATCGGGAAGGTCTTCGATCCGCGTCGGCTCCGCCGCCTTCGTCTTCTTCGTTCGCTTTGCCATCGCTCTGGACTCCTTTGCTAGCTCTGGTCTCTTGCCGTAGATCCGCTCGTAGCGGTCCGTGCATTCGCCGCACAAGTCGCTCCGCTCGGTCTGCTTTCCGCACGTCACGCACCGCATGGTTGTTTACTCCACTTCGGCCGCTTCGTCCACTTCCACGAATTGCCCCCACTCGCACGGCTTCGCCCGGTGCCGCCCGACGAGAAGCCAGATCGTTCGGAGCGGTTCGGCCTTCGGCGCCGGGCCCTGCCCGTCGGTCGCGAAGATCACAAGCTCGGGCCGCGGCCGCGACTCCGCGAGCTTCTCGAACGCCGGCCGGAAGTCGGTCCCGCCTCCGCCGCGGAACAAGTCGATCGCGTCGCGGATCGTTCGCACCTTCCGGAGCCCGTGGATCTCCGCGTCGATCGTGCAAACCGTGACCTCCGCGTTGATCTCACGAAGGATCGCGTCGGTCTCGCTCGCCGCGCGCGAAAGCTCGGCCTTGCCCATGCTGCCCGACGTGTCGATCACGACGGCCACGCGCGGAACCGGCGCACGAAGTCGGGGCATGATCGGACGGCCGGGCCCGTAGCCGAGCCCCGCTTGCCGCCGGCCGGGCCCATCCCAACGGTGCTCGACCGCACCCGCGCGCCACGCCACGCCGTAGCGGGTCACGACGCGGAGCCGGTCTTGCCAGCGCACGACCGACGGTTTGAGCATATCCTCCGCCCATCGCGCGAGGTCGGCGGGAACCGAGCCGCGTCCTTTGCGCGCGACCCAATCTCGGATCGCCTCGGCCGCTTGGCGGTTGATCCGCCCAAGCTCGGCGTCGCTCCGCCCGCCGTCCTTCGGCTCGCCCGGAACCGGCCGCCCCGCGCACGAACCGCACCAACCGCCGCCGCACGCCGGCCGCTCCTCGCCGTCCTCGACGTCTTGCGAGTTCCCGGGGCCCTTGCCCCCGCCGTCTTGCCGCGCCCCGCCTCCGCCGTTCCCGTGCCCGTGCCCGTGCCGCCGTTCGTGCTCGTAGTATTCGTCGGCCGTGAGCCCATCGGCCAACCCGAGATCCCGCGGGAAGCATCCGGTATGCTCGCCGCTCGGGAGCCGCGCGCCCATTTTCAGAACCGCGGGGTTGATCGCTCGGTCGCCGGCACGGTTCCACAAGCGAAGATCCCGCGCGCCGCACCGCGCATGGTGCGCGTTCAAGCGGTGCATGCACTCGTGCAAGATCAAGCCCGCCACTTCCTCGACCGAGAATTGCGCGAGCCAATCGAAGTCCACCATGAGCACGCCGCGCGCCGTGCACGCGATCGTCCCGAGGCCCGGCGCCTCGATCACGATGAAGGACACGAGCAGCGATCGGAGGTAGGGCGCGAGCGCTCGCGCCTTCAACCGTCCCGCCTCGAACACTTCGCGCCCGTTCATCGTTAGAACTCCGTCCCCGGCCGCACGCCGGCCGCCTTCAAGAGCGGTTGAATCGTCGCGAGCGCCTTGGTTGCTCCCTTGACCGTGTGCAACTTCGCCGCGACGAGCGCTTGCACCGCGGGAACCATGACGTCTTGATCCGACTTCGCGCCGAGCAGATCCGCGAGCAGCGCCCACAAGGCTTGCGTCCGGTCTTCTCGCTTCGCCGCGTTGCTCGGAGTCACGAGCGCCGCGCAGCCCGCGAGGAGCGCCGCCGTTCGGTCGAGCCGGCTTGGCTCGTGCTTGAACTTCTCCGCGCCGTCGAGAACCTTCGCCGGGTCCGCGAGGTCTTGGAGTTCCTCGAACGCCGCCCACTCGCTCGCCGCGCCCGCGCCGATGAAGCCCGCGACGAACTCCTCGCGCGCCTCGGCGTCGAGCCCGTGGACGTCGGCGGAAGCCCGCGCCCGCGTCGCGTTCTCCCATGAACGATCCGACGGCCAACCGCGTTGCGCTGCCGGGTCGCCCGCCTTCGGGCACTGGTTCTTCAAGCTCGGCCGCGCTTGAAGGAAGGCGATCTCGAGGCCTCGAGCCCGCGCGAAGACGTCGGGCCACAACTTCTCGACGCGCGCTTCCTCGGCCTCGGCGTCGAACTCGGCAACGGGTAGCGCGTCGAGGTCGCCGCGGAGCATATACGCGACGTGCTCGGGAACGCTCGGCCGTCCCCAATCAAGGTGACAGACGCGATTCGAGAGCGCCGCGCCAATGTCGAAGCCGCCCGCCGAAAGCTCCGGCGGGTTGCCCGCGCCGAGCACGCGCACGCGCGGACCGAGCTTGTGCCCGCCGATCCGCCGCGCGAGGATCAAGCCGAGGAGCGGAGCTTGCAACGCCGGCGGAGCGGTCGGTAGCTCGTCCACGAACACGATCCCGCCCGCGTCGATCTTGTCGACCCAATCGGGCCGCGGGTAGTGAAGCGTCGTCGGGAGCAACCGCACCATGGCGTCCACGGCCTTCGCTAGCTCGACCGGATCCGACACGCTCCGCGCGAACTCCTCGCGGATCCGATCGATCTCGGAGGTCGAAGCGCCCGGAACCGGCACGACGCCGAAGGCTCCCTCGCCTCGCTCGCCGGGCGAGAGCACTTCAACCGGGAGCGCGTAGAGCGCCGCGAGTTCTTCGACGATCGCCGTCTTCGCGACGCCGGGCTCGCCCCACGCGAGAATCGGGAGCCCCCAACGCCCACGCCCCGCGGGCGTGAAGATTGCTGCCTTTACGATGCTTGTCTTCATGCTGCCGTCCTTTCGTTCATCCTAGATCCACTCTAGCAGCTTCGGCCACAATGTCAACTCTTTTCGCTTGGTCCAATTCGGCAAGATTGCCGGTCACTTGGCGCCGCCCAAGCCGAAGGGTAGGAGCAGAGCATGGGATCAATGTCGCGCCGGAAGGGTTCGCGGTTCGAGCGCGCGGTCTCGCACGCCGTCGCGTTGATCTGGCCCGAGACCAAGCGCGGCCTTGGTCAAGCGCGGAGCGGAGGCGAGGTCCCCGACGTGAACGCGCCCGGCTTGTGGATCGAGTGCAAGCGCGCAATCCGCACGAACCCACGCGCCGCGCTTGCGCAAGCGATCGAGGCCTCGAAGCTCTCGGGCCGCACGCCGATCGCCGTGTGCCGCGACAACCGCGAGCGTGCCTTCGTCGTGCTCCGCTTCGAGGACTTCCTTCGCTTACTTGCTCGCGCCGAGCGCGTAGGCCTCGAGGTCGATCCGTTCGCCTCGGCCCTCGAGGACGTGAACGCCGACCACTAGACCAACGCGCGCACGGCCTCGACGAACGCGGTCATGGGGAAGCCCTTGCCGGGGTCCGTGTGATCGGTCTGCCGCCACGCCTTCGAGACGTCGTCGTGCGTCGTGATCCCTCGAGCGCCTCCGCGCTTCAACGTAGCCCAATCGACATAAGCGCAAGCGATCTTGTTCTCGCGAAGGATCCGCGCGACGAGCCCCGCCGCACGCGCGAGCGTCGCCCGTGAGAAGTCGTCGCCCCAATCCACCGCGGTCTGCCGCGCGAAGCCCGAAAGCTCGATCTGTATTCCGTTCGCGTTCGCGCCCGGCGCCGCGAAGGCGACGTCGCGATCGGGCACGCATTGGACGATCGAATCCGCATCGACGCAGTAGTGCGCCGACACTTGCCGCGGCTTGCCGTTCGGATAGGTCCCGGGGTTCGAGAAGAAGCCCGCGACCGCCTCGGCGCTTGTCATGGTCTCGGCAACCTCCGCCGTGTGCAAGACGACGAGATCGATCACGCGGCCGTCGGGCACCTTGCGGTAGTAGCGCGCCGCGACGAACTTGATCCCGCCGTTGTCCGCCGGCGGGAGCGTCTTCGCTCTGCCCTCGGAGTCGGCAGCCGCCCACGTCTTCGGGCCCACTACGCCGTCCGCCGTGAGCCCGCGCGCCGCTTGCCACGTCTTGGTCTTCGCTTCGGTGTTCGGCCCGAAGTCGCCGTCCGCCGTGACGCCGATCACGCGCTGCCATTCGACCACGGCCGGGCCCTTCGATCCGCGCTTGATCGTCGGCCGCTTCGCGATCTCGGCCTCCGCGACCACGACGGGCGGAACGCTCGGCCGCGGGTGCTCGGATGCCGCGCCGTGCTTCACGGGCGGAACGAGCGCGTCCACGCCGGGCAAGCGCCAATCCGCGAGCGCGCCTTCGTGACTCACGCACGCCGCGGCTTCGGGCCCGATCTTGCCGGTGTAGACGTCCGCGAGGTCGACCGCCCGGCCCTTCCAATGCGCGACACGATGCACGACGCGCACGAGTTGCGAGTAGTCGCCGTGTCCCGTGTCCGTGTCGCCGTCGCCGTCGAGGTCTTTCCCCGTATCGTGCGCCTCATAGGGCCCTTGCACGACGAGCAGCCCGGGATCCGAGACCGCGGGGACGAGTTGCTCGACCGGGATCGGCGACCACGCCTTCGCCTTGTCGCGCGGAATGTGCCACCCGTAGTTTGTGGCGTACCCCTTCTTCGTGAAGACGTCCGCCGAGACGCACCAATCCTTGAAGCCCGCGACGATCCCGCCGTAGCCCGCGGGAAGGTCGGCGTCGATCGCCGCCGAGTGCTTCGCGTAGCCGTCGGTCGTCGAGTTGATCGGTTGCGTGTGCGGCCGCACGAGCCCGCCCGCGTCCGCGGCCGCACGCGCGCAAGCGTCCACGAGCTTCGGCGTTAGGAGCACCGCGCCGAGAAGGTCCGCGATCTGTTGCTGCGTCCGCGGGGTCACGCCGAGCCGCACGGAGTCGCCCGGCTCGCCCCACTTCAAGGCGTCGCGCAACGCGCGCACCTTCAAGTCCCCGATCGTGACGTCCGTCCACTCCGCGACGATCTCGCCCTGCTCCGCGAGACCGAGCAAGAGCGCGTCGCGCTCGGCGATGTTCGACGCTGGAAGAAGCGCTAGGACTTCGGAAGCTCGCATGGCGTGTGCCTTTCGTCGTAGGTCTCGGGCCATTCGCGGAAGTCGCGAAGGGTCGGCGCCGCTTCTCGCGAGGCTTCGACCGCCGAGCGCGCGGCCACGGCCGCGCACGCGCGCCAATCCGCGATCGCGTCCGTTTCCTCGAGGTCGGTTCGCATGGCGTGAAGTCTACGCCGATCCCGCGTAGGATCGGAAGCCGCAACGGGTCCGGAGGAAACCTCGGGGATGGGGTCTTCCACTTCGGGCCCGTTGCTCTTAGTATCGGCCCGCTATGACACTTGCCGAAATTGTTCTCGCCCTCATGCTCGTTTTGCAGCCGCCGGGCCGCTCGGTCTACTCGCTCGTCGAGGTCCCCGAAGGCTCGCCGCCCGCATGCGACGACGCAACCAACCTGCTATGCGCGGCGCCGAAGCTCGATCCGTCGCGCGGCGTTTGGGTCCGCCCCGAGACGCGCGCCGAAGGCGCCGCCCGCTATTGGACGATCGCGCAAGAGATCGCCGCGGTAGCCGAGGCGACGACGTGGCAACCGACGGCCGAGTGCCCGAAGCGCCCGACCGTTCGCGTCGTCGGGGGCTTCGGCGATCCGCGCAACGCTTGCGAGCGCGCAGCCCTCGAGCGACCGTGGACCGGAAAGGCCGAGGAGCTTGCGCGCTACCTCGTGACCGTGAGCTTCCACGAGTCGGGGTTCCGCCGCGACGTGCACTCGGGGATCGGGAACTATGCACGAGGCGACAACGGCAAATCTTGGTGCCTCGGTCAGATCATGCTCGGCACGAGCGGCCGCGGGAAAACCTCGCGCGGCTTCGTGGCATCGTCGATCGTTGGCATCGATCCCGAGCCCACGCGCCGGTGCCTGCAAACCGCGGCCGACAAGCTCGCACTTTCGCGCGCCTTCTGCGCGTCGCCCTACGGTCCCGGCGACGTCGGGCCGCCGTGCGTGACCGCGGTCTATGGCGGATCGGCGCTTCTCGCCACGACGTCGATCATTCGCAAGCGCGCGATCACGTACCGCCGCTTGGTCGATTCGTGGAAGTCGGCGGAGATCCCCGTCGAGGTCCGCGGCCTACTCGGCCTTCAACCTTCGCAGTCGTCGGCCGCGTCGCAAGTCGACGCCTCGGTCCTGCAACCGAGATCCCACTTCACGATCCCCGAGGCCTGAGCGTTCGCGCAAACCGAGGCGCACTCCTCGCCCCCCGGCGTAGGCTTCGCGGCCTCGCAACCGAGCGCCTCGAGGCGAGCGCAAGCGGTCTCGCACGTCGCATCGTTCCCGGGCTCGACCGGCCCGGGAACGGGGCCCGGTTTGCAGCACGCGAGACAACCGGGAACGGTGCCAAGGATCACGAACGCGAGGAGCGAGATCGTGCGCTTCATGGCTCGGAAGCGTAGCGCGGAGCGTGCTCGACCGTCCACAAGTCCCGGCCCGCCTCGAGGAAGGAAGCGCTCGCGAGGAAGTAGCCCCGGTCGCCCCAATCGTCGCCCCACGAGTTCATGATCTCGAAGGTGTCGCCGTCGTAGCCGATCGCCGTCATGGCGTGACCGCCCGCGATCGCGCCGGTCGGCGGGTCGAGCGGCTTCGATGGGTCGATCAAGTTGTCGCAAAAGTCGTCGCTCACGTCGATCCCGAAGGCGACCGCGTAGCCGTTCGCGATCGCGAGCTTCACGTCGTCGATCCGGTCGGCGCCCTCCGTGAAGATCCGCCGGTAGACGGTCGGCGCCCGTTGGTCGGCCGCGAGTCGGAAGGCGTTGGTCTTCGGCTGCCGCGTGTAGCGCGGCCGGTCGCCGCCCTTGTCGTCGCTGTAGGGCCAAGCGCTCTCGGGCGGGAAGCCGAGCGCGTTGATCGCTTGGAAGAAGCTCCGAAGGTGCGTCCCCGAGTCAAAGGCGGTCATGTGGTGGATCGCCCGCGCGAAGTAGTAACCCCACAACCTCGAGCCGAGTTCGGGGGGCTTCTGCGCCATGATCGCCGCCGCGATCACGGGGCTTCCATTCGCGGCTTGCCGAACGTGCGAGATCCGGATCGCTTGGAAGCCGGCGTTCGCAACGCACGAGCCGAGCCCGCCTTGATCAAGGATCGAGACCACGAACGGCCGGAGCGTTGCGCTTGGCGGAGCCGCGACAAGCGAGAGCGCCGCGAAGTCGTGATCCGGTTGCTCGTCGTCGTGCTTTGCCGGGTCGGGAAGCCAGCCGAGTGCCCGCCTCATGGCTCGACCTCGAAGCGGAGCGCCTCGGGTTCGGGAAGCACGACGCCGCCGGGAGCGGCCGAGAGCATCGGAGCGCCGTCGCGTTGGACTTGTAGGCCCGGAATGCCCGCGAGCAAGCCCGAAAGCTCGACCCACGCCGCGCGGAAGTCGGCAAACGCCGCGTCCACTTGTTCCTGCCCGAGCTTCTCGGTTCCGCTCGCCGCCCGTTGGGCCGCGCCGAGCGCGCTCCGGCACTTCGCGATCCCCTTCGCGACCTTCTTCTCGAGATCGGGGTTCGGGTTCGCCGCGAAGTAGGCGCGCGAGAACTCCTCGGCTTGGTCAAGCACGAGGATCGCGTCGGTCACGACTTGCACAACCTTCGGCAAGACGCGCCAGAACTCCGGGCAGCCCGGAAGGGTCACGAGCGAGGCGAGAGCGAGCGCGAAGATTCCGATTCGGCGGATCATGCCCGAAGGCTAGAACATCATCGCGCCCGTGACAACCGACGCAGCCGCGCCGGATCCGTCGTCGCCCTTGCCCTTGTCCTTCGGGGGCTCGTCGCCCTTCGGTTCTTCGGTCTTCGGGGGCTCCTCGGTCTTCGGTTCTTCGGGCGGAGCCTCGGGGATCGCGACGGTCTTCGCTGCCTTGATCCGCTTCAAGGCGCCCGGCCCGAGTTCGTAGCCCGCAACCGCGAACGCGCCGGCGATCAAGCCCTCGAGCGCCGCCCGCAAGAACTCGGCCCGTGGAACGCCGGCGAGATAGGCGTCGAGCGCGCCGGCCGCTACGCCGAAGACGAGCGCGAGCCAAGGGAACCAAGCCTTCGGGATCGGCTTGACCTTGAACCGCGCGAGGACCGCGTTTGCCGTTCCGGAGCGGAGCACGCGAACGATCGTGTGCACGACGAGCGCGAGCAGACCAACGAAGGCTTCGGTGCCAAGGATCTCATTCATCGGGCTCGGGCTCCTCGCCTTCTTCGGACCACGGAAAGTCGGCAAGCTCCGCGGCCAACGCTTCGACCGCGTGAAGCCGATCCCGCGCGCGCTTGTGGGCTTCGTCTCGTGCTTGCTTCACGACCGAGAACGGCGTCCCGGCGGGAAAAGTGGACCGCGAACCGGGAGGGATCGACCAAGGCGCCGCCATGGCTTTCGCGCTCACCCCTTCATCCTACCACGGATCGCCGTCAAGGCGCCCTCGATCTGACCGAGCGATCGGTGCACTTCGTTCCACCGATCGGCCTCGGCGCCCAAGTGCTCCGCGAAGGCGCCCCCCGGCGTCGCGCCTTCGGCGAGACCTCGCACGGCTTGGATCTCTCGGTCGAGTCGGTCAAGCTCGCGCCGGCACGACTGACACGACGCCGCGATCTCCTCGCGCGCGACCTTGTGCGCGATCCCCCGCACGAACTCCTTTTGATCAATGATGATCTCGCGTTGCGAGTCGCGAAGCCGTTCGCGCTTCTCGATCGCGGAGCGAACGCGGGCGTCGATTGCCTCGCGGAGCGCGCCGGCGCCGAGCAGCCGATCGAGCCCTTCGACCTTCGCCGCAAGCTCGCCAACGCGAACCTCGAGGAGCGCGAGCCGCTTCGCGAACCGTCGGCCCATGGTAGCGATCGACGCCGCCGCCGAAGCAACGGCACCGCCGATCGCGGAGAAGATCCCCTCGCTCCCGGGTAGGTCCATGCTCCGAACCTACCACGGGATCGAATCATGATCTTCGCTACGTCCACCAATAGACGACGACGAGCCCGGAGCCGCCCGCGCCGCCCGCGCCGCTGTCACCGGAGGCGGACATACCGCCGCCGGCACCACCACCACCACCGCCGCCGGCGCCCGTGTTCGCGCCGCCGGCCGTGCCCGCCGTACCGTCCCCGCCTGGACTTGGTGACGCGGGCCCCGCGTCGCCGCCGGCACCACCGGCACCGCCACCGGATCCCCAACCACCACCACCACCGCCGCCGCCGCCGCCGCCGAAGTAGCCACTACCGTCGGCGCCGTCGGCTCCGCGCGACGACAACACGACGCCAATGCCGCACGCTTGCGGCAAGCCTTGCATGAGCGGGCTTTCGCCGTGCGTGTTCGCGCCACTACCGCCCGTGCCGAAGACGTCGCGCGCCTCGCCCGTTGCGCCAAGATCCGACGGATCGATCGGAGAAAACCGGCACGGCCTTCCGCCCGGTCGATAGACGGCGGTCCCGCCGGCAACCCCTTCCGAGCCGCCAACGGCGCCACCACCGCCGCACCACTTGTACGAACCGAACGCCGAGTCTTCTCCGGGGCTCCCCGGCAGCCCGTCTTGGTTGTCCGTCGTTCGTGCCGCGCCCCCGGCTCCGCCGTCCCCAACCGTTACGGTAACGCTAGCGCCCGGCGTTACCGTCGCGCGTTGCACGGATGGCACGGCACCGCCGCCGCCCGATCCGCCCGTGTCGCGACTCGCACCGCCGCCGGCGTAGGTTGTCGCACCGGATCCGCCACCGCCACCACCGCCGAAGCCGAAAAGAACAACCTCCTTCACGCCCGGAGGAACGACGAACGAGCCGTCCGCGGTGTAGACCTTCCGATTCCACGCCATGATCCCGATCTCCTTCTAGGCGATGTACCAGCCCACGCCGTCGCTCACGGCGCACCATTGGCCGAAGTCCGCGCCGAGCGTGTAGTCTGCCGCGCTTCCGTTGATGTTGGTTCCCGAGTAGCGCGCGATCGTCGTGCTTCGCGTTGGCGAACTCATGAAGCCGCTAATGTCCACGAACCAGATCCGCCGCCCCTTGTGCGCCGTGGGATCCGGTAGCGACACGTTGAAGTTTGCCGAAGGGTCCAAGAAGATCGTCCCGTCACGGTAGCCCGCGTCGTCCACGGCCGCGGCCGCCGTGAGCGTTCGCGCACGGAAAAGCCCATTGATGAAACCGAGCAGCGACGCGATCTGTGCTTGAATCTGTCCCGGCGAGAGCGAGAACGGCGCGCCGGTGAATGACGCCGCTTGCGTTTGCGCGCCGATCCTCCCCGCGCCACTGTTGCCGGTGTTCGTGCGCGCGAGGTTTTGCACGATCTCATCGACCACGGCCTCGAGGTTGACCGCCGCGATCGTGGAACCGTCGGCCCAATTCCCCGATCCGGCGTAGGACACCGCGCTTGCGTCGTGCGCGTCGGTCGTGTCGGCAAGGTGCGCGGATAGATCACCCGTCGCTGCCGCGAGGACGGCCGCGTCGCTTTCCTCCGGCGTTCCAACCGAGATCGTCGAGAACTTGAACGCCGCTTGACGCCTCGAGGTCGAAAGATCCGCGTTCACGATCTGCGTTTGCCCGAAGATCAACCGCGCGTCCGCGAGAAGGATCGCGTCCGATAGCAGCGCCGGCGGGACCGCGGTCGGGATCACGGCCTCGGCGCCTTGCACCTTCCAAAGCGTGAACGACTCCGCGCGCACGAAGTAGACCGTGAGGTTGTTCCCGTCGAGCCGCGGATCCGAGAGCGCACGCGCGAACTTGACGAACAAGCCGACGTACTTCTCGTTTCCCGGGGTCACAACCGAGGTCGAGACCGAGAGCGAATCGACGGACAGATCCGGGCTTTGCGTCGAAGCGATCGCGCACCGCTGCCCTTGCTGCTCGTAGGCAACGCCGGCCGCGACGTCTACCGTCATGTTCGCGCTCGGCGAGTGCTGCGAGACCGTGAGCCCCGAGACCACGCCGACGAGGCCGAGGTCCGCCACGATCGCGCGGTCGGCTTGTTCCGCGCACTCGAAGCCCGCGTCTAGCTCGTCCTCGGTCACGAGTTGGCGGAAGAAGTAGTCGCGTCGATTCATGGGGTCGATCCTCGTTCGCAGGTTACAGCGTCGCCGCTAGTGTAGGAAGCTCTCGGTGCCTAGCTCCGAAAGCCCAAGCTCCCAATGATCGGGCTCGGGGGGCGGAGGCGTCGGCTCCTCGAAGCCGAGCAAGTGCTCGTGCGCCGGGTGCATGTAGGTTGCAAGTCGTCGCATCCGTGCGCGTTGCTCGTCGGTCAGAACGACGGGCGAGACGATCCAATAGGAGTAGCGGGTCGCCGCGTCGCTCGTTCCTAGCTCGGTATCGATCCCAAGCTCGCTCACGCCGAGCGACCAAATCCCGCCGAACGCCGGGTACCGAAGCGTGACCTCGATCCCAACGAAGAAGCGAATCGCGTTCACGATACCCGAGGCCGTTCCCTTCTGACGGTAGATCGGCACGAGCAGCCGCCCGAGCCGGCGCTTGTCCTCGAGCGTGAGATCGAAGTCCGTGAACGGGTTGCCCATGCTTGCGAGCATGGCGTCCACGAACTCCTCGGGCGCGACGTCGAGATCAAGGATCGACGTCCACCGATCGACGTCCACGAGAAGTTGGTCCGTCACCTCTTGCAAGCACGCGAGGAACCGCGCGAGGTCCTCGGTCTCGTCCTCGCCCGTATTCACGTCGGGAACGAACTCGGCAAGGTCGAAGCGCCGCCCGGCCGGGAGCGCCGGCGAGAAGCCATAGAAAAGCGCCGCGTTGCCCGAAGTCGTGAACGGGTTGCCCGCGAGGTCCTCGGCGTTCTCGATCGAGACCGCGTAGAGCGCGCCCGGGGTCTGGTCAATGGCCACCGTTAGGATCACGCTCTGTGATGTATCGGCCTCGACGCTCACGATCTCGAGCGGGACCGCCGGCAGCCCATCGCTTAGGCTAGTTGAAGCGACCGCGATCGCGTAGTTGCTCACGAGCAGCGCGTCGTTACTGCCTCCGCCGCCTTGGACCACGGGCTCCGAGAACGTCACGCGGATCGTGCGTCGCTCGGTTGCGACCGCCTCGGAGATCGTCGGCGCCGCAATATCCTCGGTTGTAAACGTGTAGGTCTCGTCGATCGTCCCGTTGCCCGACGACGACGAGACGCGAACCGAAACCACTTCGGTCGAGCCGAAGATCCCGGTCGGGTCGATCGTGAGACGAAGACCAAAGCCGCCGTGAACGGTTGCGTCTTGCGCGCTTTCCGGTCCGGTGAATCCGGTTTGAAACGCACCGCCGTTGAAGGCGAGCACGCCGAGGATCCAGACCTTCGTGCCCGCGACCGAGATCGCGCTCGTGCCCGCCGCGTCCACGACGTCAAGGCGCACCGATCGACCGACGGGCGTTCCGGTCTCGGCCGGAGCCGGATCACGGTTCACGAGCGCTAGGCCCGCAACCGTGTCGAGGATCACGGAGTCGAGATAGACGCCGGGAAGCTCGACGTCGTAGACGCCGGCCGTGCCCGTGAGTTCGAGCCGGACGCCGAGCCTATGGTTCCCGGTGAGCGCACCGATCGGGATCCCGAGGTCGAGCGCGTCGAGGTCGCGGTAGAGGTTGGTCGAGTAGACCGCCGCACCGTCGAGCGTGACCGACAAGCGCCACACGAGATCGCCCGCGAGGAGCGGCACGCGGACGCGCGCCTTCACGCGCGCGATCGTAACGCCCGTGACGTCCCCGACTTGATCGACCTCTACGAAGTCCCCAACGCCGATCCGCTCGATCACGCCCTCGAGATCGCTACCAAGCACGAACATCGCGTCGCCGTCGAACGGCGTTGCGTTCGCTGGCGGAGCGAGGCGCCCTTGCGAGGAGCCGGCCGCGAAGTCGAAGGGAACGAGGACCGGCACGGCTTAGACCTGCTTTAGACACTCGACGTGATCGACATACACGCGCCGCGTGACGTCCGCGACCGTGCACCCGAAGCCCATGCGCCCCGCCGTGTAGGGAAGCGAGCCCGTCGCGATCCCGAGCGCGTCGTCGGTAAAGCTCGCCATGCCCGGGATCGCCGTCCAAACGGGCGACGTCACGGCGTTCGCCGCGAGATCGTTCTTGTAGCAATTCAGAACGACGTCGCCGTTCGTATTCACGACGGCCTCGAGCCGAAGGTGAACCCACGCACCGACCGCAACCACTTCGGTCGATCGCCGGATGATCTTGTTGACCCCCGCCGGATCCGGCGCCTCGTCGGGCAGCCCACCGGAAAGCGCGCCCTTCCGGAGTTCAATGTGCGACGGATCGCCATCCGATAGGCCGAGCATGTAGGCCTCGTCCGTGAGCGCGGTTCCGCCGAGGAGCAAGAACAAGAAGGCCGAGAAGTCGGTCAGGCCTCCGCCCGTTCCGCGTGAGAGCGCGCCGCGAATGTCACCGCCCTTCGTGAGCGGGTTGAAGTTCGTGTTCGGCGCTTGCGGCGTCGCGTACAACCCCACGCCTCCGGGCGTGTTCGTGAGCGAGTTGAAGCCGTAGAGGAAGGTCCCGCCGCCGTTCGGCTTCGTTGGTCCCGAGGTCACGCCACGCGCAACGTCGCCCGAGCTTAGGATCCCCGTGAGAAGCGTCCAATCTGCCGAGCCCATGATCTCGATCTCCTAGATCGTCGGATTGTAGCCGAGTTCGTTCCAATAGCGCGACGGGTCTCCGCGCACCCGTTGCGTTCCGATCCCGGGATCCCCAAGTGTCGGGGGCGTTCCGCCCGGGAAGGTTGTCGTGAGTTGGAACGTGTTGCCCGTCACGTTGTCCACGAAGTAGCGGATCGTTGGGTTGAACGCGCTCGGGAGATCGCCGCCGTCGGGTTGCACGACGTAGACCGTGGTCCCGTTCGCGAACCCGTGGCCCGCGCTGACGAGGTTGTTCGCCGTAACGTCCACCGTGAAGACGTGATCGCGGATCACTTCCTCGAAGTCTTCGGGGTTGCCTACCGGGTGGAACGAGTCGCCATCGAAGTCGGCCCGCGTTCCCACGAACGTCGTGATCCACGGCGAGGTCAGCCAAGCGTCCTCGAAGTCCTCGAACGCCTCGGCGCCCGCGTCGAAGGTCGCGGCAACCGCGCCCGGGATCGTCGTGTAGAAGGGCGTCGCGCCCCACTCGTCCTCGAAGTCCTCGACGGTCTCGGGCGTTGTGTCGAAGGTCGCCGCGGCCGAGGTCGCGAGCGCCAAGAGGTAGGGGAAGTTCGCCCAACCGCTCTCGAACGCCTCGAAGCCTACGGGATCAACGAACGACGTCAAGAAGGTCGAAGGGTAGGCCGAGGCGGGGATCGTGAGCGTCACGAGGAAATCATCGTTCGACCACGCGCGCTCGAATGCCTCGAAGCTCTCGCGCGGCATATCGAAGACCGCAGCGCCCCATGCCGCGATCCGCAAGTTGCCGCCGAAGTAGGACAACGCGGTCCCGTTCGAGAGCGCTACGGCCGGCTTGATCCCCGTGATCGCCGCGCTCGTCGTGACGTACAGCGTTACGAGGAACCAAACCGACGAGCCAACCGCGAAGATCGACGCGCTCGCCTTCGAGATCGATCCGCTCCTCGAGGTCGAAGCAACGCGCCCGTTCACGAGGTCGAAGATCGCCACGCTCTCGTCCGCGGTCCCGGCGCCCCACACGAGCGCCGCGTAGTTGTTCGTGACCTTGCGAACGTAGCAGGCGATCCCGTAGCAACCGCCCGCCGCAAGGTTCGTGCTCGGCTGCTCGGCCGTGTGATAGCTAACAACCGCCGTTGCCGTGAGTTGATCAGCCGTTGGATTCCCGTCGGGATCGGTGCTTGCGTCTGCCGCTACCGTGACCCCGGTCTTCGTCCAGCCCGCCCCGTTGAAGGCGTGCGGATCAACCGCGGGTCCAACCGTCACGGCCGGACCGAAGCCGAGGCGCGCGCAGCCCGTGACCTTGCCGCGGACGGCCCAAAGGTCGGCCATTCCGTCCGCCCCGCCGACGGTCTCGAAACCGAGGTTGCCCGGCACCGCCATACCTAACCCGCCTCCGTTCCGAACCTACCACGCGCCGGAGAAACCCGGGCGCCCTCCGCGCCGCGGACCTCGAGGCGACCCGTAGCCCGTCCGGACGCGCGGCGCGTTGTAGGGCCCGCAGAACGCCAGCAATCGGGGTATGGGTTTATGGTCCGCATGCTATAGTGGATCCCCCGTCGAGGCGTCGAGAAGCTCGACCGTCCCGAGGATCGGGAACTCATAGCTCGCGATCGATACGTCGGATCGCAAGCCGTTCAGAAGCAAGCCCGTCGGCCCCTCGTCCACCTTCCGCACGCCGGCCGCGTCGCGGATCGCGTTGAAGACGTCAGACCACGGGATCTCGTTCGTCGGCTCGCCTTCCTCGTCCTGGTAGCCGTAGCCGAAGTCGATCGCTTCGTTGTCCGTCCCGTCGTCGTTCTGCACCGCGAAGAAGGCGTCGAGCGCCGCGAGAATGTTCGCCTTGACCGTCGCGGCCGAGGAGCCGGCCCGGCGGTAGACCGAGGCTTGAATGTCGATCGTGAGGTAGGACGCAGCCGCGATCGCTAGCTGGTACGTGTTGGTCTTCGGGTAGGGCCCGCCGGCCGCGAATTGCGCCTCGACGTCCGCGAGCAGCGCCACGCTAGGCGCGCCACCTCCGGTCGGCACGACGAACAAGACGCCCTCGTTTTCTCCCACGCCGAGCCCTTCGTTCTTCGTCAAGTGAAGCGCTCGCGCCACGCCCGCCACTTGGCGCGCCACGATCTCGTAGTCCTCGCGCGCGACCGCGCGCTCGAGAACGCGAAGGCTCGCCGGCCCGTTCTGCCGGATCTGCTCGGTCGTCTCGCGATCGTCGCCGCCCGAACTCTCGGCCGCGTTCGTGACCGAGATCACGACCGGCGCGCCGTAGGAGTCGGCAAAGGAGCCCTCGAGCCGCGTTAGCTTGTTCTGCTCCACACGCCCCGCGCTGCCGCCGCCCGTCTTGTAATCGATCGTGACCTCGCCCGTCGGGATCTTCCCATTGATCCCGTTGCCGAAGCGCACGCGCGCCCGCTCGTTCTCGTCCACAACCACAACGAAGTGCTCGGAGTTCGCGGTCGAGTCGAGGAAGTTGTCCACCGCCGACCACGCCGACGAGATCGCGTCCGTGACCGAGGCCGAGCCGTCCACGTAGCCCGGAGCCGAGAGCGTGACCTCTTGATCCGCGAGGCCGCTTGACGTGTGCGACGTGGTTTGAAATTCGGAGTTCTCGATCGTCGCCGTTTTCTGCGTCTCGCCCGAGGCGAAGACGAGGTCCTCGAGGAGTTGGTACTTGATCGGGTCCGTGACCTCGGCCGTTAGCACCTTGGTCCCCGCGGGAAGCGTGACCGTCCCCGAGGTCGCGGCCGCAAGCGTGAAGGTCTCGTCCACGGTCGCCGCGCTTGCACCCGCCGGCGCGTAGCCGATCAACTTGACCAAGGCGAGCAAGTTCTTCCGAAGCCGCGCGCTTGCGATCTGGCTCTCGTGCGCTTGGTTGTCTTGGTAGGTTGTGAGCACGTCGCCCACGAAGGCGAAAAGCTCGCGGAGAATGTTCCCGAAGTTCGCGGTCTGCTCGTCGGTCCACGTCGGAAATACCGAGGCCGTGAGCTTCTTCAACCGATCGAGGAGCGCGTCGAAGTCCTTGTCGGTGTAGTCCAGGTTGACGGGTAGCAACGCCATGGCGGGATCCTAGCGGACGAGGGATTCGATTGTGCGCGGCGTTGTGAGGTCGGCGCCGCTTTGGTCCACGATCTTGTAAGTGAGACGCACGAGCAGCGTCCGCTCTCGGGGCGAGCCCTTCACGCTCACGCGCTCGGCCGTGACGTCCACGACCACGACGTTCTTTTCCCAACGCTCGACGGCCTCGGCCACGATCACGGCCGCAAGCTCCGAGAGCGCGTCCGAATTGTTCCGATGGCGGAGAATGTGCAACCGCGATCCGAACTCGGTCCGCCACGGAAGTTCGCCGGGCCCGGCCGTCGAGTCGGCCTTCGTCGCGAGAAGTTGCGAGAGCCGGACGTCGAGGAGCCGGAGCCCGCCCGCGTTCGCAAAGTCGTTCTTTTCATCGCGCCGGAAGGGTCGAAGGATCCCGAAGCCGAGGAAGGCGAGTTGCCCGCGCTCCGCCGTTGCTGCCGCGACCTCGGCCGCGGCCGCGCCCGTCGGCGCGAGCGGTTCCTCGTCCGGAAGAAGCGGCCAAACAAGGGGGGTCGGTGCCATGGGTCAACCGTTCTCGTTTCCGGAAGTGTCGATCGCGAACGCGCGGATCGTGGGCCCGTAGGGCCAGCCGCCGTTACGCCGTACCCTATAACGGAAACCGTCGGGGATCACTGTGCGCGACGAGGCCGCGGCGTAGCGCGTCGCGAAGTTGTCGCCGTCGTGCACGACTTCGGACGAGCCGTCCAAGAACGAGGCCGTCACGATGATCCGCCGGAAGATCCCCGAGTCGTCGGTCACGTCGAAGAAGACCGAAGCCGTCCGCGCGATCGGCGTCCCCTCCGGCGGGGTCACGTTCGAGACGACGGGCTCGGCCGTGTCGGGAAGAACCGGATCCGAGACCGTGAAGGCATAGCCCGTCGGTGTTGCCTCGTTCCCGTCGAAGTCGGCTGCGAATACGCTCACGACAAGACCGGGCCCGGCCCAACCGGGCGAGCGCACGATCGAGAACTCGTAGCCGTTCGCGATCGGCGTTCGCGTCGAGCCACTCGAGAAGCTCGGCGCGAAGCCGTCGCCATCGTGCACAACCTCATGCACGCCGGTCGAGAACTCCGCGATCACGACCGCGCGTAGGACTTCCCCGAGGTTGTCCGTCACACGAAAGACGATCGGGTCCGTGTTCGCGATCGTGCTGCCCGGCAAGGGCGACCACGATCCGATCGTTGGCGGTATCGCGTCGCGCGGCTCGGTCAAGACCGAGAACGCCCCGAGGTCCGGCCGTCGTCGCGATGGCGTGTCCGTCGTCGTGTGCGCGTAGTCCGCGAACGTCGGGCGGTAGGCTTGTGGATACGCCGCGTTCGCCTCGGCGCTCGCGCCGAGACGGAAGACCAACGGCTCTCCGTTCCTTCGGTTCGCCGCGCGCGAGTCGAGCGGCGGATCAATCAATAGGTCGCTCGCGATCTCGCGGTCGTTCTTCGCCGCGTGCGTCGCGTAGGTCTCGAAGGCGAGGTCTTGCGAGAACTCGATCCACGGGTTGTCTTGGATCGTGCTCGTCTCGTCCTCCGCGAGCCATGCGGATCCGGAGTCGCCGATCTCTAGCGTGCCCGTGTAGCTCGTGCTGCTCGCGTTGTAGGCCCGCCAACCGATCTCGACCACGATGCGATCGCCAGCGAGTGCCGCTACGCTCGAGAGCGCCGTCCCCGCGCCCGACCAATTCCGAGGGAACTTGCGGTTCGTGAGCGTCGCCGCGTCGAACTCGTTCGAGAGCGCCGACCCATCATGCGCGAGGAGCGTCCCGCGTACCGTCCCGCCGTCGCGCGAGACCACCTTGATCAACATTTGCGCGCATAGGTCGGCCGCGGCCGCCGATTCAAGCGCGCGAATGATTCCCTTGACCGTTCCCGAGATCGTTACGTCCGCGAGAAGCGGCTCGCTGATTAGCTGCCAATGCGCCACGTCGTAGGACGAAGACGCCGAGGTCTCGGAACGTGCGGACGATGCGAGCGGCGCGCCCCACTTCTGCGTCTGCAAACGCAACCGCACCGCCGTCGGCACCGATTCCCACGACGCATCGAACGACGGCGCGATCTCCGATACGTCGTTCCGGTGCGTGACGTAGAAGCGTGTCGCCATGGGCCCCCACTAGAAGGCTTGCGCGGCCGACGAGCCATCCCACGGCCCGCCGACAAGAGGGATCGCCGTCGGCGTGAGTTGCAACCACTGCTTATTGTCATAGGTGTCGGTGCCGTTTCCGCCGCCGACCGCCCACAACCAACGGAGCGTCCCCTTCCGCATTTTGCGGTTGGTCTGCGTCGAGACAATCCAGATCGGCTCGCGTGCCTTCGTCGGGACCGGCGCGGTAGCTAGGCGATCGCTGCTCGTGTAGTTTTGCGCAAGCACAAGCGTCGTCGTGGACGACTGCCCGACGCGAAGCATGCACGCCTCGAAGTCTTGGAAGTTGCCCCAGAGCGTGCGCCAGCCCTTCCAAATGACGTGCGCCGTTCCCGACTGCGAGCCGGCAAGCCAAACCGACGAGAATGCGTCACCCGTCACGCCGCCCGACGAGGTCTGGTTTCCGGCCGCCGTCCTCGTGTTGTTGTAGAGCGTTTGCATCCCGCCGACCGGCGCCATTGACACGTAAGGATCAAGATCGCCGTCCTCGCAGTCGTCTACCCGTTGGAAGGCGTAGCCGTTGTGGCCACCGCCCGGGAGCGCGTAGATCGAGAACGGAAGGATCCAAGAGCCGTCCGCCGAATGGTCTTCTTCTTCGATGCAATCGGCGACCATGATCTGCGCGTTGCCGCACGTTAGCGCGAAGTTCGTCCCGAACCAGCTTTGATGCGATGGCGTGCCGTTGCCCCAATGGACCCAAGCGTGCGCCGGGAAAGCGTTGCCGGTGCCGCCCTCGCCCGGCGCAACGCTTGCCGTGCACCCGCTTTGCGTGGCGCAGTACCCGAACGTGGCGGTCGCGTCTGCCACCGGCTCGAACGTGCCTTGGTAGATCGTGCCCGAAGCGAGATCCGTGCTCTTGTGGATCACCATTTCGTGGCGATACTCGAGCGCGGTCCCGTTCTGCGTCACGCTCGCACCCGACACGTCGCCCGTGATCGTGTTGCTCGTATCCCAACCATAGACGCCCGAGCCCGTGCCGCGGAGCCGCGGGGCGATCACGAGGTAGCCCGCGCCGGAGTCGTAGACGTAGCCGACGATCTCGCCCTCGGCGCCGGTCGTCGTTTGGACCACGTTCTCGCCGCGGACGAAGGTCGAGCCCGTCGGGCCTGGAGTCGGTGCGGCCGTGATCGGGATCTTCAACGTCGAGGGCCCACGCGCGCACCACCACGCGGCCACGGACGAGATACTCGGAAAGGAGTCGCCCAACGGGTCGCGAATATCCCACGTAAGCGAAGCGGTCTCGGCAACGACCGCGAAGTTGCGCGCGTCGATCCGCACGCTCGAGGCCGAGACCACTTCTTCGATTTGGTGCTCGTGGTTGTTCGCGCCGTTGGCCGATCCCGATAGCGTTAGGAACCGGCCCTTATCGGCCGCCACAATACCCGAGAGCCCGCTTACGAGCGCACGCCCACGCGCCGGCGTACCGATCGTGATCGACGCCGTGCCCCCCGCATTCGAGACGGTGCCCGCGCCCCACAAGTCGAGCGCGGGATCGTTCGTTGCGTCCTTCGTCGATCCGTTTCCGCTCGCGAGGTACTTCCATCCCGCCTTCTTCAAGGCGCGCGTGAGCTTCCAAAGCTGGTTGAAAATCTGCGATCCCGAGGACGGCGCGAAGTTCGGAACGACGACGTGGTTTGTGGTTGCCATGGCTTACCTATTCCAGAAGCGCGGATCGTTCTCGGGGTTGCTCGCGAAGGCGAAGACGCGCCCGCCGCGCGCCACGGTCTTCACCGGCTCGAGGCCGAGCGCCACCGCTGCCGCGATCTCGGAAACAATCGCCGGCAGGTAACGCGCTTGCACGTCGTCGTCGGTCAATACCTCGTCGGCGTAGAACGGGATCCCCTCGTAGGTTCCGATCAAGGTTAGCGGCAGCATGGTTAGGCGTTCTCGTTTCCGCTCGGATCGTAGGCGAACGCGCGGACCGACGGACCGTAGGGCCAACCACCCGTGCGCCGGACGCGGTAGCGAAAGCCGCCGGCGATCGGCTCTCGCGCGGAGGTCTGTGCATAGCGCGCCGTGAAGTTGTCGCCGTCGTGCACGACTTCGGACGAGCCGTCCGCGAAGTCCGCTGCAACGATGATCCGACGAAACGCGCCCGAGTCGTCGGTCACGTCGAAGAAGATCGGATCGGTGCGCGCGATCGGCGTCCCCTCGGTTGGGCTCACGTTCTCGACCTCCGGCGCGATCGTGTCGGGAAGCACCGGATCCGAGACCGTGAAGGCGTAGCTCGTCGGCGTTGCCTCTTGTCCCGTCGTGTCCGCCGCGTAGATCCCGATCGTCATGGCGGGCCCGCCCCAACCGACGTCGCGCTCGAGGCTGAAAGCGTAGCCGTTCGCGATCGCGGTTCGCGTCGATCCGTCGTCGTAGGCTGGCGAGAAGCCGTCGCCGTTGTGGATCACTTCCGAGCCCCAAGGGAACTCGACCGTCACGATCACGCGCGCGAGGTTCCCGTCCGGGTCTGTTACCTCGAAGGCGATCGGGTCGCCGCGGTCGACCGTCGAGCCAACCGAAGGCGACCACGATCCGATCACGGGGTCGAACGGCGTCGGCGTTGGCGGGTCGATCGGTAGGCCGAACGCCGCCCCAACACGAAGGTTCCCGAGCAACTTGTCGAAGCGTGGATCCGGCAGCGTCCAGGCCGAGGCCTCGCGCAAGAAGCCGAGCGTCGATCCGTTGGACGGCTCCGGAAGGGAAAACGCGCTGCCCGCTACTTCCGCCATGGGCTCCCCACTAGGTCAGAGCGATCGCGCCCGCCGCGCCGTTCCACGGAAGAACGAGATCGCCAACGTGAACGAATTGCCGCGGTAGCGTGTCGGGGTAGTGGTCCCCGTCCGCGATCGCAGTCGAGCCCCACCACACGTCGGTCAATCGCCCGTGCCTACCGCGCACGCCGATTGTTTCACACGCGAGCCCGATCGGCGCGATTGGCCATCCGTTCGAGTCGAGATCGTTCTGCCACGTCATTCGCTGCCCGGCCGCCGAGCCCGTCGCGTCGAACTTCCACCCCTCGGCCGTCCAATAGAGCGGCATCACGGTCGATCCCGCCTTGCCGCGCGTGTAGCTCGTCGCGTTCGCGAGGTTGCCGTAGACCATGCCCTGATTGATTGCGGTGTACGCGATCGCCACCGCAACCCACGGGTTGGTCCAGCCGGGCACGGGGTCGACCGCCTTCTCGAACATGAACAGGTTGCGCGACGCGCCAAGCCCCGTCGTGATGATCCGCGTTTTCTCTCCGTCGGTGCTCATCATCGCGTGAATGCGCGCACTTGGATTCGTGGAACCGTCGACCAAGAACGGCACATCGTAGAGAAGCGAGATCGCATCACTAGCACTCGGCAAGTTGTAGGCGTCGCCGCCGGTGTAAAGCCCACCAGGGCTAACGGCCATGGTCACATTCGACGGCGATCCGTAGTTGTTATTCTCGGGGTGAACGAGCAACTGAAGCCCGCCAAGTGCCGCGTTCGCTAGCACGACCCAAGATCCTTGGGTGGAACCTCCCGAGTAGACAACGTCCGTCGGAGAGTTCCAACGGTCTACCGCGTCCATGCCACCGCTCGCGGTGTACTTGCATGAGCCCGCAACGGTCCAGCCAGGCGAGAAACCTTTGAGGGCTTCCTTGAACTGATACCAGAACGTCGGGTAGCTCGACGAGAGGGCGCCGTTCAGATTGAAATTGTAGCTCTTGGCAAGGGTCGGGAGTGCCATGGTCGGATCCTATGGGCACTCGCCCGCCGGGGGAAGTGCCGGAAGCACGAGATCGAGCGACGGGATCGCCGCCTTGATCTGTTCGAGGAGTTCGATCGCCGCGTCGAGCGGAGCGAGGATCGCCTCCGAGACCTCCGCGAAGGTGCCGAGCGCCGGAACGCACGGCAAGCCCGCAAGCTCGAGGAGCACGTTCAAGATCCCGATCAAGCGGTTGAGCGGTGCCATGCTCGCGTTCATGTTCTCGAGTTGCGCGTCCATGTTTCCGTTCGCGCAATCGACCACAAGTTGAAGCTGAAAGTTTCCGGTCTCGGCCGCGCGCGTTGCGGACGCGAGGATCTTCTCCATCTGCCGGATCATGGTTAGGAGCTTGGAGCGGATCCCTTGTAGACCAAGGATGATCGCGTCGAGGAGCGACTTCGCGAGAATCGGGATCGAGAGCGCCGGGATCAACGCAAGGAGCTTGTCCACCGCCTTGGTCAAGTTCGTGATGCACTCGACGATCGGCTGCGGGTTCAACGTGAGGATCGAATCGGGGATCGCCGTGATGCAATCCATGACCGCCTTGAAAACGTCGATCATGTTGAAGAACGGGGTCAAGGGCGCGAGCGCGGTGTTCGCTTGCGCGAGGATCTCGCGAATGATCGCGTTCGGGTCGCCGAACTCGACCGAGGCCGACGCGCAGAGCTTCACGCCGCCCGGGAGTTCGATGCACACTTCGCCAAGCCCGGTCGTTAGCGCGATGCACTTGCTTTGCAAGTCGGGGAGAAGCTCGATCGCCATGGCCTAGAATCCTTTTGTGTCAGGCAGCACGAGCCGACCGCCGATCGTGATCTGCAATCCGTCAATGTCGATCGCCCCGAGGCACTCGAGAAGGATCGCGCTCGTCATCCGAACGTGAAGCCCGCCGGCCTTTAGGTCGAAGGTCACGAAGTCGCCGGTGAGCTTGTTCTCGATCGAGAGCGCGCGCGTGCCCTCGCGCTCGTCCACCGTGATCCGCACGTCCTCGAACTCGAGGCTTTGCACCTTCTCGGGGTTCGCGCCGGCCGCCTCGCGGATCCGCTCCGGGCTTTCGTCGCCCGTTGCGTCGGGCTTGCCCCACCACCCGCCGGCGTAGATCGGCCACTCGACGTCGCCGCCGACGAACCAAACGATCACGTCCGATCCGACGGCCGGCACAACATGCCCGCCGCGCTTCAACGAACCTCCGCCCGCCGTGATCGGGTAGGCCCACGCACTCGGATCGACCAAGCCGTCGATCCGGACGCGGACGCGGTGCAAGCCGTCGGGGTCGGCGTTGTCGATCACAACGCCGGGGTAGGCGCCGAGGTAGCGGACGTTGCCGGATTGGACTTCTTCGACAAGCGAAAGCACTAGGCACCCCCTTGCGTGTAGATCACTTTGCCGCCTTGCACCGCGACGCGGAGCTTGTCGCCGGCGTCCTCGGGCGCCTTGCCCTTGTTCGGCTTGCCGGCGCTCTGCTCGTCGGGCTTCGGTTGATCCTTCGTGAAGCCCTGCCCGGCGCTCGTGCTCGCGGCGCTCTTGCCGTCGCGCTTGCACTTGATCGAGCACTTGTACTCGCCCGCGAGCGTGTGCTTGCAGCTCTTGACATAGTAGAGGCCGGAGAGCGTCTTGCCGATCCCGAGCACCTCGATCGTGCGCTTCGCGAGCATTTGGGGATCGCCGCGAACCTCGAGCGTTAGCTCGGCCGCCTGCATTTGCGACTTCGCGAAGGTCCCGGCCGCCTTGCGCTTCGCGCTCGCCTCAGTCTTCTCGGTCGAAGGAAGGATCGCGTGCCCGGCCGACTTCGCCGCGGTCTCGGATTGCTGGAGCGTGATCTTCCCGTTGCCCACGGCCACGAACGATTGGAGCCCCACGGTCGGCGCGAGCACGACGCGCGCCGGTTGCGTCGCGTTCGTCGCGACAACCTCTTGCTTGCGTGGCTTCTTCTTGGGATCTTGAACGGGCACGGTCACGCCGCCCGTTTTCCCCGCGGAGAAAATGTCATTGTCGAGCGCCCACGAGAGCAGATTGCCGCGCCCCTTGTCGGTGTAGTACGTGAAGCGCCGGTGCGGCTGCTCGCCAAGTCGTCGTGCGTGGAAGTGGAAGCCGTCGAAGTCGACGTAGAACTCGAACCCCTCGCGCTTGGCCATATCGCGGAGCAGCGCCGCGTCCGTCATCCGTGCTTGCGTGACTTGCTCGAGGATCTCCTCGGTGTCGTCTACGTGGATCAAGGCGTCGCCGTAGCCATACTCTTGCGCGATCTGCCGCGCGACTTGGCTCCGGCTCATTCGCTCGAACGTGCGAACCCGTTGCACCTTCTGCATTAGGATCTGCTCGTCGAGGCACTCGACCGAGAGCACGATCGATCCCTTCACGGCTTGGATCTTCATCTGCCGCGTTGGGCTCATGTTGCCGGGGTAGCCCCAAGAGACCTCGACGTGGTTGCCCGTTTTCCAGATCGGCGCGTCGAAGTTCGCGAGGTCGAAGTTGTCGACCGAGAGCACGAGCTTGTCCGCTTTGCTCTCGTCGTCTTCGTAGCTAAGCGAGAGGATCTTCGCGCTTTGGTCTACGCGCTCGGGGTTCTTCCCGCTCGGGCTCACGCGAACGAAGAAGCACGGATCTTGATCGCTCATGCCGCGTCCTCGTCACGCCTCCGGCGTTCGTTGAAGATTTCCTCTTGCACGGTCCGAAGGCTCGGGATCGTGATCACGGTTCCGGGCGCAAGCTCGATCGTCGGATCGTGTATCGGCTCGGGTTGAAAGTCGGCGATGATCCACCAAAGCCCCGCGGGCCGTGGCATGGGCGCGAAGTAGCGCCCCGCGAGGTTCCAAAGCGTATCGCCCGTGCGGACAACGTGTTGCCGGTTGTCCTCGAGGTCGCGGTAGCGGTAGGGCACGCGCTCGGATAGGAGCAGCCGGGCCGCGTCGTCGGTCTCGGCCGTGCAGAAGCGATGGCGGGAGAAGCGATTCGGGGGCATGGCGCTATAGCGGAGTCGTGCCGCGCACGTCCTCGGAGTAGATCCGCGTGTCGCGGATCTCCTCGATCGTGACTTGCGCGATCGTTTGCGTTGGTTTGAGTGCTTGGTTGAAACGCTTGTGCTTGAACTTGACCTTGGTGATCCGTCCCGTGAACGAGCCGAGGCCCGGCCACACGAAGATCGCGCGCGGAGGTCCGCCGCTTGCGACGTCGCCCGCGCTCTTGGTCGGGTAGCAGAGCGAGAGCAAGAAGCGCCGCCAAGCGTTGATTCGCTTCACGCCTCCGCCCTCGCTCATGGCGTCGAAGAAAAGCTCGAACGCCATGGTCCGGTTGTCCGTCCCCTTGAATTGAAGCGGCTTGTGCGAGTAGCCAAGCGGCGCGAGCCGACCAAAGTCCACGCCTAGCTCCTCGTCTAGCTCGTCGGGGTTGAATTGAAACGAGAGCGTTTCGCCGGTCTCGACGTTGCCGAGAGTCCCGCGCGCCGGTCGTCTTGTGAGCCCTTCGCCTGCCATGCTGCTACCCCACGTCAACGGCGGCCGTTGCTCCGGATCGACTCGCCTCCGAAGCGTTCGCCTTCACGACGAGCCGCCCAAGCGCCTCGCCGTCAACGATCAAGTTCGCGTTGATCTGCGTCGCCGGTAGGCCCGCCATGGCGCCGCGTGCCGCGGCGGCCGCTACCGCACCCGAGTCAACCATCGGCGCCCCGCCGGGAGCGATCGCGGCCACGGCCGGAGCGGCGCCGGGTAGCGGAGCGTTGGCCATGACGCCGGGGGCCGGTGCCTTCGGGGCGGCCGCGTACTCCTCGATCCCCATGAACTCCTTTAGCGACGCCTTCTGCTCGTCGCGCCACGCGCGGAGGTCCTTCCCGAGCGTCGACTCCTTCCCGACCGCTTGCGCGATCTTGTCGATCGTGTCCGCAACCACTTGCACCATGCCGAGCAAGAAGTCGATCACGCCTTGCACGAAGCCGAAAACCACCTTCTTCATGCCGTTCCAAACGCGCGGCCAATCGCCCGACGCGATCCCGGCGATAATGTCCACGACGCCCGAGAACATGACCGCGAGGTTCCCGATCTGGTCCGCGACCGAGCGGATCAACGAAGCGACGACTTGGAGCGCCACGGCTACGACGCCGCCAAGCACTTGCCCGAGGGCTTGCCAGCCCGAGGTCGCGCCGCCCGCCTCCGCCGAGGCGTCGCCGAAGACCGCCATGACCTCGCCGATCGCGTCGCCCACGGCGCCGAAGGCTTCTCCCACGGCGTCGAGCGATTCGGAGATCGTGTCCCACATAGAAACCACGCCGGTCGCAACGTCCGTGAGCACGGTAAGGATCGCGACCACAACCTCGATCCCCTTCGCGAGACCGGATCCCACGCTCTCGCCAGCCGAGCCGGCCGCGTCGAACTCCGCGCTTGCATCCCGCGCCGGACCGACCACCTTGTCGAACGCTTCGCCAAGCCGATCGAGCGCCGCGCCGAACGCATCGAAAACGGGTTGTGCGGCCTCGAGGCCCTTCCCGAAGCCACGACCAACGCCCTCGAAGAACTCCATGACGCGCTCGAGGACTTGGAAGACCTTGACCGCGAATTGGACCGCGGAGTCCTCGCCTCCGAGAAACGCCGCGCTCATGTCCTCGTCCAAGTGGCCAGTCTCTACGAGCTGCCCAATCGAGACGAAGAAGCCCGTGATCCACGACTTCGCGGCGTCGAACTTGTCGCCAAGCCCGCCGATGTTCCGGTCGATGGCATACTTGAACGCCGCGACCGCCGCCGCTACGGCACCGATCACGAGCAGCGCCGGACCGAACGCCGAAAGCATACCGCTCGAGGTCGCGATCCCGAAGGTTCGCATCGCCGCGCCGGCGATCCGGAGCGCTGCGATCCCGGCGGTCACGGCGCCAGTTAGCGCGGTCACGGCCGCCGCTGCTGCCGCGGCGCGTACCGCGAAGTCGCGGATCGGTTTCGGGATCTTCGTGAAGCCCTCGACGATCGTCGACACGACGCGGAGTACCGCGGCCGCGATCGGCTCGAGAGCTTGGCCGATCATGATCTTCGCGTTCTCCGTGACGCCCGCGAAGCGCTTCGCTTGGTGCGCGAGCCCGCGCTCCATCTTCTTGAATGCTGCGTCCGCGGCGCCCGCGGCGCCCTCCATGCCCTTCAAGTTCGCCGCGAACTTCTCGCCGCCTCCGGCGGTCAACGCGAGGACCGTATTCAAGCCCTCGACGCTGCCGAACAACGCCGCGAGACTGTCGTCGTTGAACTTCGCGGAGCTTGTGACGTCCTTCAAGAGCCCGGCGAAGCCCTTCGACCGAACGGCCGCGGCCGAGAAGTCCACGCCGAGCCGCTTCGCTTCGGCCGTTGCGTCGGCCGTTGGCTTGATGATGTTCGCGAGCGCGGCCTTCAAGCCGGTCGCGGCTTCTTCGGTCTTCAAGCCCTTCGCCGTGATCGTCGCGAGGCTCGCCGATACCTCTTGCATGGACACGTTCATCGCCGCCGCCGTCGGCGCCACGCGACCGATCACGGCCGAGAGTTCGGGGATCGTCGTCTTGCCCTGCTTTACTGCCGTGATGAAGTAATCCGAGAACTCGCCGGCGTCCTCGAAGCTCCGCCCGTAGGCGTTTAGCGAAGACGTGAGCCCGTCAAGCGCCGTCCCGACGTCGGTCACGCCGGCGATCGCTAGCTTGTTCGACGACTCGAGGAGCGCGGTTGCTTGGGTCGCGTTGCTCGCGCCGGCGGAGATCCCATCATACATCGCCTTCGCTTGCTTCGCGGTCCCGCCGCCGTAGGCTGCGTTCAACCGCATGACTTCATCGGACAGATACCCGGAGTTCAGCGAGGCCTCGTCCGTTAGCGTCGTGATCTCCGCGATCTTTTCTCCGAAGGCGGCCGCGCTCGGGACCGTGAGCGCGAGCGCGCCGAGCCCGGCCATACCGACCGCGAACGCCTTGCCGCCGCGCCCGAGATCGTCGAACGCCTCGGTCGCACGCGAACCGAAGCGCCCCACTTCGTCGCGCGTTTGCGAGAAGCCGTTGCGGATCTGGCGCATGACGCCGGACGCGGCGTCCTTCGCCGTGAATAGTAGGCCGAGCCCGAGTTGGTTGAGCGCCACGATCTAGTCCTTCCGCTTGTGGGCTTCGCGCAACGCCCGCGCCTCCGCCTGCCGGCGCTCGTTCGCGCGCTTCGCGAACCATTCGAGATCGTCCGCAGGCATATCCAAGAGGTCGCTCCGTGTTAGATGGTATCCGCTCCCCCCGTGTTGGGCCCAGAGTAGGTGGTCGAAAAGTTGCCGGACCCACTCTCGATCGATCCCTCGGAATAGTCCCCGGACGAAGACGGCGTGCCCGCTTCGTCCGTCTTCGGCTTCCGACGCGGAGCAAAGAAGGTCTTGCCTAAAGGGAGGTTCACGTCCTGAACCCACGAGCACGCGGCTTTCGTGCAACGGGTTTGGATCGCCGTGTCGAGCCCGCAATCCGGCGCCTCGAACGCTTCGCGCAAGCCGTAGAGTTCGTCGAGGTCTAGCTCCGAAAGGAACCGCCACCGTGCGCGGAGGTCGGGGTTGACGCCTTCGATCGAGATCGTTTGCGATGCGAGCACGTCCACGAACGTCGTGCGCGTTCGCTTCTGTTGCTTCATGAGCCGGAGCATGGGCGCCTCTTGGTCGGTCGTCTGCAACGCGAACCGGATGCGCCGCCCGTCGTGCATGCACGTCTCGAAGGCCTCGCCCGCCTTGATCCGCTCGACGCTCTCGGGCGGGAGCGGCTTGACTTTGAGATCCTTCGCCAAGTCGATCGTCCAGCCGTAGCGCTTGCGGCACTCCTCGCACCGCACGTCGAAATCGTAGGAGTTGCCATCCGGCATAGAGATCCGCCGGAGGTAGACGAAGGCGAACAAGACGTCGCCCTTCAAGATCCGCGGCCACGGCGGCCGCTCCTCGGAGTCGGCCTTCACGAACGGGTAGGGGCCCGGGTCGATCGTTCGGATCCAACACGCGCCGAGGACTTGCCCGAAGGCACTCGTCTCGGCTTCGTCGTCGGCTTGCTCGGCAAGGCGCACAAGCTCGACGCCGCGGATCTTCCGAACCTCGGCCGTGAGCCCGCTTGGCGTTTCAAGGATGGGCATGGGAGTCTTCCTTTCCTAGCTCGGGGATGAGCAAGGGGAAGACTACCACGAACCGAGGGCCCGCGCGCGGGCGTGCGTGGGCTAGGCGTTCTTGCGCTCGAACCGTAGGTAGGTGAGCGTGATCTCCTCGATCACGTTCTCCTCGGCCTTCGCATCCCACTCGCCGGCCTTGTACTTCGACGGCCAAGCCTTGTAGAGCGTGTGCCGCCGCTTCTCGGAACCGTCGCGGTCCTTCTGAATGATCGCGCAGTTCTTCTTGTAGGTGTCGTCGGGCTCGCCCGTGTCGGCCGCCGCGTCGATCACTTGGAGCCACCACTTGTAAAGCTCCTCGTTATCCGTCGCGCCGATCCCGAGCGTGACCGCCGCGAACTTCACCTTGCCCGGCGATTGGTCCGCGACGTTGATCCCGCCGCCCTCGTGCTGCTCGACGACGCCGATCTCGGCCTCGAGGCTCGAACACGTCTCGAACCAAGCGACCTCGAGGCCGTCGATCTCGATCCCAAACAGGAATTTCTTGTCGTAGCTTCTCGGGGTTCCAACGACGGTCATGGGTTCGATCTCCGCGGGCTATGCGGCGAGCGCCGCGAGTTCCTCGTCCAGTGCTCGCGTGTCGGGCCCGACGAGCACGACCACGAACTCGGCCGGCTCGCTCGTCGCGACGCCGAGCCGCGCTACCACCTTCTTCTGCGCTTGCACGCTCGGCGGGTTCAACGCCGAACCGAAGTCGATGAAGAAGGCTTTTGCCGGGTCGGTGCTCTTGAAGCACTCGTTTCGGCAAAGCTCCAACATGAAGACCTCGACCGTGCGCTCGCCTTCGCGATAGAGCCGGTCCTTGATGTTCCGGTGCCGCATGAAAGCGAGCCCCGGGATCAAGCGCTGTTCGATGAAGATCATCCCGCGCCGCTGCCCGACGCTCGCCCAATTCCCGGTGCTTTTGAGCGTGCGCGCGCCGTCAATGAAGATCGGCGTCCCGTCCTCTTGCGAGATCGGGTTGATCATCTTCGGGAAGACAAGCTCGCGCTTGGTCTTCTTGCGTACCTCGTCCATCTCGAGGCCGAGCACGTTCCGCGGGATCCCGAACTCGACGCCGGCCGGTTGCTCGAACGCGCCGCCCGTCTTGCGCGAATCGTTGCGCGCGTAGACGCCGGCGACGTGGCCCGACGGCGGGATCGTGATCGTTGCGTCGCTGCCGAACAGATCGCGCGAAGGGTTCGCGATCTTCACGCGCGGCCAGTAGATCGCGCCGAACTCGGAAAGCTCGAGGAGCGAGGCCGTGGTCTCGACGTAGGAGACCATTTGCGCCGCGGTCTGGTTCGCCGGCGGGTCGAGAATGGCGAACAAGAGCCCGGAGCGCGTGATCTCGCAGTACGTGATCATCCCGTTATGCACCGCGCTCGTCGCACGGCCGGGAACGATCAACACGTCGCCGGCGATCGCGTCGAAGCACCGGAAGCCGGTCGAGCCATTCACGGTCTCGCCGCCGGTGAAGTCCGAATCCGCGAGCCCCGCGAGCCCGTTGTCGCCGCCAGCCAGCGGCCCATAGGTGCCGTCCGCCGGCCGGTCGACCGGCGTCGCGTCGAGGTCCACGGCCGAGACGTAGATCGATCCGCCGTCGCCGTTCACGATCGTCTCGACGAACCGGGCGTCCGCGTCGGCCATCGTGAGATTGTAGAAGCGCTCGACCACCACGCCGGACACTTCGACGTAGAGGTTGAAGCGGTCCGCCTCGCCGGAGGTCGCGGCCGCCACGATCGCGCGCACGTTGCCGGCGTAGGCGCCATCCCACTTGGCGTCGATCCGTAGCGTGTCCACGGCCGCGCCGGAGCTGCCGGAATGGATCGCGTTGTCGAAGCCGGTCTCGTCGTCGCCGGTGCTCGACGATTGGACTTGAACCGACGACGACGGCCCGGTCGTGCTGCTCGTGATCTTGACCGCGCCCGACACGACCGAGACCACGCAACCCGTGAGCGTCGAGAGCACGGCCGCAAGCTCGGCCGCCGTCACGGCCGCCACGTTCGAGACGTTGCCCGTTCCGGCGACGTTGCCGGTCGTGAACGCGAACGCCGCGTTCGCCGTGCCGCCGACCACGTTCACGCCGGAGCCGGTGCCCTTGCGGTTGCTCGTGATCGTGACCTTGGTCGTGCTCGTGACCGAGGCGACCGCGCCCGCGTTCTGCGAAGCGAAGAAGGCGTTCAGGCTGGCCACGACTTCGGCCGGCGTTGCCGCGTCCACGTTTCCGAACTCGGAAGACGCGAAGGTCTTGGTGAGCGTCGATCCGCCATCGATCGCGATCTGCAACGTCCACCCGTTCTCGAGGTCGAACGGCCCGGACGCGCTCTCGCGGCTCGCCGCGGTAGCGGAGATCGTCTTGGTCTGCGGTCCGCCGCCGTCGATCGCCACGTCGAAGTCGTCGCCGTCCGCGAGCCCGTAGGGCTGGACAGCGCTCGTGATCGATCCCGCGGTCGCCGCCGCGGTTGCGGTTTGGATCGTGCTGCTGCCGGCCGCCGACGTCTTGGTCGTGGGGTCGCCCTGGACGGTCGTGTGCACGATGCGCGTCCAATAGAGCTGCGATCCACCGTTGTCGAAGAACCCACGCACGGCCGCGCACGAGTCGGCGCTCTCGACCGCCCACCCGCCGAAGACCTGTTGCCACTCGGCCTCGGATGCGAACGGCCCGCGAGCTTCGCCGATCGGGCCCATGACGGTCACGCCTTCGCCGAATAGGCGAAGCGTCGCGCCGGTCGGGATCTGCCGGACCTTGGGTTGTTCCTCTTGGATTACGACTTCGGACGCTAGGCCGCTCATGGTCTACTCCTTCACCCCGCGCGCCACGCGCGAGGGCTTGTCGCCGGAAACCGCCACGACGGGCGCCGCCGGTGCGGCCTTCTTCGCGGCCTTCGCCTTGACGAACGCCGCGCGCGCCTCGGATTCCTTCTCCGCGTTCGCCGCGGCCTCGGCTTGCGCCTTAGCTTCGGCCTCGCGCTCGGCCGGGTCGAGCACCTTCGCCGCGACTTTCGGGGGCCACGCGCCGAGAGCGCGCTTCACGTCGGGCGCCTCGAGGACCGAGACCGGAAGACCGCGCACAATGTCCCCGCTCGTGCCCTTCGGCATGAGCGTGACCGAGCCGGAGATCCACTTTCGCCGCGCTTGAACGGTCCGCTCGCCCGTGGTCGGGTTGTGGTCTCGCACGCCGACGACGCCGCGCGAGGCAAGCTCCGGCACGAGATTGTGGGGAAGGTTGAACGTCAGAATCGCGCGCGTTTGGTTGGCAAGCGAGACGGTCTTCACGGGGGAAACGCTACCAGAGCCACGGCCGAGGTCAATCCCCCTTGCCTTGGACGTCCAGATCGACGGCCTCCGGCCCGTCGGCCGAAACGTGCCCGTAGGTCTTGGTCGCTTCGTGCGGGTAGCGCGCCGGGATCCCCGCCGGCTTCGCGCGCGTGATCCCCGGCATATCCTCGAGGAGCACGCCGCGGATCCGGACCTCGCCCGAGAAGCTCTGCACGTTCAGATCGTTGCCGCGTGTGACCGAGACCGGCCCTCCGAGCACGGCCTCGAGGTCATAGGACACAGTCCCGAGCGTCGGATCTCCCGCGTCTCGATCAAGCGTGATCCGTGGGTTCTTCCGGAAGAAGACGCGCACGGCTTGAAGCAAGTTCAGGTTTTCGATCGGATCATCCGACACGCCGATCAAGTCGAAGCGCACGGCCACGACGACGGGCGGCCGCCGTGCGATGAACCGATCGGCGTCGGCCTCGAAGTCTTGATCGCCCTCGACGAAGTAGTCTCGATCGTCGGGCGCCTCGAGGTTGGCGATCACGAGCGCCGGGAGCTTTTGCACGAAGGCGAGCGAGCTAAGATCGCCCGTGTCCGCGTCATAGTCCGAATGCGTTGCAAAGTGGACGTTCTCGAGGACTTGCCGCTTCAACATGCGGATCATCGCACGCACGACGCGGGCAAGCTCGCTTTCCTGCCCGAGATCGGGCCGGCGGAACGTGAAGGCGTCGGCCTCGGTCACGCTCTCACCGGTCGGAACGTCGCCGTTCGCGTCGAGGTTCTCGACCGTGACCGCGTAGGCCCCGACCCAAACAAGCGAGCCCGCGCCGTCGGCCTCGAGCGCCACGGCTGCCCCGCCTACCTCGGCCGATAGCTTGAAGGCGTCGGCCGTGGCGTCCCGCACGAAGTAGGCACGGTCGGCCACTAGCGGCGCCGGGAGCGGCCCACCGGAGGCGACGAGCCGGACGGGCGTGTCGTCTGCCATCCCGTGCCCTATCGCCGCGAAGACGCCGTCCACGGCCGTTGCCGTCCACGCGATCGCGATCTCGCGCTCGTCGTTCTCGGGCGTAAGGCACGAGAGCAAGGAGCCCGAGAAGACCGCCACCGCGGAGGCTTCGCGATCGCCGAACTTCACGCGCACGGACGGCGGAGGCGAGATCGTCGGGCCGGTCGGGGGCGGAACGTCCGGAAGTCGGAAGCCGGTGCCCGTGATCTCGACGAGCGTTCGCCCGCCCGTGTGCCCCTCGTTCGGGGAGATCGTGGCGATCGTCGGGGTTGCCATGCCTCGGAGTCTACCGCAACCTAGCGCCCGAGGTCGCCGCCCATCGCCTTCGAGACGAACTCCCAGAAGCGGTTGCGGACTAGCGTCGGCGTCGCGAACTTGTCCACGACCGGCCCGATAAACGGACGCGCCGGGATCGTCACCTTGATCGTGCCCCCGCCCTTCCCGGGCGACGGGGCTCCCGCGTCCGCCAACGCCGCTTGAAGAAACCGGCGTTGCTTCTCCGTGCTCGGTAGCGTGAAGGTCGCGCCGAACTCGTGGATCTCGGCGATGTTCGCGCGGCCTCCGCCCTTGCCCTTGCCGCCCTTGCGCAAGATCCCCACGAAGACGCCGCCGGCCATTCGCGCGACCGTGATCGAGCCGCGGAGCGCGCCCGTTTGCATGAGGATCTTCGAGCCGCCGAAGCCGCGGAACTTTCGGATCTTCATCGTCGCCGCCGAGAGCGGAGCGAACGGCGCGCCCGCCGGTGCGCCCTGCCCCGTGATGTTCGAGACCATTTGCCCGCGGAGGTAATGGCCCTCGCGAAGAAGCGCCTTTTCGCTTGCCGCCTTGAAGCGCTCGGCCATCGTGCTCGTGATCTGTCCGGCCCGCGCCCACTGACCGAACATTTTCACGCCGAAGCCCACTAGCCCGCCCCCGCGGTCAAGCCTTGCGGCCGCACGTCGAAGGTTACGATCAAGAGGTTCCGCCGACCGCCGATCCCGATGCCTCCGATCTGCGGTTCGGTCGCGAACAATCCGGGGTCGGGGATGCGTTGCACGAGCGCGCCGTCGGTCCGCTTCAACGCCGCGAGCCGGTCGTTCACACGGATCAAGGCGTCGCCCGTCGTCGCGTCCACGAGCCCGCGGTCCTCGAGTTCGGCGAAGTGGAAAACGAGCGTGAGTTGCGATTCACGCGCGTTGCCGCTCGCCATTTGCCGCTGCCCCTCCCACCGGCCGACCTCGACTTGGCAACGAAGATCGACGGGCGGGAACTCGCGGCGCGTCGAGGTTCGCGCGCCGATGCTTCCGGGGTAGGCGTGTTTCGTCGTGCGGAAGTCGGGATCGTAGCCGTCCGCGACCTCGATCGCCCGCGTGTCCAAGCGGTAGATCGTGGCGAGGAAGGGACAAATGAGCCTTCCTCGGTTCATGGCACACGCACCATTGGGCCGGCGCGATAGAGGTCAAGGATCTGGTCAATGTCCGGATCGCCGGTCCACGGAGTCGGGCCGCGGCCTTGCATCGCAAGATCCGCGCGCCCCGGGCCGAGCCGGTAGGATTGATCGCGCGTGCGTTCTTCCGAGATCCGGTGCCGCTCGCGCGTCGCGAAACGGCCGTCGGGATCCGAGAGTTGCCCGACGTCACGGAATGAGAGCATGACGCAGCAACGCCGGATCAAGTCGGGCGTCTTGCCGGTCGTGCTTGGCGGGTCGGGATCGGTGTAGCCGAACACGCCGGCGATCTCGACGTTCTGTTGCCCTCGGGCCCACTTGCGCGTGGTCGCCCTCGTTTGCGTGAACGAGTAGGACGAGGAGACCGAGAACTCGATCTTCGGGTTCTCGCGATCGTCGGGCCGGAGTAGCTCTTGCGAAAGGTGTCGATTGTAGACCGCGAACTCGTCCGAACTCACGGCCGCGCCGTTCTCGATCACGGAGTCGATCGCGATGATCGGTTGGTCGAAGAACAGGATCGATCCACCCGTGCCATCTAGCTTGATCGTGCGGCTGCGCGGCTCGAAGTAGCGCGCCGTACACTTGTCAATGAACCTCGAAGCGCGCGCGATGATCGCGAGGAGTTGCTCGTCGGTCGCTTGCTCGACGGTCACGCCCTCGGCGCGGAGGTCCGCCACGAAGCAATAGCCGACGTCGCTCGTCGCCGTCGCCTCCGGCAAGACCTCGAACTCCTCGCGGTAGGTTTGCTCCGGGCTCGTGCCCGTGAGCTTGAAGAACCATCGAACTTGGTGCGTGCCGAGCGGTTCCGACAAGCCCGGCGTCCACCGCGCCACGAAGCGCCCGGTCGAGACCTTGTCGCCCGTCGGGCAGAGCGTTCCGACCACGACGGCCGCGCGTTCGCCCGCCGTGACCGGGTAGACCTGGACGGGCACTAGCTCCTTCGCCGGATCGCTCACGTCGAAGATTTGGAACTCGAGAACCGCCACGTCGGTCAGAACGCCGTTGACCGCCGTGAAAAGGTCGAGCGCGGGGTTGCTGCAATTCGAGGCTTGACCGCGAGCGAGCGCCGGCATGGTTCACCTACGGGATCGTGGGGTCTAGGCCCGAAGCTACCACAAGCGGGAACAAGACGGTCTCGCCCGGCGCTTCGATCTCGTATTGCACGAGGAGCGAATCGCCCGGGATGGGCGTCGGGAGCTTCGGGGTTGCGAGCCAACGGAACACGCCGCCGCCAAGCTCGACGAACTCCTCGCCGCGCCGGATGCGTTGCCCGTTGTAGTGAACTTCGAGCGTCCCCGGTAGGTAGGGCTCCGGGGTCACGAAGTCCACGACCGAGCCGTCAACCTGCGACGTGAGATCACAGGTTCGGGTCGCCATCGTTCCTCCGCGCCGAGAGCGTGCGCGCGTCCTCGTAGCCCATGTCGATCATGGTCTGCCGCGGTCCGGCCGAGAAGTCGAGCGAGTCGGGCATGCTGCCCGACGGTTGGATCACGCGGAAGCGGATCGACTTGTACCGATCGCAGAGCTTCGCGAGATCGTTCTTCAACCCGACGGCTTGGAGATCGGTGCGTGCTACCTCGTCGGCCAAGAGGCCGAGGCACCGAAGAAGGATCCCCGGGATCGCGCACTCGCCTTCGGGCGACCATGATCCCCCCACGTCGGGGTTGGAGCAGATCACGACGTCGATCCGATCGGCGCCGAGCCGGATCGCCTCCGCGATCGGCGTGACGTTCCGCACGCCCCCGTCCGTCCAGAGCTGCCCATCGATCTTGATCGGCAGGAAGAAGACCGGGAACGACGACGACGCGAGGATCCACCACGCGATCCGTGGGTCGGTCTCGGTCGCGGATCGGTACTCCCCGGTCTCGAGGTTGACCGCCCCGACGCGGAGCTTGCGCCCCGAGGAGCGGATCGCCTCCGCGTTGCACACGCCGAGCACGAGATCCACAAGCGGGCTCGAGTCGAAGATCGAGAGCGCCCAAAGCCCGGCCGCCTCGCCCCCCGGCCGCTTCTTGTAGATCCTCGGCGTGTCGAGCCCGGCCCACAAGCGGTCCAGCTCGACGAACCGATCGGCCAGCTTGCCGGCCGGTGCGTGCGCGAGGAAACCCGCGTTCAAGGCGCCGACCGAGACGCCGGCGAGGATCTCGTAGTCGCGTCGCTCCTCGACAAGCAAGCGCCGGAGCGCCCCGATCTGGTAGGCGCCCCGAGCGCCCCCGCCCGAAAGAACCAACGCCCTCATGTTACAACCTCGCGGAAGACGACGAGCCAACCGGCGATAACGCCCGGACCGCTTGACACCTTCGAGACCGCCAGCCGAAGGCGCCAGCGCTTCGTGATCCGCTCAGCCTTGTAGGCGTCGAAGTCGAACATGCCCGTCTTTTGCCACGGGATCGGGACCGATCGCATGAAGTAGGCGTCCATTTCTACGGCGAGCAAGTGCCACGACGCGGCGCCGGGATTCGGCGACGGCGCGAGCACGTCGCCGAAGACGTCGTAGGCCCAGAACCCGGAGCCCCCGGCCGGCACGGGCACGGCTTGATCGAGGTCCACGTCGATCGCTCCATCGCCGGCGGCCGGAATGATCACGCCCTCGATCACGTTCGCGTTGCCGGTGCCGTTCGCGTTCTCCGTGAACTCGGTCGCCGGGAAGTGGATCGAGAAGCTCCACTCGTCGCCCGGCTCCCATGTTGTCGGATCGCGCACGAATAGCTGCCCGTCGTGGAGCTGCACTTGCTCGAGGAAGCCGAGATCGATCGTCTTCGTTTCGGGCTCGGTTCGTTGCACGTCCGCGAACGAGACCAAGACGGGTTGCCCCATGCCGCGGACGCCGTTCTCGAGATCGTCGCCCCGCCCGCAAAGCCACATGAAGGATCCGGTATCGGCCGGGAAGTTCACGACGACGAGACGGCGATCGTCCTCGAGTGCGGGTTGTGGCGCGATCGCTCGGTTCGCGCCGGCCTTGTAGGCGCTCTCGAACTCCGCGAGGTCGGCGTCGTTCTGCTCTTGCGAGTAGGTCCGCGCCACGACGTAGGGAACCTCGCCCTTGTAGATCGTCGCGACGAACTCGATCGAGCCATCGATCGCGAACACGCGGTAGGCCTCGGCGCTCTCGACGAATTGGATCGGGATCTCGCGCGCCGCGATCTCCGTCTTCAAGCCCGCCCACGTTCTCGCGATCTCGGTCATGCCGCGTCCTCGTCGTAGTAGTCAAACGAGCCGTAGTAGGTCCGTGAGCTTGTCGAGTCGGGCAGCGCCCAAACCGACACGCGCGCCGGGCCCGTAACCTCGATCGGCGTGCCGTAGGTTCGGAGGAAGCCAGCGCTCGACGCGACGCGGATCAAGTCGCCGATCTGCTCCTCGTAGTTGTTCCCGACCGGAAGCGGAACGGCCTTCAATGTGAAGCTAGACGTATCGGCGCCCTTGATCCCAACATGCAAGCCGGTCACGCGGCAAACATGCCCAGCCGGAATGTAGTGGTGCGCGCCGTAGGTCCGGCCGTCGCCCGCCGCGATCGACCAAACCGTCGCCCCTCCGCCGCCCGTTGCGGCCTTCAAGGAGACCACGCCGGCGTTCGTGCCACCGCTTCCAACCGTTAGGACCTCGATCCGCTCGACGTAGCACACGTTGGTCGCGACCATGTTTACCGGCGTCGTGCCGTTCAGGGTCACGTCCTCCGTGTAGGGCCCGAGCCCGGTCGCCGTGAGATAGGTTACGCGAACCGTGCGCGCGCCGGTGCCCGCTGCCGAATCATTCGCGCTCGAGGACACGATCGAGCGTTGTGCGTTCGTGGTTTGCTCCGTGTGCGCCGTTGCGCAAATGAGCGTCGGGGTTGTCGCCGATAGCACCACCTTGCCATCGGCGAAGCCGCGGTGCGCCGAAACCGAGCCCGGCGGAGCGGTGACAACCCGCCCGGATCCGTCGGTCAAGATCGTCCGCACGAGCGCGCCGTCCGAACCCGCGACGAGCACGGGAGATCCAACGGGTGCCACGCCGCTTGCTGCGCGGCCCTCGACGGGTTGCGCCGTCGTGCCCGTCGGATCGACACGGAAGGGAAGCGACGCCGTTCCGCGCTCGTTCCCGCTAGCGTCCACGATCTGGACGGCGCCTTCGACCTCGACAACCGCGAAGAAGCCCATCGCCTACGCCTCCGCCGTGGACACGCTCGAGACCTTGCCACCCGTCCGCGCGATCGTGTGCGTGAGCGTTTGCACAAGCACGCCGGCCGCGTCGTATTGCTTCTCGACCGCGCTCGAGACCTTGCCGTCCGTGCGCGTGATCTCGACCTCGCGGACCTTCATGATCTTTGCCGCCGTGGTCCACGTCCGCACGGCCGCGACCTTGCCGCCCGAGCGCTCGATCTCCGTGTAGCAAGATTCGGCCAAGTCGTGCACGAGCGAGTCTAGGATCTCGTGCTGCCCCTCCGTGATCCCCCCGCCGCCGGAGCGCGGATCGAGAACGCCCACCGCGTCACGCATCCGGAAGGACGTGCCGTTGAACCGGACCGCCCCCGGCGTCGTGGGGTCCGCGGGGTCGGCCTCGAGGACGAGTTCTTCCTCGACTGACGGTCCCGGCCGGCGGTCCGGTTGCGTGCCCATCTAGTTCGCCCGCTTCCTCGCCGTGCGCTTCGGCTTCTCGGGAGCGACGGCCGGCGCCTCGCTTCGCTGCTCGCGGAGCGAGATCGGGCGGCCGCCGTCGTCGCGCCGGCCGCGGTCCGCTTCGTTCTCGCGTCGCTGCGCCTTCGCGACCTCTTGGCGGAACAAGGTCTCACACTCGTCCACGCTTTTCGTGAGTCCCTCGATCACGCCTTCTTGCTTGGCCACGTTCCGGCCGTTCAACCGTGCCGCGGTCTCGACACGCTCGCGCGCCTTTTGAAGCCAAGTGAGCGCGAGCTTCCCGGCGTCCTCGGGGATCTGGTCTTCGGGCTTGCACTCCTCGCCGCGGACGAGCTTCGCCAGCTCGGTCATGGTCGCCGGGATCTCGCTCATGGCTGCCGCCGTGAGCCCGGCGACCACGCCTTGCGCGCGGTGTAGCTCGGTCTTCGCGATCTCGATCTTGTGCTCGATCGAAAGGCCTACGCCTTGGATCGTGCTAAGGCGGATCTTCGTCTTGGGATCTTCGGGGTTGCTCTCGGGGATGTTCATAGCCCCGAGAGTCTACCGCTAGACCGAGGCCCCGACTAGCCCGCCTTGAACGAGATCGCGATCACGACGTCGCCGGCCTTCACGCCCTTCGCGAAGTCGTATTTGAGATCCCCGTTTGCCGGCGTCGTGCCCTTGTAGACCTCGTTATTCGTCACGGCCGAGCCGCCCCACAAGAGCGAGCCGTTCAGGAATAGGATCGTGTCGAGGTTCGAGACGTCGGCCGCTAGCATGGAGATCGAGCGTGCCGAAAGATCGAGCGCGGGCGACCAGTCTTGCGCGTTGCCGTTGCCGGAGCCCGGCACGTTGGCGTCTTGCGCGTAGTTGGTTTGGATTTCTTGCACGAACACGTCCACGTCGCTCGACGTGAGCGCGGCCTTGATTGCCGCCGAGATCGAAGCGTAGGGCCCGCCGGGCAGCGCGGAGATCGCGCCCGCCGTTGCATCGTCGAGCGGAAGCGCGCTCTCGCGAACGGTCGTGAACTTGACCGCGGCCGAGGCGTTCACGTTCAGATCGCCCGCGGTGCTCGCGACCGTGAGCGCGGTCGCGTCCACGCGGCCCGCCGTGACGCCGACGTTGATCGTGGTCGCGCCCGTGTCGAACTTCGCGCCGTTCAAGAAGTCGGCGTCGGTCACGTTATTCACGTCGAGAATGTCGAGATCGAGCGTGAGCTTGTCGCCGAGCGTGTCGTCGCGGAGGAACGTCGCGAAGGCTGCGCTGTTGCGTTGTACCTCGAACCGCGTGAGGTCTTGCGACAAGTTGAAGACGAGGTTGCCCTCGGCCGTGAGCACGTCGATCGTGTTGCCGCCGACGTAGGCTTCTTGAAGCGTCGTGACGCTTGCCGCTTGCGGATCAGCGAACGCCGGGAACAAGAAGTCCTGCTCGTTCATGCTCCGGAGTTCGGTGCGGCTTGCGTACTGGTAGTTGATCGACTTGCCGCCAATGTCCGTGGCCGGGCAGAGTTCGAGATCGTCGCCGCCCGACGTGAGACGCACGAACGAGAGTTGTGCTTGCTTCGTCGTGTCGCTGAAAGTGTCGCCGTCCACGACGCCGCTTTCGGCTTGGAGCAGCGCGTAGACCTTGCGCGAATCGGACAGGATCGGGTCGAACGTCGTCGCGTCGCGGACCTCGCACAAGTTCTTCGGCTGCACTGCCGAGAGCCCGGCGATCTCGTCAAGCGAAGCGGCTCCTACGTCGCCCGCGAGCACCTTCACGATCGCGCCATTCGCCGATCCGGTGTCCACGGCCGCGGCTTCGTTCGGCGCCTGGTTCGAGGCGACCGACAAGACCACGGCGTCGCCGGCGCCGCCGGTGAGCGTTGCCGCGCCCCACGAGGCGTTCGCCGCTACGTCGGTCGTCGCGATCGCGTTGCCCGCCGTGCCGTAGGACTTCGCGCGAGCCGAGAGCGTCGTCGCGTCGGAAGCGGTAGCCGAGACGGTCGGGTGTAGTGTGGTCGCCGTACCGTAGAGCGTTCCGCCGCCGGCCTCGAGGTTGATCGCGGCCTTCAAGTTCGCGAGCGAGGTTTGCAGATCCACGCCAACCGCGACGTTGAACGCCGCGTCCACGAACGGGCTCTTGAACGTGTAGACCGTCGATCCGATCGTCACGGTCTCGCCATCGGCGAAGTTCGCCGAACCCGTGAGCGTGCCCGTTGCGCGCACCGCTGCCGGCACCGCCACGTCCGCGAGCACGACGCGGTAGCGGTCGATCTTCTTGTAGTAGAGATCGTCCGTGAGCGTCTTCAAGTTGCGCGGCTCGCCGGCCGCGTCTTGTACGCTTGACCACCAATCGGTAGCGCCGATCGTGCGCTTGAACTGCGACAAGATACCGCCGAGGAAGTCCTCGTGATCTACCGCGGACGATTCGATCCCGGCGATCTGTGCTGCCGTGAGCGTGTCCGTGAAAAGGTCGGCCTTGCGAATGCGGTTCAGACGTTGGTAGCTCGTGGTCATGGAGGCGCCTCGCTCGCTCCGGGGATGGGCTCGATTCAACCTACCACGGAGCCCGGAAAACGAAAGCCCCTAGCAGAAACACGAAAGCCGCCGAACGCTCTCGCGCTCGACGGCTTTCGCTTTCGCTCGGCTCGAGGTCAACCGCGGCGGCCGCGTCGCGGCGACGGCGATTCATCGGGCGGAGGCGGAGGGATCACGACCGCCTTGCTTGGCTTCTCCGGCGTGCCTGCCGGATCTTCCTTCCGCGTCTCGACCTCGTGAACGCGCACCGCCGCCTCCTTGTCTTGCACGTCGAACAGTAGCGGCGCCTCGGAGGTCGGAAGCTCGTGCGCCTTCTCGTGCGCCAAGCGGTCGGCCACGTCGGCCGGGATCTCGTACCACCCACGATCCTTGTCGAAGATCAACCCCTCGAAAACGTGGCGAACGCGCTTGGCTTCGGGCTTGATTCGGACGAGCTTCGTTGCTGGCATTTCTTTTCTCCCTCGGGGATGGCCCGAGGTTACACGACCAACGCCGGAAGTGCTAGCGCTTCGCGCTAGACCTTCGTCGTCTTCAAGGTCGCGCCGGTCGGGAGAACGGCACGGACCGCGGCCGCGTCGGCCTTCAAGGCGTTGACGAAGGTCCGGAGCAACGCCATTTCTGCCGCGCTCGGGGGATCCGTGAATGCCGCAATATCCGCGCCCACCGTCACGGCCGTCGGCGCCGCGGGCTTCAACGCGGCGAGATCGTCCGCGACGTCGCGGAGCGCCTCGGCAAGCGAGGGCGAGCCCGAGCTTCCGCCGGGCGTGAGGTTGGAACCGCCGGTTCCGAAATCGGTCTTGATCGCTGCCATGGTCTTCCCGTCTTCCTCCGCGCGTCGTCGCTAGTGCGACTCGACGAGCAGCTTGAACGTGGTCGCGGAAAGGTCGGTCGTGTTCGCGACCTCGACGCCGGTCGTGCGAACGAAGATTTTGAGCTTCCCGTTCGCCTTGTCATAGACCGGGTAGTGGCCAGCGACGCCGCCGACGTCGTGCACGGCGTCGATCACGCGCGCCGACTTCACGCCGACCGCCGCTTGGAATGCGGCAAGGAACGCGCTGCCGTTCGTCGGGTAGGACGAATCGCCGGGCATCGAAACGTGATCACGAAAGACGGGCGCCGAGGGCGCACCGCCGGACGAAGCCGAAACGGTCAAGGTGCCGAGTGCCATGGTGCGGATCTCCCTTCAAGGGTCGGAACGCGGCCGAGCCCTCGAGGAGCCCGGCCGCTTGTCGAGTCAAGAGCCGAGAGCTACGCGCCCGCGGCCGCGAGGATCTCGGTTGCCTTCACGGTTGCCGGCTCGTGCGCGAGCTTGCAACCCACGCGGAGCGTCGCGACGATCACGAACTGCCGCGCCGAAATGTCGCGGTCGGTCTCGATCCGAATGTCGCGGTGCATCCCGACGTGGAAGTTCTTCGGATCCATGAGGATCGCGTCCGTCTTGTTCCCGCTGCCGAGATTCTCCGGCATGAGCGGAACCGGCACGACGGGATAGGTCATGTACTCGCCCACGGCCTTCCGCACGAGTGCCTCGTCGCCGAGCGGGGTCTGCCGGTTCGAGAGCGAATCGGCATAGTCGATCGCGGCGTTGCCCGAGGTCAGGAACGCGAGCCCGCCCTGCCGGCGGTACTTCTGCGGCATGGTCTGAAGCATGACCTTGAGCGGCGTCTTGTTCAGGCGAACGGCGCCCGCGTTGACGGTGTAGCTCGTGATCTGCTTCAAGAGCCCGTCGAGAATGTTGAAGAACGGATCCACGCTCATCGTGTCGCCGTTGATCACGAGGTCCTCGAGGTCGCGCGCGACCGCCTTCGACAAGAAGCCGAGCGCGACTTGCGGGAACGAGCCGTTCGCGATGTTGTCCTCGACCACCGCGTAGGGGATCCGGCACTCCGCGATCAACTCCTCGGTCGTGAGCGTGACCTTGCCGAGTTCGGGCTTGCTGCGATCGCCTTCGGGCAGCCCTTGGTTTTCGGTCGCACGCCGAAGCACGCGGCCGGTGAACCCCATCTTGGAAAGCTCCCACGTCGGGGAACTCATGGGGACGGTTGTAACCATCGGGAGCAGGACCGACTCGTCGATCACTAGCTCGTAGAAGGTCTTGACTTGCTCGGGAGCAAGGAGGCCGCCGCTCGTGAGATCGGCGATCGCCATGTCCGCCTTTTCGATGTAGGTCTGGTTCGGTGCCATCGTTGGGATCCTCCGTCACACGCGCGCACTAGCGCGCCGCCTTCTCGGCCCTCTTTCGTTTGGCGAGAGCGGCGCTCATGTCCATGGGCCACACGGTCGAAGGAGCGCCGCCCCCTTCGGCCGACCGAGCGCGCGGTGTTTCGGGCGTCCGGTTTGCCTTTTCGATCGCTTCGATCTTCTCGGCGTTCGCTTTCGTGAGCGCCAGAACTTCCGCGAGCTTCGGGTCGGCAGCCTTCGCGACCGGCTCGTCCTTCTTGGTCTTCTTGCCGTCGGATGCGCAAGCCTTCGCGGCCGGAGCACCCTCGGCCTCCGAGCCCAAGCCCGCCGCGCCCGCGGCGTCGTCGTAGGCCAGCTCGTTCAAGAGCTTGCCGAGCGTGTCGTGAAGCTCTGCCAGCTTCTTGTAGCGCTGCCCGGCGATCTTGCGGCCCGCCTTCGCGGTCTCGGCAATCTCGCCCGCGATTGCCTTGAAGGCGTCCGCGATCATCGCCTTCGTTTGCGGCGCCATCGTGAGCGGCTCGTTCTGCGGCGCGAGCGTGAGCGGCGTCGTCTCGGCCGGCGGGAGCGCCTTGCCCATCATCGCCGGCTCGGCCGGAGCCGCGATCGCGTCGGGAACGCCGGGCTCGGAGGGAGCGGCCTCGGGCTCGGCCGGCGCTTCCTCCGTGGGCTGCTCGGGCTGCGCGGGCACGTATTGCGCCGCGAGGCCCCCGACAAGCTCGGCGCACTGCCGAAGCGCGTCGCCGAGATCGGACGGAACGAAAACCTGCTCGTCTTCCTCCGCGTCACCAACCACGGTCGCAAGCGCGGTGAGCTTGTCGAGCGCGGTCGCAAGGCCATCCATGATCCCCCGCTTCGCCTCGGGCGGGAGACGGAGCGCGACCTTCGCCACTTGTTCGTCGGCCATCGTGTTGTTCCTCTTGACGACAACGAAGCGACGGAGATTTGCCGCCGCGTCTACCATCGAAACCTCTTGCGTGATCATCTCGGAGAGACGCGCCTTAGCGTGCTGCGCACGCGCGAGCGAGTTCAGAAACGAGAAACCACGGAACGAGGCGTTCATGTAGCCCGAAACCTACCAGAGTCGGCGCCGGGGTCAATAGCTCACGCCGAGGCCGCGACCGGCTCACGCCGAGCGAAGCCCCCAATCGACAAGCCGGTTAGCTTACCGGCCTTCACGTCTTGCCAGATCGCGTCGTCTACGACGTGAAGCCCCATGAGCCACGATCCGGCCTTGACCGCCGTGCCGTCTACCGTCACGTCGCATGGCGCGATCCAAGATTCGACTAGCCGAACCTTGCCGTTGACGAGCCCCTTGTGCATGAGCCCGACGTTGCGAAAGTTCGCCATGTACTCCCAAGCGGTGCGCCGGATCTCGTCCGCGCTGTAGACGTCGCCCTGCCCGTCCACGGTCTCGGGTTCGAGAACGACGCCGAGCACGTAGCGAAGCTCGCCCGCCTCCGGTCCGGCCTTCGCGATCTTGATCGCGCGCTCGACACGCGGGCCGCCTTCGTCTTCGGTTCCGTCAGTCGCGCCCATGTTCCGCGCCCACACTTCGCGGATCATCGCTTGCTGTCCCGGCGTGCACGCGGCCCAAGCCTCTTGCATAGCGCGCCGCCGTTCGGGTCCGGCGATCGACGCGACCGCGCCGGACCACTCGTCCGGCGGTCCGAAGTTCTCGAGGAGCGCGATCGCGTCCTCGGCCTTGCACGACTCGACGATCCCGCGGATCGCGTCCTCGGCCTTCGCGATCTCGGTCGGCTCGATCCCGAGAAGCGCCTTCATAAACTCGATCGGCATGGTTGCGATCGAGCCGAGGAACCGCTTCGGAATGTGCGCGCAGTAGATCGCTTTGGCCGTTGCGACGTCCGCGAAGCCGAGCATGACCTTGTACTCGTCGAACGAGCCGTCCGGTTTACGTTGCAAGATCCAATGTGCATCCTTCGCGGTCTCGTCGCCGCCCACGAAGACGTCGAGGCCTTCGCCGTCGCCACCCTTCGTGTCGGGAATGTGCCCATAATCGACGTGGTAAACGCGGCGCCACGCGGCGCCGTCCGCGGCCTTGCCCTCTTGCACGTAGCCCTTCGGCCGGTCGACCACGACCGGGATCCCGGCGAAGACGCGCCGCACCGGCGTCGGCGCGGCCGGTGCCTCCGCCTTCTTCTCCGGCTCCCATAGCGGCCGCCTCGGCTGCTCGGGCCCCTTCATCCCGCCGGCCTCGAGGTCGGCGCCCGCCGCGTCGCCCTTCTTGGTTCCGGCGCGGAGCTTCGCCGCGGCCGCCTTCGCGCGTGCGATCGTGTCAGCCTTCACGACGTCAAGCGCCTTCTGCGAGCCTTCGAGCATCCGGCGTGCTTCGTCTTGTAGCCGTTGCTTCTTGCCCGCGTCGAGCCCCGGGGCGTTCGACTGAGGGATCCGCGCGATCGCGTTGCGTGCGTGCGGTGCGTCCACTTTCCCGTCCGCGTCCTTGACCGGAAAGTGCCGGAGCGCGCGCGGGACCGTGCGGCCCGTCTCGTCCTTCTTGCCTCCGGGCTCGACGTAGAGGAACGAGGAGTCGGGGAGATCGTTCACGTAGGCAGCCGACCACTCGGCCTTTTGCTCGGGCACCATGGGCCCGAAGTTACCACTCGAGCCCGTGCCCGACTAGCCCTCGAACTAGTCGCGAAGGATCTCCGCCGCCGTGCGGTCGACGAGGTATTGCCAGAGCGGACCGGACGGGATCGCGTTTCGCATCCGGATCAAGAGCCCCGCACGCGCCGCAACGTCGAACCCGCCGGCCTCGCGCAAGCGGTTGGTCTCGGCCGTGATCGTCGCAAGCTCGCCCCAATTCGGTTGCGGCTCCGTTTGGTTCGCGCGGTCGGCCGCTTCCTCGAGGTCGATCGCGAGTCCCTCGTCGCCGGTCCCGTGCGGGGGCTGCCCCTCTTGCTTCTTCGCCATGATCTACGCCTTGGGCGCTAGAGACCAACGCGCGCCTTCGCGCGCTGGTAGGTCGGGTGACTCTTGTCCTCGAGGTCGATCGTGCCGCTCCACATATCGCCGCTCGTGTTCGTGTATTCCAACAGGAACGCCTTGCCGAGCTTCATGTCCATTTTCTTCCCCTCGCTCGTGACGTTGATCCTTCTGTCGTCTACGTCGAGCGCCGCGACCGCCCACGACTCCGTGGCCACGCTCGCCGCTAGGCCCGCGGCTCGCTCTTGGTCGATCCCCTTCGAGACGAGGTAGCGCGTCAACCGCGGCGCGATCGTGTTCCGCCCATAGTTCTCGGTCCAGTTGTAACCGAAGGTGGCCCAAGTGTAGCGGCCGACCCACGCGGCATCGACCGTGAGCTTGTGCGCGCCAAGCTCCTCGTAGGTTTGGATCGATTGCCGGAGCATGCTCTCGCCGGTCTTCTTCCCCTGCTCGTCGGCGTCCTCGATCTTGAAGTAGTCGTGATGCACTTCAAGCAACCCGTTCGGGTGCCGTCGGTCCTTCGGGTATCGAATGAACGTGCGCGTGATCCTTCCGATCGAGTTGCCCTTGGGTCCGATAATGTCGCCGCTTAGCCACACTTTCGCGACGCCGTCCTCGTCGTAAGCGCGCACGCTCGAAATCTTGATCGAGTGCTCGGCCGCTTCGCTGCCCCATACCTTCTCGAGCGACTCGACGGTCGGGATCTTGTCCGAAGGGAAGACCTTGCGCGCGGCGGCCGCGAACTCCTTCTTCGTGAAGGCCGAAGCGTAGGCGCTCGTGTGCTTGCGCGCGAACTCCTCGGATGAAACATAGGAGACCGGGATCTTCTTCGGCTTCGGCTCCTCGCCGGGCGCGGGCGCGGGCGCGGGCTCCGGCTTCTTCTTCTTCGGCGGAGCGCGCCACGGCTTCCGCGCGTCGAGGTCGATAACGTGCGCCGAGACGGTCGATCGGCCGCCGAGCTTCGCGGCCGCGACGCGCTCGACGTTCGTGTAAACGTAGAGCTTGCCGCCCGTGCGAACGACCACGGGGGTATCGCCCGGCACGCCGTAGAACTCCTCGACGACGCCTTGCGCGATGTTCTTCGGAAGCAAGTCCGGCGACATTGATTGGAGTTCGCCGATCCGCAAGGCGCGCGGGAGCGGTGCGCGCCCCTCCTTCCGGAGCACGCCTAGCCGTTCCTCGAACTTTGTAAGCCGGGCTTGGTTCTCGGCCGACCATGGCGGGTTCGAGTAGCCCGTCACCTCGCGCGTGAAGCTCGGGATCGGATTCTGCACGAACCGAAGATCCGACGGTTCGCCGGAGTCGAACTCGGGGAGGCCGCTTAGCTGTTCGAGCGCGAAGGATCCGCGCGCCTCGTCGTCGCGGAACGTCCGCGCGCGAGCCGGAATGATCGGCGCCGGAGGCGGAGGCGGAGGCGGAGCGACGGGCCGCGGTGCAATCGGCGCCGGTTGTCGAACCAACGGGGGAGCCGCGGCCGGGGTCGGCGCGGGCTTCGGCCACGGTTCGTCGGCGTCGAGGTCGATAACGTGCGCCGCGATGGTTGATCGCCCGCCGAGCGTCGCGGCCGCGACGCGCTCGGCGTTCTCGTAAATGTAGAGCTGCCCCCTATGCCGAACGAGGAGCGGGATCTCGCCCGGCGCGCCCGTGAACTCCTCGCCGATCCCCGTCATGACGTTCGCGCGAAGCAAGTCCGGCGACATAGATCGGAGTTGGTTGATCTTCACTTGCTGCGCCGGCGGGGCCCCGCCCGAGGCCTCGAGTTGCCGGAAGCGTTCGGACAAGCGCCCAACCTGCCGCTCGGTCTTGTCGGTCCACGGAAGCGCGTAACTGTCAGGCCTCGCGCTCGGGATCGGGTTGACGATCGCGTCGAACTCGCGATCGTTCGGGTCGGCGCGCGGGAGCCGGCCGAGCCGGTCGAGCGCGTGCCACGCGCGATCTTGATCGGTCCGAAGGACCGGAGGCGGAGCGGGGGCCGCGGCCGGAGGCGGTACAACGGGCGCGGGGGCCGGAGCCGTCGGAACGACGGGAGCCGGAGCGGGTGGCGGGGCCGCCGGAGCCACGGGCGCGGAAGGCGCCACGGGAACCGCTGCCGGAGCGGGCCCGCGCGGAACGGCACCAACGCCGCCTTGCATGCTGGCGGGAACGATCACGGATCGACAATGCCCGTGCAACGGCGGAGCGGAGATCCCCGCGCGCTCGAGTTGCCGCGGGCTCATGCCCGCATAGCTCCCGATCGTGTCCTTCTTGCCGACCGCCGATTCGTTGACGCTCGCGACCTTCACGCGCGAGCCCTCGGCGTTCTTGTAGTAGAGGATCTGGTCGCCCTGCTCGTTCTTCCCGGTTTGGACCCACGGTTGGATCGTCTTCACGTCCTCGGGATCTTCGCTCGCCGCCACCTTCGCGTAGCCCTCGAGCGCGGTCGAAGTCGTGAACGTCTTGCCGTGCATCATGCGGCAAACGTCGGTCGTCACTTCGTCTAGGACGGCCTCGAATCGGAAGCGCTCGATCTCGGCTTGCTGGTAGGCCGAAAGGTTCGAGTAGCTCCGCGCGCGTGCCGTGAAGACGGACGCGATCATCTGAAAGTAACCCATCGATCGCTGCCACGAAACCGGGCCCGTCGCCGCCATCGCCGCGAGGTCTTTCCCGATCTCGTAGCGGTCAAGCCCGCCCTCGATCCCCGCGGACACGATCTTCCGCGCTTGCTCGCTCATTTGCACTTCGCGCAACCCGTAGGAGTTGCGCGTGTAGAACGCCTGCATTTCCGCCGACGACTTCACGGCTTGCGCGTCCACGAGGTCGAACGACGGCACGATCCGGATCCCGTGTTCGAGGACCGCGGCCGCCTTCGTTTGCTCGACGATCGTCTTGCCGTGCGCGGCGTAGGTTGGCCATTGATGGACCGGGATCCGTCGCGTCGTGTCGAGCCATTCCCGCGCGGCGCGGTCGATCGCCGCGTTCCGTTGGTCCTTCGTCATGGACGGCCAGTTGCGATCCATATCGCGGAGCCACGTCTTGATCGCCTCGCGTTCGATCGGCTCGGCTTCCTCGACAAGATCCCCGAGCAGCGAGACCACGAAGGCGTCAAAGCCCTTCGGCTTGTTCGGGTTGACTCGTCGCGCCTTCCGCACGGGAAGGCCGAAGACCTTGGCGAGAATCTCGTCCGCCGCGTAGCGGCCCCTTCGGATGGCGACGAGCCCGATCACGGCTGCCCCCGCGCCACGAGGTCGAAGCCCTCGACGCCGCTCTCGATCGACAAACGCGATCGGCACTTGTGGCACGTCGGGGGATTCGTGATCCCGACGAGCCGCCGCGGCCATGACGTCCCGACGTAGGGCTCGGCCTCGACGTATCCGCACTTCTCGTGAAGGTAGGCGCTAGCCCAACCGCACGACGGGCAGCAAAGGTAATACCCGACGAGCGGGCCACGTTGGATCACGCGCTTGACTTGCCCGCGTTCGAGCGTCGCAAGGCACTTCTGATAGCTCGCGGCCGTGAGCGTGCACCGCGCGATCACTTCGCCCGGTTCGCTCATGAGCTATCCCCCCTCGGTCTGCTCGGCTTCTTCCTCCGCGGCCGGCGCATCGCCGAACCAACGGTTCCATTCCGCGGCCGGAACATGGTGCACGGCCTCGGCCTCGGCCCTTCGAGCTTCACGGAGCGCGGCCTCGCCCGCGAAGCCTTCGACCTCGCGAAGTTGATCGCGAAGTTCGACAAGCCGACGCGCTTGCGTCTCGAGCGGAGCATCGGCCGGCGAAGGTAGCGCAACGCCGCCCGTTGCGTCTTGCTTCGCGCGGAATTGCGCAAGCGACAAGAAGCCATCCGGATCGGAGGATCCGTCGGCGCTCATGAGCTGCCCGAGACCGAGCGAGCTTCTCGCCTCGTTCACGGTCACGACGGAAGCGGCGTCCGTCGGCGCGAGCGTGACTTGTGGACGAGCGGCCGATCCCTCGGCCGCGGCTTGCTCGGCTTCCTCCGGCGTAGGCTCGGGCGAGAAGCCAAGTTGCGCGCACTTCGGAGGGATGCGCGCCCACGGCGCCGAGACCGGATCGTACCGCGTATTGAACGCATCGGCCGCGATCACGCGCGCCTCGTTCGGCGTGATCACGCCCGAGTCCACGAGCTTCGCCGCCATATCCACGAGCACCGGCGGATCCTTCTCGACCGGCGAGTTCGACGTGAAGCGCAAGAAGCGCACGCCGCGATCCGTGAGGATCCGTTGGTTCACGAAGTAATCGAAGGCTTGCCGCTCGGGGTTGAAGACCTGTTGCTCGGAGTAGCGAAGCGCGGCGTCGGCCGTGCTTCGGTTGAAGTCGAGCATCGAACCGCGGAGGATCTTCGGGATTCGGTAGGCGCTGCCGACCTTCTCGGCGTTGTTCTGCTCGTAGACTTGGAACAAGGCGTCGGCGTTCTGCGCATCGCGGAGGTTCTTGATCTCGATCCGCACGCGCGCGCCTTGCATTCCGGTCACGGCACCGCCGCCGGCGGGCTCGGCCTCGAGGACCATGACCGAATGAAAGTTCTCCTTTCCCTTGATCTGGTCTCGAATGTAATCCTTGATCCGATCGGCCGCGCCCTCCGCGAGCACGCCACCCGAGACAAGGATCGCGAACGGCGGGACCGCCTTCGCGTCGAAGTAGTCTAGGTTGACTTCCTCGGCGTTGCGCGTTCCGGCAACGGCGCACGTTGCACCGACCCAACGCGGCACGCCGTAGACCGAGAGCGGAGAATGGATCCGGAAGTGGACGATCTCGGAAGCCGTCGGCGTCTTCGGCTCGGTCCGATGGAACGAAGCCTCGTCCGGGTAGACGCGGCCGGTTCTTGCCGAGACCGTGCGCGGATCGCCGAACTCCTTGAAGTAGGCAACTTCCTGCCCGCGAATGTACTGAACGAAGCGACGGAAGCGGCGGAACTCGGTCACGCGGCGGAACTCGGCAGCCGATACACGTTGCCAAGTTTCGGCCTCCGTGAACTCGAGATCGGAACGCATGAGGCGCATGGTCGTGCTCGGCACGTAGACGAATTGCGCGATCTCGCCCATGCGGTTCCGAAGCACTTCCCAGTAGGCGTTGCCCGTGACTTCGAGGTCAACGCGCGTGCGCTTGCGTAGCTCGACAAAAGACGACTCCGCGCAACAGTGCTCGAAGAACAGAGCGGTCCGCAAGCGCTCGACGCGCTCGAGGGCTTGAAGTTCGAGCCGGCGCGCCGCGACCGCGGCCTTGTCGAGATTCGGCACGCGGCCATCGAACAAGGCTTCGATCAAGATCGAATCCGCGATCCGCGCGTCCGCGTCCGGTGCGTGCAAGTCGATCGCCGACTCGAGCCGAAAGCCGAACGCCTCGACGTTGGTTGTGAGCGCTTCGACGTTCGGCCGGAGGTTCGAGCTTTTCTCGTACAAGGAGCAGAGCTGCTCCGGATCGTAGGGCGGAGGGATCGCGCCGGTGATCGAATAGAAGCGCTCGTCCTCGTTCGTGGGAACGATGTTCGAGCGTTTCGCTTCCGCGTCGTAGACCGACGCCTTCACGATCGCCGCGCTTTTCATGCGCTAGCCCTCGCGACCGAAGCCCGCAAGGTGGGCCGTTCCCGTTCCGCCCGTCGTGCGCTTCATCCGGATCCAAACGATCGACGGCGTGATCGCGGCGATCCCCGCGGCCGCCGTGTAGACGTCCTCGAAATCCGTCCCGTTGATCGACCCTTGCACTACCGCGGCGCCGGTGAAGTTGGCGATCTGAATGTACTTGGTGATCAAGTCGGCGCACCGGAGCGGGCTTCCGGTTGCGATCGTCGTGGGGAAGTCGAGCGCGTAGGTTTCGAGCCTCATGGTGCGGTCCCTTCTACCGGAGCGATCACGGCCGCCAGCCCGCCGCCGACGACGCACGAGAGCCCGTGAAGACGCCGGCGCGGGAAGCGCCGCGCGATCTCGTCGCGAGCGATTTGGCGAACCGTATCGACGTCCCCGATCCCGTCCACGATCACGGGTCCGTCGAAGGCGAACTCGCCGAGAAGCGACAACGGCACACGCCGCCGCGCTTTCGACTCGTCCCACTCATGGACGCGGACCTTGTGCTGCATGGCCCGAAGACTACCGCGGAACGCTGGCAAGTGCGAGCACCTATCTAGCCCGCCGCGCCTCCGGCCGCTCCTCGCTCTCGAAGCCACGCCTCGACTTGCTCCTCGCCGTAGACCTTCCGGAGCATGTAGAGATCGGCCGAGCCCGATCGGCAATAGCCCCGCCGGTGCGGAAACGGCACCGCGCCGCACGAGCACGCGCGGTATTTCTCCGCCTCGCGCCGCCGCCATCGGCAGAGCGGACGGCCAAGCCGGCAGCCCTCCGCGTGTTGACTCGGAGCCGGGCCCCAGCAACGCCGCGGCCGGCTCACGCCTTGGGCTCCGCTAGCTCCTCGAGGATCGCGCGCACGTCGAAGGCGACGCGCTTCTCCGAGGCTTGGCAGTGCTTCGCCACAACCTCGACGATCCGATCGCTCGGGCCGAGACGCTCGACCAAGAACGAGACCGCGATCCGCCTCGCCTCCGCGAACGCCTCCGCCCCCCACGGCGCGCGGGCCAACGGGCGGAGCCGCTCGAGGAGTTCGTGCGCTAGGTCTTCGGCAACCTTCGGGTCCATGCTCACCTCTTGCCCCTACGGCTTGGGCGGTCGACCGTGATCGGCGCGGGCTCCGCCGAGGTCCGCGCGATGGCGTCCGCGATCGCGCGGCGATCTGAGCGCCTCGTGATCACGGCTTGCCGGCGTTGTGACGAGATCAACGCAAGAAGGAAGACGCCGAACGCGACCGCGATCAAGAAGTCGCCGGTGTCCATGGCGTCGCATTCTACCCGCCGCCGGCCTCGCGTTGCGAGGTTGTGATCCCGTGCGGCCCGAATATGACCTCGAAGCCATCCGAAAACGCGACGACGTGCGCCGGGCCGCACGAGATTGAGGCGACCTCGATCGCGCGAACAAGCGCCGCGCTCGACAAGAGGCGCTCGCACTCCGGGCAGCGCACGGTCTCGACCGGCTCCTCGCCGGGCTCGCCGCCCGCCATGATCGCGGCGCGTAGCGCCTCGGCCGCAACGCCACGGGCAGCCGTAAGCCAACGCTCGTCGATCTCCCAACCGCGGCCGATCGTCATGGCGCCCCCGCCGGTCCAATCGCCGTCGGGCAGCCGGTGAAACGAGAACGCCACGCCGCCAACCGCCACGAGAAGATCGCCGTCCTCGAGCCCGCCGAGGAGCTTCGCGTCGTGAATCGTGGGTCGCTTGACGGGTTCGATCGGGGTCGGTTGGAACTTCATGCCTTGATCACTGTAGCCCGCGCGCGGCCGGAACCGAGCCGCGCCTCGGTTGTGCGTGCGCCCTCGCGAGCGAAGAAAAGCGCCATGAGCCGGTCGCCCGTGTGCGAGCGCGGATCGTAGGAGAGTAGCTCTTGCACGAGCGCGAAGACCTCGCGGTGCATTTTCGCGCCGCCGCGATCGCTCGCCCCCGCGTTCGGAAAGATCCACTTAGCGGCCGCGAGTTCGGCCGCGATCCCCTCGACGCCAAATTCCGGATGCGCCTTCGTCTTGCCGGTCGTGTAGGGGATCACGGGGATCGCCGTCGTCGCGCGCACAAGTTGCACGATGTAGTCTTGCGCGCCTACGTTCTCGACCACGAAGATCGGTTGGTAGCGGCGATCGTGTTCTTCGATCCGGGCGAGGATCTCGGGCGCTCCCCAACGCCCACTCTCGACCGAGCAAAGGCGCCGCGTCCCGTCGGGAAGCACCGCGATCGTGACGAAGCTCGTGAGGTCCGCGGCCGCGTGCTGTTGAACGGCAAGATCGACGCCGGTGAAGATCCGGATCTTGTCGTTCGCGAGGATCTTCCCGAGCCGATAGAGCGCCGCCGTTGCCGGGTCGGTCAACTCCTCGAGGACCTCGGCGCGGGTCGGAAGGAAGTCGAGCCCGGAGCCACGAGCGAGCGCGGCTTCGACCCATTCGCGCTTGAAGCGCGCGGAGTCGTCGTCGCGCGGTTGGCAAAATAGCTGCCGCGCATAATCCAACGGACCGAAGTCTTCGCGGGCCGCCTCGACGCGCTCGATCGGCCAACGCTCGGGCCACGTCGGGAGCCCGTTCGGATCGAGGACCGGGAACCGGAAGCCACGGAAACGGGGCTCGCGCTCGAAGCGGTGCATGAGATCGTCCGGGTGCCAAGCGTTCCCGACGAGCACGACGCGCGCGTTCGACGTGAGCCGGCCGAACAAGGTCGAGCGAACCCAATCCCAAAGCGCCTCGCGCGGCGCGGGCGTTCGCGTGTTCGTTTGGTCGAGAACATCGTCCAAGACCAAGAGGTCGATACGCGATCCAATGATGTTCCCGAAGTTGCCGAAGGCTTGGATCGACGGATCGCGGACCGGGTTCGTGCGCTCGATCGTGATCGCGAGCGAGGTCCAAGGCATGCTTGGATCCTTGGCGGGTATGACGTTCGGAAAGACCTCGCGGTAGGCGGCCGACATTGGCGAGCTACCCGCGATCACTTGCTGGCATTGGCGGACGATCTTCTGCGCGAGCGGCTTCGTCTTGCTCCCGATCGCGATCCGGACGTTCGTGTTCCGGCCAAGCTCCCACAACGAGCGGCCAACGCTGATTTGCGCCGTCTTCCCCGCCTCGACGTGCGCCCATAGGATCAAGCGGTCGTGCGTGTCGATCAACTCGTGCCAACGCAAGTGCGCCGGCGCTGGCTTGATCCGCTTGCCCGTCTTCTCGTCGCGTAGGACGTGGGTTGTGAATACCGCCGGATCCTCGCGCGCTCGCGCGACGATCGCGCGGTGTCGCTGCCGCGCAATATCGGCAAGCGTGGCGCGGACGTCCTCGTTCAAGTCCTCGACGTGGATCGGCACGATCGAGAAGCTAGCACGGTGCTAGCCCTCCGTGGTAGACCTCGGGGCATGATGGCGCGCGAACACGTCGTCTTGTTCGTCCGGCTCGACAAGCGGTTGCTTGCCGACGTGGACGAGATCAAGCGCGCCACGATGCGCGTTCGCGGCGGGTATCTGTCCCGCAACACGATCGTTGTCGAACTTCTTCGCGAGGTCATTCGTGCACGAGCAGAACGCCGCCAGGCTGCGCGGCAAGGTCGAGATCCTTCCGCTCGACCAAGTGCGGCCGAATAGCTGGAACCCAAACCACGTCCCCGAACACGTCATGGCGTCGATCCGCCACGGCTTCCGCGAGGACGGTTGGCTCGTATCACAAGCGCTTCTCGTATGGGCGACCGACGAGATCGCCACGCCTCGCAACCTCATCATTGACGGCGAGCACCGATGGATCGCCGCGCGCGACGTCGGCCTTCACGAAGGGCCCATGGTGCTCTTGCACGGCTTGACCGAGCGCGAAGCCAAGGCGCTCACGATCAAACTAGACCAAAAGCGCGGAACGTGGCGGAGCGACGCCGACCTCGGCCGCGTGCTCGCGGACCTTGCGGCGGAAGGCGAGATCCTTCCCGTGGACTTCGGCTTCGAGAGCGGCGAGATCGACTCCTTGATCGCGGCCGCGACGAGCGCCGGCGAACTCGAGATCACGACGGACGAGGCGCCGCCCGAGGCAACCGACGAAGACGAGGAGCCCGAGCGGTTCGTTTCGCTAGCCGATCCGATCACGAAGCCGGGCGACCTTTGGATCCTCGGAGATCACAAGATCGCGTGCGTCGACACCTTTCACGAGGAGCAGCGCCGCGCGCTCCTCGAGGACGCGCTAGTCGATCTCGTTCTGACCGATCCGCCGTTCGCGATCTACGGGTCGAGCACGGGGATCGCTGCCGATATTGCAGACGACAAGATGGTTCGCCCCTTCTTCGAGAAGCTCGCGCGCATTTGCGGCGAACACGTTCGCATGTTCGCACACGTTTACGTGTGCTGCGATTGGCGGAGCTACGCCGCGCTTTGGGATGGCGCGCGACGCGGCGGGCTCACGCCTAAGAACTGCATCGTTTGGGACAAGCTATCGTGCGGGCTCGGCTCGTCCTACGCTAACACGCACGAGTTTGTGGCGTTCTTCGCGGCGCTTCCGAAGGAGCGGATCATGAAGCGCTCGTCGCGCGTAGGGCAACGGCAGGTCCACAAGCTAAACCTCGTCCGCTATCCGCGCGTGAGCGGGCACGAGCGCAAGCACAACGCGGCGAAGCCGGTCGTCTTGTTCGCCGAATTGATCGAGAACTCGAGCGACGCCGGCGAGCTTGTCTTCGATCCGTTCCTCGGCTCGGGGACAACCGTGATCGCGTGCGAGAAGACCGGCCGCCGGTGCATCGGGATCGACGTCGAACCCAAGTGGTGCGACGTCTCGGTCCGCCGTTGGGAAGAACTCACGGGCCGCAAGGCGGAGCGCCGCGCCGGAGCTATCCCGGTCGATCCGCCTTCTTGATCTCGTCGTCGTTCTCGCCCCGCCTTCGCTCGATCCACGCGGCCACGAACCGCACGACGATCGACGCCGAGAGCGAGCCGACGAGACCGGACAAGAGGCCGAGCCCCCAATGCCACGTCCAGAAGCCCGCGGCCGCCCCGCCGGCCGTTGCGATCACGATCGCGACAACCTCGCCCGCGACGCTAAACCACGCGGGCAACCTAAGCTCCGCCTCCCATCGCGCCGCGTTCTTCGACAAGCCGACGGTCACGAGCGCCGCGCCGAGCACGATCGCGCCCGCTATCAGATACCACGCGACGTCATTCGGAACCGGCGCCGTGTGCTGGACAGGGGTTGGCGGGTTCATGCGGCGAGGATACCACGCGCGAACCGACCGAGAAGTGCGGCGCCCTGCCCTCGCGGATCCACGACTTCACGCGCTCGTCGTGCGTCACGCCTTCGATCCGGTGCTCGTGCACAACGGTCGCGGCTTCGTCGAGGAGCCGGATCGTTTGCTCGCCGCGAGGCTTGAACCAATAGCGGAACTCCCCGAACTTGTCGCGCGGGCGAAGCCGGCGCACGGCGTCGAGCGCGCCGGGAACATCGGCCGCCGGGCCGCAACGTAGCGCGGCCTCGCCAAGCCTGATCGCTTCTTCATCCCAACGATCGAAGACGCGCAAGAGCGGTCGCGCGCCGAGCCCGATCGCCTCGAGGAGTCGACGCGCACGGCCGCGGCGCTTCTTCGCTTCGCGGCTCATGGCGCCCCCGCCGGCCGGATTGACGGCGCACGCCCGACGGGGCCCGCAAGCTCCACAAGCTCGTCGGTCGTCGGCCTCCGCCACTCGCCCACGAACGCGGGGCCGGTGTCTTCCTCGAGGTCGGGATCGGGGTAGCGGATCTCGCCGCGCCAAACCCAAAGCCCCGGATCGAACGGCGGATCAAAGCCGGCCTCGGCCGCGTCGTGCGAGCCGCCGGCGTTCTCGTCCTCGAACGTCACGCTCGACGTTGACGAAAGGATCACGGCACGCCAGCCGAGCCAATCCCGCCAGGTTTCCCGCGCGCCCCCGCGCGGAGGGAACACGAAGATCATAGCCCGTTCGCTCATGGTCTCACCTTCCAACCTTCACGCCTTGGGCGCGGCGGACCTTCACGACGAGCGCGCGAAGCGCTTGGTCGAGCGTCTCGCCTCGCGCGCGCTCGCCGCCGAACTCGGCCGTCCATCGTGGGCCGTTCGGGGATGCAACGAAGCCGACGAGCACGCGGTCCAAAGGGTCGCCACCTTCAAGGATCGATCGCATCATGCTTTGGGTTGTCCGCGGGCTAGGAAATGGCATCGGCGAGAACTCCTCGCCCCTCATAGTAGCGGACCTTTGCGCCCCACTTGTCGATCAAGCGCTTCGCGGTTGCGAGCTTCCGCTCGGCCTCGCGGAGCTTCGTGCGGGCGTGCCGCGCGCGCTTCACGATCAACGCCTCGCGCTTCGAGGCCTTCCGGACCGCGCGCTGCTCGTCGGTCAACGTCGGGCCGACGGGCTTCGCGAGCTTCCCCAAGTAGGCGCGGATCGCGCCACGATCTCCGATCCGTGCGGTCGCGTCGAGCGCGGCTTGTTCCTCGAGCGAGCCGGCGAGCCTCTTGGCTGCGCGCACAAGCGCCGCGTTGCCGCCCTTCTTCCTGCTCGGCGCGAAGTCCGCCACGACTCGAGCCCACGCCGGGAGCGGCGTCGCACCGCTGCCGAGCTTCAACCCGCGCACGCCGCACAAGCGCGCAAGCGCAAGCGCGCGCTCCGCGATCCATTCGTGCTCATGCCACCGCGTCGCCTTCTTCCTCGGGCGCATGGTCCTCCCTTGGCGCGTTCCTCCGTTCCGCGAGCGGTCCGCGCCGGAACCGCTTCGCCACCTTCGGGTTGCTCGCCGCGAGCTTCTCGCGGTCGATCTCCGGCTCGCGTTGCGCCCGCCGGATCATGACGCCCCCGGCGCGGCAAAGCATGATCGGGGGCTCGACGCCGAGCACCGCCGCCACGCGTGCGAGCGTCTCGGGCCGCGGCGTCGCATCGCTCGGCCGCTCCCAAACGGTCACGACCGATTGGGCGACCACGTTCGCCGCCGCAAATTCCTGCTGCGTCAACCCCGCCCGCGTTCGGACGTCCCGAAACCAATCCGACGGCCGGAGCCAATCGCGGTCGGTGCTCGTGTCGATCTCTCGCGCTTCGTCTGCCATGGTCTCACCTCGGATCCCGTCTTGGGCGTCGAGCCCGTGATCCTTCGTTCGTCTGGTCGCAAGCCCGGGAGTCGAACCCGGCCGAGCCACCGATCGCCCTTGCGGGCCCCCCGCCCGGGGGCTTTTCGTCGGTGCCTGCGATGCTTGAAGTTATAGCACACGCCATGCCAACCGAGGAGCCCGGAGCAGCCGGGCTCCTCGAGCCCGTCGGGTCAACGGACCCAAGCATGGCAAGCGGCCGACCACACGCGCTCCGCCTTCGCGGCCGCCCGCGCCTCGAAGGTCGCGGCCGCTTCGCAGAAGTCGCACGAGCAGTCGTCGTCCGCCGCGTCCGCGCGGACGCGATCCCCATCGACCGCCGGCATTTCCTTGGCGTGCGCGTGGCACACGCAGATCGCGCTACTCTCGCCCGTGCGCGCGCAGTAGAGGGTAAACAGGGTCCGGGCTCCGGTCCGCGTCGTCTTCATGCTGTCCGTCCTTTCGCTCGTCATGCCCTCGAAGTATAGCACGCACCATGCCAACCGAGGAGCCCGGCCGCTCCGGGCTCCTCGAGCCCCGTCGGTCAGTGGTCGCCCGCGGGGCCGTTGCGGTAGCCGGGAGCCTTGATCCAAGTCATGTCGCCGATCTCGGTCACGGTCGCCGCGGTCGCCGTGTAGAACTCGATCGCGTCTAGGACGTCTTCGAGCGTGACGCCCGCGCGCCCCGCCAAGTGCTCGTCCAAGTGCCGCGTCGAGATCCCCCAAGCGATCGGGGATTTCCAATCCTGGTAGCCCGGAACCGCGGGGTTCACGATCTCCCAAGCCGCCGCCAACCGCTTGCCCTGCTCCTTCGTGATCGTCGTCGTCTTCATGGTTGGAGTTATAGCACGCGCCATGCCAAACGGTCGCGGAGCGCAAGCCCGCGTAGTTTCGTTCGCGCCGCCAACGGCCGGAGCCCTCGAGCCCGCCGGCCGGGCGGCGATCCGCTAAGTGCGCGGATCCGCTGCTACGCAAACCTTTCACTTCTATGACACGAATGTCATAGCTCGTTTCTTCAACGGTTCCGCGCGCTTGATTCACTTTTGCCGAGTTCAGTATGACACGGCTGTCATGCGTCCGTGTAGGCAAGCCGCGTCGGTTGGTCGCCGCGGCCGGGCTCGACGGCAACCCGCGCGGCCGGACCGAGCAGCGCGAAGACGCGCGCGGCCGCCCCCGGGATCGGGGCCCGGAGCCCGAACGCCGCGGCCGCAAGCTCGGGCCCGTGGCGGAGTGCTAGCAGCCCGCGCAAAGGCTCGACCGCGGCAAGGGGATCGGAGTAGGCGGAGGCGACGATCGCGGCCCACGCCGGCGCCTCGAGCCCGCGTCGGCCGAACCGGACCTCGACGCCGGCGCGCACGAGCGCGCGCGCGGAAGCCCTCGAGACCGGGCGGCCGGTCATGCTGCCCCCCGCGTCGTGCGGTAGATCCGCGCTCGGCAATTTCGACACTTGTAGATCCACACGTTGCCCCACTCGTTCACGGCCACGGCCGGAGCCTCGGGCACGAGCGCGGCCGGGCAGACCATGAGATCGTGCGCGGTCTCGCCGCACGGGCACGGCCGGTAGATCGTCCCGCCCTTAGCCGTCGTCGTCCTCGGCTTCATGCTGCCCCCCGGAGCGCGCGGGCCGCTTCCTTCGCCGTCGCGAAGGTCTGCGTGTCGAGCGCGTAACGCTCGGCGCGGTCGCGCGAGATCACGTGGTAGGTTGCGGGATCGTCTTCGTTGTGCCCGGGAACCGAGACCACGATCGCCCGGTTCCACTTGCTCGGCTTCGGCGTCTTCATGCTTCCCTCTTATAGCACGCGGCATGCCAGCCGGGCGGCCGTCGGCCTAGTAGACGTGAAGGTAGACGCGGCGGCCGAGGTCGGTCGCGCGAGCGACGCCCACGCCTTCCCCGAGCTTGGCAACCTCGAGGAGCCCGGCGCGAATGCACTCGCGAAGCGCGTCCTCGTGCTCCGCCTTGATCACGGTCTGCCCTCGCGTGTTCGAGGTCCGCCAAACGAGCATGCGCGCGCGGTCGGCCTCGGAAAGCTCGCGGAAGCATCGGCAAAGCTCGGGGTTGCGCGTGAGCGTCACGGGCGCGGAGTAGACGGCGCCGACGAAGCGCCGGGCGCCCTTCGAGAGCTTGCGCGCGATGGCGCGGAACGTCGGGCCCTCGGTCGGGTCGCACGGGGTCAAGGCGGCGTAGGGGGCAAGGAGTTCGGTCGGCGTCTTCATGCTTGGAGTTATAGCACGCGCCATGCCAAACAACACAACCGGCCGAAGTGCCCGAACGGCCGAAGCCGTGCGCCTCGAGGAGCCCCGGGCCGTGCGCCTCGAGGAGCCCCGGGCCGTGCGCCTCGAGGAGCCCCGATCCGCTAAGTGCGCGGATCTGCCGCTACGCAAACCTTTCACTTCTATGACACGAATGTCATAGCTCTTTTCTTCAACGGTCTCGCGGGCTTGATTCACTTTTGCTCAGTTCAGTATGACACGGCTGTCATGCGTCCGTGTAGGTTGGGCTTCGGCTTGGCAGTCCTCGCAGAACCCGCGCGGGTCGGCCGCGGCAAGCTCGGCGTCCCTCCGCGTCCCGAGCCCGACGATCGCCCCGTGCTCCTCGCACACGACCGACCAAGCCGTCGAGAACTCGCCGGGCTCGCCCTCGTCCAACCCCGCGTCCCTCGAGCGGTAGACGCCGACGAGCCGGCCGGTTTGCCTCGAGCGCCCGAGCCGGACGCAGCCCGCCCGGCCGTCGAGGTCCCGCCCCCGGCTCACGACCGCCCCCGGATCAAGGCCTCGAGCGCGGCCGCGACGAGCACGCGGAGCGCGTAGCGTGCGCCGGGCATAGCGTCGCCGACCACCCGATGGGCCACCCGCTCGCGCGTCGCGTCCTCGAGCGTCGATCGGCGTTCGGCCGTGAGACCGTCGCGGCACCAAACGCGGGCGAAGTCGTTCCCCCACTGAACGATCGGGGCGACCGCATTTCCGAAGGGATCCGTCGTCCGCGTGCTAAGAACCGCCGGCGCGGGAACGCTTGCCAGAACGGCCACGGCGGCCGGAAGAAGCTCGGCCGCACGCGCCGCGATCGACGCGCGGCGGGCGTCCTCGAGCGCCTTCCGCTCGACCTTGCGCGCGGTCCGAAGCTCCTCGGCCGTCGGCTCCCAACCGTCGAAGGCCGCGCGGACGCATCCCGATCCGACCGTCCGCACGCGGGCGCCGTCCGTGACCTCGTAGACCTTGGCGTGCCGCCGGCCGCAACGGCAGCACTCCGGAAGCATATCGGCGGGGAGGTCGATCCGCTTGCCCGTGTCGAGGTCGACCGGCCGCACGTCCCGAACCGCCACCAACCGCCACGCCGTCGTCGTCTCGTTCATCATGCCCTCTTGTATAGCACACGTCATGCCAACCGAGACGCGGTCCGCTCGTGCAACGGCGCCGCGCTGCAAAGCTCGACCTCGAGCGCCGCAAACGCCACGGACAGAGCCCGCGCGGCTTCGTCCGCCGTCCCCTTGGCAAGCTCGATCACGACGGCCGAGGAGCGCGCGAAGGCGCGCTCGACACGAACGATCCACCGCTCGACCGTCGGGGTTGCAAGCTCGACCTCGGCCGCGAGCCGGAAGGCCTCGGCGTCGAGCGCGCGCGAGCTAGCCCGCGGGCCGTTCGGCGCGCCGTCCGTGATCGTGATCCGGACCTCGCGCGATCCGCCACGGCTTGCCACGATCTCCGCCTTGCGCGTTGCGTTGCTGCTCGTCTTCATGGGTTGCGATCTCCTTGCTATGCTTGGGCCGACCGGAGCCGGCCCGGGGTTCTCGAGGTCACGACCAAACCGAGATCCGGCCGTTCTCGCGCGTGCCTTCCGCGGCCTCGGGGAAGGCCGCGACGATCGCCGCGTGCGCCTCGGCGTATTGCGCCGCGCGGTCCGCGTCGAGCGCCGCCCAGCGAGCCGGCCCGACCGGGAGCGCGAGCGCCGCTTCGGGAGCCCGACGGCTTCCGATCTCGCCGTGCCAAGCGCCGTCGATCGTCGTGACCGTGCCGTGCCCGGTCGCGCTCGAAGGCTCCCAAGCGGTGTAGACGTAGCAGGCGGTCCCGAGGACACGGCTACGGGTCACGGTCACGTTGCCAGCCTTGCGCGTCTCGTTCGTCTTCATGCTTGGAGTTATAGCACGCGCCATGCCAAAGATCCGAACGCGCGCAAGTGCCCAAACCTCGAGGTTTGGGCCCGTGGGTCAACCCCTCCGGCGTGACAATTTTCGGCAGCTCTTATAGCATGCGTGTGACAATTCGCGGCACACGCTCCAAGAATCGCGCACTTAGCCGATCGCTCCGGCCGCGCGCGCCGTCCGCTTATGGCGTGCGTGCTATAGGAAACGCGAGCTTACGGCTGCGAGCCGGTGACAATTCTTGACCGTGGGTCAACGGGCGGAGCGCTCGGAGCCCTCGAGCGTCGGCCGTGCCTCCGCGTTCAGGTATGACACGGATGTCATACCTCGCTCGAACGGCGTAAGCTGCGGAACCGCTTGCACTTTTCGCGGAGCGGAGGGCCCAAGAGCCCGTTTGCTATGACACGAATGTCATACTTGCTGCCATATATCCAACCTCGCGAACACGTTGCGGTTTTCGCCGAAAGGGCCGTTCGGAGGCAGTTCAGCATGACACGGCTGTCATGCTTCGACGCGAGGAGCCCGCGGCCGGAGCGCTCGAGAGATCGGACACTTAGCGCAGCCCGATCGGTTGGCATGCCGCGTGCTATAACTCGAAGCATGAAGACCGAGAACCTCGCCGCCGTCCCCGCCCGCCTCGTCGCCTCCCGCCCCGCCGTCGTCGCCGCCGAGACCTTCGCCGCGACCCAAGGCCGGAAGGGCAAGGCCGCTTGGCTCGGAATGTTCAACAATTCCCGCGTCGTCGCCCGCGACGGCGACTTCTTCCTCGTCCGCGCGAACGCCTTCGCGGCCGCCGGCTTCAACGCTGCCGGCTTCGCCGTTTGGCAAACGCTCGAGGACGCCGAGCTTTGGATCGTGGACACTCGCCGGATCGGCGTCCGCGTCGCGTGATCGGTTGGCATGATGCGTGCTATAAAAGAGGTCATGATGAACGAGCAGAACGCAACCACGATCGAGCAACTCGGCGGCTTCGGCAAGCTCTCGGCCATGCTTGGCGCCCACGGCTTCACCTACGACAACGAAGCGTGCCGCGTCTCGTTCAAGTTCAAGGGCTCGCGCAAGGCGAACGCCGTGACCGTGACCTACGACCGCGGCGCGGACCTCTACAACGTCACGATCTACAAGCTCGCCCGCTTCGACGTGCGGACGGTCCTCGAGGTCGAAGGCCTCGACACGGCGCAAATGCGCGAGACCTTCGAGCGCACGACCGGGCTCTACCTCTCCCTCTAGCCCGCGGGGCCCGGTCGGTCGGTTGGCATCATCCGTGCTATAAGAGTTGACCATGAAGACCACGACGACGAAGAAGGCGAGCGAGTTGACGGCCGGCGATTGGGCGGTCGAGGCTTGCGGGACGGAATGGCTTGTGTCCGCGGTCGAGCCCGTGGGCAAGAGCCGCGTCCGCGTGACGCTCTCGAACGCTCACCACTACATGAGCGCGGCGGCCGAGGACGTGCGCGTCTTCTTCGGCACGACGCGGATCCGCGTTCGCGCGCTCGAGGCCGAGTAGGCCCGGCGGTTGGCATCATACGTGCTATAAGAGGAAACCATGAAGACCACGAAAGACCACGCGGCGGAGATTCGGGCGCAGTTGAAGGCAGCGGGGATCAAGCCCCGGTTGGTCTCGGTCCGGTGTGAGTTCTACTCGCTCGGCTCCTCGATCGCCGTAAAGGTGCGCAGCCCTTACGTTTCGATCTCCAAGGTGAAGGAGATCGTCGCGGGCCACGCCCGGATCGACCGCGACGAGCACGGGGAGATCCTGAACGGCGGCAACCGCTACTGTGACGCGGAGTATGACCGCGAGATCGTCTACCCCTACGCCGACGCGATCGAGCGCCGGCTCGTCGCCTTGAAGGCGCGCCCGCGCAGCGAGAGCGTCGAGATCCTCGGCGAATCTTGCTGGATTGCCGGCGACGGCTATTGGCGGAGCTTCGGCCGCGGCGACGACGATATGGGCCACAAGTGCTACGACGAGACCGGCCTCGCCCGCCAACTTGCCGAAGCCGCGCTCGACCGTGGCGAAGCCGACGCGCTCCTTGCCGAGTGTAACGCCACGGCCAGCGCAGTATGACACGAATGTCATACCTCGAGGACGGCGGCAACCTCGCGGAAGTCCAGCGCAATTCGCCGCCGACGCGACCGGGAGCCCGTTTACCATGACACGAATGTCATACTCGCTGCCATATATCCAAGGCCGCGAACCCGTTGCGGTTTTCGCCGAAAGTGCCGTTCGGAGGCAGTTCAGTATGACGCGGCTGTCATACCTCGACGCAAGGGGCGCGGCTCGGTCGAACTCGAGGGATCGGGCACTTAGCACGATCCGGCCGTTTGGCATGACGTGTGCTATAAGAGTCTACCATGAAGACGACGAACAACGGGATCGAGTGGACGGCGGACGCTTTCGGAAACACGACGCTCGCGCGCGGCAACCGCGCCGCGACGGTCTCGCCCTGCTCGGGCGAGTGGATCATCGTCGCGACCGCGAGCGGTTGCACGCTCCGCGCGTTCTCAGGCAAGACCTACACGACGCTCCGCGGCGCCTTCAAGGCGGCCGAGAAGTGGCTCGCGAGGGAGTGCTAAGACCATGACGCGCCAAGAGTTCCAACGCCTCGAGGAGCAAGCCACCGAACGCCGCTACGCGGAGATCGCCACGAAAGCGGCCCGCATGGTTCGCGACGGGCTCGCGAGCCCCGAGCAAGCCAACGCTTGGGCGGCCGAGCAGCAAGACCGCGTCGTTCACTTCGGCCCATGGAGTTGACCATGAAGACCACGACGGAACAAGTCGCCACCTTTGCAGCCGAGATCACGGAAGCCTACCTCGCCGACGGGCGGGACCATTCCGCGGCCGAGCTTGCCGCGATCACCGGCCGTCCGTTGCGCACGGTTCGGGCTCTACTCACGGAGGTTTGGCGCCATCGGATCCGAAGCTACGAGACCACGCGCCCGACGTTCTCGCGCGACTACCCGACCATGGAAGCCGGCGTCGCGCGGATCAACCTTCACGGACCGGACCGGGAGCGGCTCGCCGCGCTCGTGCTCGCCGCCCGCTCCGCTCGGTTGGCATGACGTGTGCTATAAGAGTCTACCATGAAGACGAGCAAGGCAACCAAGGCGATCGCGACGATCCTCCGCTCCGGCGAGCAGACCGAAGACCACGTCCGGGCCGCGTGCCTCGAGCGCGGGGTTTCGGACGTCGAGCGCGAGGACGCGATCGGCGAACTCCTCGACGCCGGCGCCGTGCTCCCGACCTTGATCCAAGCCGACGGGCTCGGCCTCCGGAACCGGCGCTTCGTGCCCGCCCTCCGGCTCGCGGCCGGTTGGGTCGCCCCGTGGGCGTGGCGGTAGGTTTGGCATCGTTCGTGCTATAAGAGGAAACCATGGGGATCGCCTTCCAAGCTCTGAACGTGAACGAGACCGAGGACCACGGCTTCGGCGCCTTCCCGAAGCGGGTCGAGTGCCCGGCGTGCGAGGACTTGTCGATCGCCTACTCGACGGCGGCCGCGGTCTTCGGCTACCTCGGTCTCGAGGTCTCGCCCGAGTTCGGCGAGATCGAGCTTCCCCGCCTCCGGCGCGCCATCGTTGCGGCGCGCGCCCGTGGCGGTGCCGAGCGCTTCGAGCGCTCCGCCCTCGAGGAGCCGGGGCCTCCCCGCGCGCGCGAGGACGGATCGATCGAGCTACGCCCCCCGCGGTTCTTCCGCGCCGGGCTCGACGCCGACGGGATCCTCGTCCGCGTCGCGATCCTCGAGCGGATCGTCGTCGCCGCACAAGCGGCCGGCGCGACGCACCTTTCGTGGGCGTGACGCCCAAGCCGGAGATCGAACCATGAAGAAGCCCAAGAGCCCAGCGACCAAAGCCCCGAGCCCCGAAGCTCCCCGACCGACCATTCGCGAGATCGTCGCCTTCATGCACAAGCGCGCGACCGCAAGGCGTGACGCATGGATCGCCATGGTGAACGAGGCGACGATCCGCGCTCTCGAGTGGTCCCGCGAAGGCGTCGAAGCTGCGATCGTGGTCGAAACGTGCGATCACGCGCTCCGCGCGCTCGACAACGAAGCCGACCTCGAGAAGCACGCCCGCGCGCAAGCCTTCCGCTACGGCGCGTTCCCCCCGGCGTCCACGGGGTTGCTCGACGCCGAGATCAACGCCTATCGCGTCGCCGCGTGGATCCGGATCGCGGACGAAGCACGGAACGCGAACCCATGACGCCGAAGCAAATCGCAAGCGCACGCGCAGCCGTCGAAGCTGCGGGCCCGCCACCCAAGGGGCACGGATGGACCGTGGTTGCCGGGCCGGCGTGCGAAGCGTTGCCGCGCGAGATCGGAAGCCCGCGGTCCAACGTATGGGTCTGGCGGTTTGCCGGACGGTGCGCGAAGCCGTGGACGGTCACGGATCGGCGCTCGGGTTTCCGTCTCGCCATGCTCGCAACCCGAGCGCAAGCCGCCGCGCTAGCCCGCGTCTTGAATGCGATCCCCGCGGACGAGTGGGCCGCACGTTCCGCGTGCGCTTCGGAGTCGTTTCGGCGTGAGATCCTAGACCACGCGATCCGCGTAGGAGACGGTACGGCATGAGGTCGAAGCGTTGGACAAAGGCCGACGTCCGAAGGCTCCGCGGAGCGCTCGATCACGCGCTCCTTGTGAACCGCCCGATCGCTCCGGCGTTCGGTCCACGATCGGGCGAGCGTTCCGAGTTCGTGGCACGGTTCCGCGCGTGGCTCTCGGAGCCGGGCCGGCGTGCCGCGATCGCTTGCGCGCACCTTCGCGGGCTCGCCAGCCTTGCGGCCGACCGCGCGAAGCGCTCCCGGGAAACGGCCGAGCACGCCCGCGCGAACCCCGACGTATGGCGCGACGGCACGGCCGAGATCGTCGCGCGCTTCGAGCGCCTCGCCGGCGAAGACGAGCGCGGAGTCGCCGGGCTCGAGAAGCTCGTCGCGCGCATCGAAGCCGAAGGCCTACCGCCCGAGGTTGAAGCCTACGATCCAACGGAGCCGAAGCCATGAGACCACGCCCAATCGCCGCGGCCGTCGTCGCGACGCCGGAAAGCATTCGTTGCTGCGCCACGGGTTGCGGCGACAAGATCAAGGATCCGGATTGCTGGCGCGTCGAGTTCGCGGACGGGTCGGCGCTTTTCCTCGAGCGCGGTTGCGTCGGTTGGTTCGTCAACGGCCATCCCGACTATGGGCACCCCTACGGCGGCGCCGAGCTTTTCGCGAAGTCGAAGCCATGAGCGCGCTTGACGAAGCCGAGATCGACGGGCTCGCGGTCGGGGTTCTCGACAAGTTCCTCGGCCGGCGCGGCTCGCTTTGGTTGTGCCTCCGGCGCGAGCGTGTCGAGGCCCGGGGCCACGGGCTGCCCGGCGCCCGATGGGCAACGCACCGCGAGGTCGGCTTCGCGCCCGAGGTCGTGATCGAGGTTTGGCGCTACGGCGAGGAGCACGGCTTTGGAAGCGTGCACGAGATCGGCACGGTCGCCAAGCGATACGACGCTTGGCGCGAGCACGCCCTTCGGGTGCTTCGTGCGTGCCTTCGTGGAACGCCGGCGGCCGGCGAGTTCGCCGAGGCCGTTCTCGCCGCCGTGAAGCTCGGAGGCGATCCCGCGGTTCTCGAGCGCGAAGCGCGCACGATCCTCCGCCGACGGGGGAAGCCATGACGCGACGCCTTCTAGGCTACGACGCCCGCGAGTTCTTCGAGGCCGCGGGCTACGACGTGCGGCCGGGCAGCGGCTTGAACCCAAGCCGCACGATCGCCGTCGAGCCCTTCGAGGTCGGTCGACTCTACGAGCGGATCCGAGCGATCTGGTTTAGCGATCACGCGAAGCCGGCGATCGTGGATCTGCTCCGCGCCGTGCGCCTCGATCCCGAACTCCTCGCCGCGCTCGAGACCGCGTGGATCCTCGGCCGCGACGTGGCGCTTCACGACGCCGCGTGCGTTGCGATCGGAATCGAGCCGGATAGCGCGGAGCCCGACGAGCAACCATTTTGGCGCCGAGCCCTCGCGAAGCGCCCAAGCCATACGGACGGAGGTTGAAGGCGTGAGCATCGAAACGCGCGGACAGTGGGTTCGGATCGGCGACTCGTGGATCGACTCCGCGACGGTCGTGTGCATCGAACGACACGACGAAGACGGGCGGACACTCGTCGGCCTTTCGTCGGGAGCGTGCGCCGATTGCGAGGTCGAACCCGACGAGATCCTCGAGGCCGTGCACCGCGCGCGGCGCTTCGTCGGCGCCGATCTCGTCGCGTTGCCGGAGTCGAAGACAAGCACGAACACGGCGCGAGCGTGGCGCGCGTTCCTGGCTTCCGACCGCGCCGAAGTCGCCGCGACGCTACGAACCGGAGCCGACCGCGCGGAGCGCGGCGGAGCCGCTACCGCGGGCGAGCTTCTTCGGACGGCGGCCGCGCTCCTCGAGGAAGCCGGGGGCTCGGCGTGACGCCGTGCTACTCCGATCTCCCGACCATCATCGGGATCGCTTGGCGCGACGAGCACGGCGAGACGTGGCTCGGCGTGCCCGACGAACTCGGGCCCGTGCTCGGCGGTCCGCTTGCCCGCTTCCCCGAGAGCGATCCCCGCTCCGGCTTCAAAGCGTTCGGCGGGCTTCGGGCGTGGGCCGTGCGGACGGTCGAGCTTGCCTTCCCGAAACCGAACGACTCGGAAGCGTTGAAGCGCTGGCCAATCGATCCGGCCGACGTGCCGATCGATTGCACGACCGAGATCCGAAACGTCTTCGTCGTGCGCCCGGCGTGGGTCGCGTTCCTCGCTCGGCGCTTGTTCGCGGCCGACGTGTCGCTCGAACGGATCCCCGGCCGGCTCCTCGACCTCGAGCGCGACGGCGAGTTCCGGCGCGCGCTCGACGCAGCCGAACGGCTCGGCGGGCTCGACGCGCTCCGCGTCGCGTGTGCAACGATCCAACTCCCCCTTTGGTGAAGCCATGAAGACGAAACGAACGAACGAAACGGAGCGTTGGTGCGAGTGCGCCAACACTGAACCGCTAGCCGGTGAGTTACCGATCCCGCTCGTGGGGTTGCGTATCACGCCCGGCGATTGCTTCTTCGGTTGGTGGGTGCGCTTCGACGGAGAGCACTCGCACGATTGCGTTACGGGCCAAAGCCGATTTGCCGAACGCCTCGTTACCGTCGCGGCAAAGGGCGACGGCGCGATCCGCGAGGTCGTGCGAACCGCGATCGCCGGCATGCTCGCGCATGAGGTCTTCCGATACAACGGCTATGGGATCCGTGTTCCGGATTGGTGGCTTTCGTGGGGCAACCGCCTCGAGGAGATCCGACGATCCGGCGATTGGCACCACCGTCAAACGACGTGGTTTCCCGAGCCGTTCCCGCTGGAGTTCCGAGAACGGCGCGACGATCCGGTGCTTTTCTGCCCTTGCCGGATCGAAGCCGTCGCCGTCGAATGGGCGGGACGCATGTTCCGCAAATACCTCCCGACGATCTACACGTCCGAGGAGCTTTGGTATTTCCACGCATACGGCACGCCAACGAGCGCGCACGCCGCGGCCGTCGAGAACTTCGCGCGCACGCTTCGCAACCTAACGCCGGCCGAGTTCATCGGAGGCCCATGACGATCCGAGGAAGACCGACCGAGCAAGAGCCCGCGCGCTACTCGTGCGCCGTGTGCGACGAACCCATGCGCGTCGAGCACGGGCACGTCGATCGCTGCCGGTTTTGTCGAAGCGCGCAAGACCGGCCGCACTTCCACCTTCGGTGCGATCGGTGCTCGCCGCCCGATTGGTGGGCGGCCGTCGTCGTGCACGACGGAAAGCCCTTCGACGAAGGAACCGATCCATGAGCCTTCGCTACCGCTACGCCGCGATCCGTTTGCTGCTCGCCATGGAACCGGGCCGCGTCTACGTCCGCGACGAGCGTTGGGCGTGCGGCGGAGTTGACCTTTGCGCCGCGGGGTTCACGCCGCTACGTCCCGACCCGTGCCGCACGACGCTCGGAACGATCAACGCGCTCGAGGCCCGGGGGCTCGTGACTTGGGATGCAACGCCGGAAGGGACCGCCTTCTACCACTTGACCCCGACGGGCGAACTCGAGCGCGAACGGCTCGCGCGGGAGCTGCCCGCCCGATGAAGCCGCAGACCGCGCGGGCGTTCGCCCTCGAGGAAGCCAAGCACGCCACGCGCCGCGGGCTACGACTCGCGAAGGGAGCGGCGGCCGCACTTCGCGCCGCGGGCGTTCGCGTCGAAGAACTCGAGACCGCGGTCCACGCCGTCCGCCGGGAGCACGCCGGCCCGCCATGGAACGCGGGGCCGAAGGTTGGCCTACCGCGGAACGTGCACCCGTGGACACGAGCGACCGCGAACCGGGAGCGGCCGGATCTCGTCATGGTCCCTTGGCGCCAAGCGTGGGCCGATTGCCTCGCCGTGAGCGTTGCCGCGCTAACGGCCAAGCTCGGCCTTTGCGCCGAAGCCCGCGGGGCCCTCGTGCGCCGACTCCTCGACGATCCCGAGTTCGCCCGAGCGCACGCCGGCGCCCTTGCCCTCGGAGGTCCGGAGGCCGGTGCGTCGTTCCTCCGCGCCGCGGTCCCGCCGGCGCTCCTCGGCCGGAGGCGGAAGCGATGAAGGCTCGGATCGGCGTCTTCCTCGAGACGTGGAACGGCGCCGCTCGCTACGTTATGCACGTCCTCCCCCTCGACTCCCCGGAGGCCCTAGCCCTCGACGCCGCGGAGCGGCTCGGGGCCGAGCCCTCGAGGTTGCGGCCGACGCTATGCGGCGAGCGCAAGGAGCGCGAACCGCGCACCGCCTCGATCGCTCTCGGCTGTAAGGGGGGCCGCGCCCGGCTTGTATGGTGCCCGGCGTGCGAGAAGCTCGACCGCCCCATGCGCCTACCGTGAGCCGGAGCCGCTTTCCGCGGGCCCTCCGCCCGCTGCCCGTTCCGCGCGTTCGTTCCGCGCGTTCGTTCCGCGCGTTCGGGTTGGTCGGTGTATAGCTCACGGACTATATCGGGGAATGTGGGGTAGGGGGGCATACCGGGGTAGCGCCCGCCCTAGCTGGCGCCCCCGACGAAACGTGTTTCGGCGACCCCCCTCCCCTCGTGCCCCGGTGTCGGCGCTTATGCCCCCGCCGCCCTACCTCCCCCCTACCCCCCCGGGGGGCCCTCGTTCGGAACTTGCGAGCCTCGCCGCCCCTCGAGGATCCCCGCCCCGAAGTTGACCGCCCCCGCCGCCGGGCTCGGGATCATCGGGTCGAAGGCCTCGGCCTCGAGGAGCCCCGGGCGCCTTACCCCTCGAGCGCCCCGAGGTCCGCGGGCTGGCGGACGAGCGGCCGCCGCGGGTTGTCCTCGGGTTCGACGAACGGCTCGGCCGCTCCGCCCTTCGGCTCGCGGAGCCAAGGAGCCGAGGCCTCGCGCAACTCGGCGGGAATGTATCGGTGCCGCCGAGGCCTCGGCCTCGGTCCCGGCCGTTGGGGGCGGGAGCGCGGTGTCATGCGTGGGGGCGGGACCTCCGCCCCGAGGAGCAGCGCCACCGCCTCGCATACGAGCTGCGAGCGCGTGACCCCCCGGGCTTGCGCCTCGAGTTCAAGATCGAGGAGCAGCGTCCAAGGCATCGTGACCGCCGTATTCATCCGGCGGGAATGATAGGGCAAGCGCTTCATGAGCCGCCCCCGCCGGCGCCGTTCGCGGCGAACGCCCCGCCGGAAGTTTCCGCGCGGGCGTCCGAAACGAAACGCGGGACCGCGGCCGCGTCGCCCTCGACGTCCTCGAGCGGTTCCGCCGGAGCCCCCGCGCCGAACGCCTCGAGCGCCTCGCGGTGTTCGAGGATCTCGACCTTGCTCGGGCCGCCGGGCCCCCCAAGCATCCGGGGCCGGTCTCGGATAGCTCCCCGCCGGCCGGCGCCGCGGATTAGCTCGACCGCTGCCTCTTGCTCCTCGATCAACTCCGCGGCTTGCTCCGGGGTTAGGTCCGCCACGGCCACGCCGACGATCGCCGAAGCCTGCCCCCGCTCCGCGCGCCCAAGCTCGATCACTTGCTGCCCGACCGCCATCGCCCGGGAAAGGATCCCGGCGTGCGACTTCAAGAGCCCGAGCGCTTGCTCGGGCGTTAGGTCGATCTCATGCGCCGGTCGTGGCTTCCCGTCCGGCCCAAGGGTCGCGTGACGCACGACGCCCACAAGCGCGTCCATCGCCGGCACGAGCCGGGCGCTTAGCCCGAAGACCGCGAGCACGTTCTTCCGTGCCGCGGTCAGTACCGCGGCCTCTTGCGCCACCGCTTCGACGGAGTGCTCGCGGGCTGCCCGGCCTTCGGCTTCCGCTCGGGCCGCCTCGCGCCGGGCCCTTTCGGCCACCACCGACAAGGACTTCTCCCGTTCCTCCGCTAGCACTAGTTGAATGGGCCGCGCCCAATCGTAGCGGGGCCAGCCCAAAAGGTAGGCCTTTCGTGCGGTCTTCTCGTTCACCCCGCACAAGCGCGCCGCATGCCTTGCCACGCCCCCCGCTTCTCGGAAGGCTCCCACAAGCCGATTGTAGAGGTCCCTCGAGTAGATCCCCGCTGCCGCGCTCATGGGTCACAAGCTACCACCCGAAGCGCGAACCGTCGAGGAGCACGCGCACCCCTTTCGTTTCTTACGCTCCCGCGGAACCGTTTCCGCTCGGGCGTTCGGTTTGAACGCTGCCGCCTTCCCCTTCACGGCACCCGCCACCGCGTCCGCGTCTTCGTTGCCGCCGTTCCCCTCCGCATGGGCCCTCGTCTCCCTCCGCGTCGTGTGCACTTGGCGTCGCTCCCTCCTTGTCTTCTCCGCGTCCGCCGCCCTCCGCTCGACTTCCTCGAGGCGCCCAAGCCGTGGGGCATGAGCCACCCGTTCGCGCCGCGCGCCCTTGAACTCGCTCGCCGTCTTCGTGCCGTACCCGGCACCGAGAACGCCGAGCACCTTGCCACCACGATCGAGCACGCGGCCGCGGCCTACCGTTGCCCCGAGTGCTCCTACGCCGGAGGCGATCCGCTCGTCGGGCTTCTTCCCGGCGCCGAGCGCCCGATCCGTTTCGCGTGCCCGCTCTGCTCCCCGCCCCTCGTCCGCGCTGCCTTCGGCCTCGAGACGCCCCAAGCGTGAGCCCGCCCAAGCCGTAGACCATGGGCCACTTAGCAGACCGCAACCGAGAGCGTCCCCCTAAGCCACGACTCACGGCCCGCGTTGTTCGAGGCCTCGAGGCCGCGGCCGGTTGTATAGCTGCCGAGCTATCGATCGGCACCTTCGACAATGTGCGCTCCCGCGGCCGCCGGCAACGCAACCCGCCGGGCTCGGCGCAACTCCGCTTCGTGCAATCCGACTCGAGCGACGTCGCCGCCGCGCTCGCCTTCCTCGAGGCCCTCGTCGCTTGGCACGACAAGACGCACGGGACCGAAGTCGAGCGCGTCGAAGAACCCGCACCCGCCGAGCCGCCGCCCTTCCCCGACGCAGGCAAGCGCGACACGCGCGCCGAGTTCGTCGTCGTCTACTTGAACCCGAGCGACTATCCCGGCCGCTTCGTCGTTCGCCGTTGGTCGCTTGTCGAAGGCGTGCTCTCGGCCGACCTCGTTCCGATCGCCGTCGTCGGCTCCCTCGAGGAAGCCCGCGTCGCCGTCGCTGCCGTCGCGCCAAGCTCTCGCGTTTGCATCCCCCGCCACCCGAGCGACGACGCCGTGATCGTCGAAACGTGGGTCTGGTAGCCTTCACGCTATGAAAGGATCGAGACCATGACGCGCCGCTGCCCGCCGAGACGCAAGCCGCCCCGTTGGCTCGGGCCCAAGCCCCGCGACGCTTCCGACCTCGGGATCCCCGACGCGCCAAAGCGTGTTCCTCCGGAACCCTTCTCGATCGCTCTCGCCCCCGAGGAACCGCCGCCCGACCTTGACGATCGGCACCCGCGTTCGTTGCACGACGCGATCCCGCTCGCCCCGCCGGGGTTCGGAGCCGGGCCCGTGATCGATCATGGCGCAACCGACCGCGAGACCTTCCGCGCCTTCTTCGACTCGCTCGGCGTGCCCTACACGAAAGACGCCGATCCGCACCGTGGGTTGTCGCTACTCGTCGCCGGCGCGCACTTCGTCTTCGGTAGAGCTGGCGACTTCCTCGGCGTCGAATGCGCCGAGACCGGCCGCCGGGAGTCCCGCAAGTCGTGAACGCCGTCGAGATCGTGAACGCCGATCCGCACTCGAGCGCCGGCACGCTCCGCGCGGTCCTCGACAAGCTCGCCGCTTGGCTCGCGCTCACGCCCGCCGACCTCGAGCGAGTAGGCGTCGACACGTCCGCCGGCGCTGCCCTCCTTCTCGTGCCCGCCGAGATCGTGAGCCCCGAGCGCTTCGACCCCAAGGCCCCGACGGGACGAGACGAAGAACGGGTCGTCGCCGTCTTCAACGCCCGCCCCGTTTGGGTCTCGCTCGGGATCGCCCTCGTGCCCTCCGCCGAGTTCTCCGCCGCGTTCGCCGTTTGGCGCCTCGACGGCCTCGAGGCCCTTCGCGCCCGCTGGCCACACGCCATCGGCGGTTGATAGGATCCGCACCATGAAACACGCAAGCACCGTCCGTTGGCTCGGTCCGCTCGTCGCCTTCATCATCGGGCACCTTTCGCCCAAGCCGGAGCCGCGAGCATGACGCCACCAACCTACCCCAAGTTCACGCGCGCCGCGCTCGGCGTGCTCCTCGCGATCCTCGCCTTCGTGACCGGCTTCGCCGTTGGCGTCCGCACGCTCGGTCAAGAGTTCGACTTCCGCGAGCCGAAGCCCGCGGTCTGCCCCGAGCCTCGGCCGCCGTGCGAGTGCCGTTGCTTCGTGGACGTCCCCGACTCGCCACCATGCCCGCGGCCGTGGTAGTGATCCCGCCCCCATGAGCATCCTTTCCGCCCGCTTCCTCGAGGTCTTCGACCAATGCCCCCGATCGCAGAAGACGAACGAGCCACCCGCCGAGCCGTCGCGAGCTTCCTCCGTTGCGAGGCCTTCGAGCTTCGCTACCGCCCCGACGTCGCCCACGCCGTGTCCGGCCTCGCCTCGCGCGTAGACTCGAACGAAACGATCGAGGACTTGCTCGCGAACGTCGGCGCAACCGCGCGCTCCTCGCCCTACGCGCTCCGGCCTCGAGACCTCCGCGCCCTACTCGATCGCCGCCTTCGTGACCTCTACGCCCGCGTCGTCGCCGCGCTTCTCGGCCTCGACTGAACGGATCACGGCTTCGGCTTCCGGAGTGCCTCGAGCGCCGCGAGCTTGCCCGCCGGGTCCGCTTCCTTCAAGCGTGCGATCTCGGCTCGGAACGAATCGACAACCGCGGCCTTCGCCCGCTCCTCGCACGCAAGATCAAGGATCCGTCGGCGCACCCGCTCGATCTGCCCCTTGGCGTAGGGCCCGACGTCCTTCCCCCAAAGCGACGAGAGCACGCCGCCGAGATCGTTCCCGAGCTTTTCGAGTTCTTCGTCGAGCTTCACGGCGCCCTCGTCGTGTCCGCGCACCGTAGGCAACGGCACGCCGTCGCCTCGAGGTCCCGGCCGCACGCGACGCAAAAGCGCGCCAGCATGACCGCGAACAAGCGCGCACGTTCCTCGCTCGAGAGCGTCGCGAGCATCGGCTCGACAACGCGCCAGATCCGCGCCTCGTCGCCCATGGTCGCAAGCCTACCACTTCGCGCCCTGGACTTCGTGCCGCTCGACCTCGACCACGTCACAACCGTTGGTCCATCGATCTTTGCCGTCCTCGGTCCAATCGCCGAAGCTCGACGCCGCGAGCTTTCGCGCCGCGGAGCGTGCCCGCGCGAGCGTCGCCGTCACGGCCTCGATCCCGGCGCCCTGCCCTTCCTCGCCCTTGGTCACGATCCAAACGTGCATCGTCGATCCCCTTTCATCGGATCGGCTTGGGCGTGGTAGCTTCGGAAGGTAGCGCCCAAGGTTCGTCGTCCGCGGCATCCCCCCCGCCGCGTCTTCGCGTCGGCCTTGGGCGCTGCTTTATCACCGCGAGGACGAGCGCGTGAACCGCCCGCGTGCCTCCGAGCGAACGTGCGGCCGAGCACGACGCCGCGAACTCCTCGTCCTCGACGGCCATAAGGATCACCTCGCGCCGCTTCGCCGCGTCGATCTTCACGTCTTGGAACAGGTAGGCGGCCTCGATCGCGTAGCGCGGAGCCCACGGCCCATCGATCGGGATCTCGACCGTGTGCCGACTGACCGACCTTGACCGCCAAGGCTCCTCGGCCGTGTCCCGCGGAGCCCGCGCGAGCGTCGTCGGCCCGCGCTCGATCGGGAAGCCGCACGCCGCGAGCGTGCCCGCCCACGAGTAGGCGCGCGCGAAGCCTCGAGCCTCGAACGCCTTGCGCGTTTGCACGAGCACGCAATCGGCCGAGCCCGCGTGCTTCTCGGCCGGCACCGGCATAGCGAACGCCTTGCCGCACGCCGGGCACGCGAACGGCTTCGGCTTCGGAACGCGCTGCCCCGTCCGCGTCACCGGATCCAACCAACCTCGCCGAACGTCGCCGCGAATTGCTCCGCGTCCGCGAACAAGCGCGACGGGGGAATCCGCAAGTGGAACGCGATCCGAACGAGCACGGCCACGCTCGGCACCTTCTCGCCGCTCTCGATCTTCGTCACATAGCTCGGCTCGATCCCGACGAGCTTCGCGAGCCTCCGCTTCGAGCAGCCAAGCCGCTCACGATGGACGCGCACTTGCCCCGCGAGTCCCTCCGCCACGAGGTCGGCGTACTTGCAATCGGCGAACGTCACGCGGAAACCTCGTCGGGAACGGGTAGCGCCTCGAGTGCCTCGAAGTCGATCACGATCGGAACGTCGTCGCGAAGCCGGGCGAGGTCAAGCGACACGAGAACATCGGCCGCGCCCGCGGCGAGCTTGCGCCGAATTGCGTCGCGCGCGAACGGCGTCCCGGCAACATTCGGATCCGAGCAGGAAAACGCCGCCGACCTCTCGCACGCCGCGAGCGCGCCCTCCGCGAACTTTAGGATCTCGACCGCGGCCTTCGGCCCAATCCCCGGCGCCCCCGGGTAGCAATCCGACGAATCCCCGACCAACGCGAGGTAGTCCGCCATTTTCTCGGGCGGAACGCCGAAGCGCTCGACAACTTGATCGGGCCCGACGATCTCGCCCGTCATGAAGTCGAGGAGCCACACGCCGCTGCCCACAACTTGCGCGAGGTCCTTGTCCTTCGTCGCGATCATGCAACCGAAGCCACGGCTGTTTGCCTCGCGCGCGATCGTCGCGAGCATATCGTCCGCCTCGAAGCCCTCGGCCCAAAGCGTCCGGACGCCGAGCACGTCCTCGAGGAGTTCCTCGGCCTCGCGAAGCTGCCCGAGCACGCGCGCCCGCTCGTCGCCCGTGACCCTGCCCTTGCTCTTGTACGCCGGAAAGCGCTCATGCCGAAACGTCGGGAACGGCCGATCGATCGCCGCGACCACGAACTCGGGTTGGTGCACGCGCATCGCCCGCGCAGCCCAGCCGATCGCGAGCCTCGCCGCGCGGTAGGGCTGCCCGTGAAAAGCACGATGGACGAAGCCGTTCAAGTCGAACGCGAGCACGAGCGGCCGCGTAAGCCGGATCACGGCTTGTGCCCGATCGTCTTGACTGCCTCGGAGATCGAGAGCGCGAGCGCGAGCGCTTGCTTCTTCTCCTCGACGGCCTCGCGGATCCGTTCGTCGAAGTGCTCGCGCGCACCGCGTAGCGCGTCACGAAGCGCCGTGACCTCGCGCCGAGCCTCGGCAAGCTCACGCTCCGCCGCGTTGGCCCGCCGGCGTTCTTCCTCGAACCGATGCTTCGAGACCGTTTCAACCGCGCGGCTTCTCGTCGTCTTCGTCGTTCCCATTGATCGGATCTCCCAACACGCTACGGCGCCCCGCCTCGAACGCCTCGAGAAGCGCCCGTTCGATCACACCTTCGCAGCCCCCGGGCCCGGCGTAGGAAGCGCGCCCAATGTCGCGCAGCAACGCGACCGCCCGCTTTGCAACCTCGTCAGGGTAGCTCATGACACGCGCGCCACCTTCCCCGCCTCGACGTGGTAGCGCGCCGCGGCCGGAATGTCCCGGGCGAGATCGGCCTTGTGCGTCACGACCACGACGCACCGCCCCCGCGCGAACTCTCGCACGACGCGCACGACGGCCGGGAGCCCGGCCGCGCTCACGGCGTCGAAGACCTCGTCGAAGAACATCGTGCCCGGCCGGCGCCCTCGAGCCGCGCCCGCGACCTCCGCGAGAGCGAGCACGAGCGCCACGTCGATCCGGCGCCGCTCGCCGGAGCTTGCCCCGTAGTAAGAGCCCCCGCCCGCGCCGAGAACCTCGGCCGAGATCGACTCGCTCGTCCCGCCGGTCTTCTTCTCCGTGTAAGGTCTTAGGCGCAAGTGTAGGCCTTCGATCCCGAGCCGGTCGAGCCACCCGTTGGCGATCGACTCGACGCCCCCGAGAGCCCGACCGAGCACCGCGGAGCGGACGCCACGAACGCCTAGAACGGCCTCGACGGCCCGAAGGGTTAGCTGCCCGATCTCGGCCTTGCTCGCCCGTTCTAGCCAATCGTCGCGGCCGGAACCTACCTTCTCGCGCTCCGCCTCGACGGTGGCCAGGGTCGCCGCCATCCGGTCCCGAGCGTCCGCCCATCGTGCCCGCTCGTCCGCCCTCGCGCGCGCCGCAAGCTCGACCGCTGCCCGCTCGTCCCGCCGGCGCACGAGCGCCGCGCGCTCGTCCTCGAGTTCCGATAGCTCGGCCGCTATAGCTTGCCGCTCGGCCTCGGTCGCCTTCCGCTCGGCCTCGGCTTGCGCCGCGAGCTTCGAGACCGAACGCCGGAGCGCCTCGAGGAGATCCGGCCCGACCACTTGCCCGCAAGTCGGGCACGCCGCCGTGCCCTCGAGCCGGCGGAGCGTGTCGCCAATCTGCCGCGCCATCGCCGAAGCCTCACCCCCGGCACGCTCGATCACACGCGCCCGATCCCGGGCCCGTGCCATATCGGCTTCGGCCGCCCGTGCGAGCCCCGCGAGTTCGTCCGCGCTCTTGCCCTTCGGCAACGCAACCGCGGCCGGAGCCTCGGCGTTGAACCGTGCGAGCCCTTCGCGGGCCCGTGCGATCTCGGCGTCGAGGCGCACGATCCCGGCGTCGATCTGTTCGACCTCGCGCCGGGCCCGCGAGACCTCGAGATCGGCCGCGTCGAGGTCCGCACGGCACGCACGAAGCGCCGCGTCGAAATTGACCGATCCGCCGATGATCTCCTCGAGGAGCCGCTTCCGCTCGGCGTCGGGCGCCAGCATGAAGGCGGAGGCGTCCGCGCTCGAGAAGCTCGCACCGTTCGCCCACAACGCGAACGAGCCTACGACCGCCTCGAGCGCCTCTTGCGCCTTGGTCGCCGTCTCGAACCGCTCGCCATCGCCGTTGACCGACCAACGGAGATCGGTCTTGCCCTTGCGCCGTGTGCGCTCGACGCGAAGCCCGCCGTCGAACTCGACCATGATCGAGCCCTCCGAGCCCCATGGGTCGAAGCCCCGGTGCCCTTCGCCGCGGAGCGTCCGCCCCCAAATCGCGAGCGGAACCGCCTCGACGAAAAGCCCCGACTTGCCCGCGCCGTTCTCGCCGGTCACGACCACGATCCCCTCGGGCGGGAGTTCCACCCGTGAGCCGGCATGCTTGAAGATCCCCGCGGCCTCGATCGCCTTGACGTGCATCACGGTCCACTCCGAAGAACGTGGTCACCTAGCGCCCAACCGAGCCGCGCCGCGCAGCCCGAGAACATGACGAAGACGAGCAGCGCGAGAAGCACGCCGATCGACTCCGCGAGCGTGTGCTTCCGCGTCATGCTTCGCCCTCGAGCGCGTCGGCTTGCTCTCGGAGCTTGCGGGCCGCCTCGCGCGCAAGCGCCCGCCGGGCCGCCTCGAGGTCGCCGCCGAAGGCCTCGAGGAACGCGCCGACGTCGGGCAAAGGCGCCGGCGAGTCCGGAAGGTTCGGCGGGTCTGCCGCCGCCGGCGGTTCCGGCGGAGCCACGATCGCCGGAACACTGACCCGCGGCTTGATCGGCCGGTCGGGCGCCGCCCCGCGTTCCTCGTCCGCGATCCGCGTGATCCAATAGGCCCCGATCTTCGCGTCGGCCTCCGCTTGCGTTCCGAGCGGCCAGCCGTCCGCGAGCTTCCGGAGCTTGCTCGCGACCGCGTCCTTCGACCGCCGCACCTTGCCGAGCTTGTAGAAGGTCTCGAGGAGCACGCCCGCGCGCTCTCGGTTTCGCTCGTCGTCTACCTTGTGAACGAAGAAGGGATCGCCCGGCTTGCGCCGAACCAAGATCCCCTCGAGCACGCCGCACTCGGTCTCGGTCCACTTCGTATTTCGTTGGTCGTCTGCCAACCGCCCGCCCGGATAGTCGGCCGCGGTTTGCGTCTTGTCGAGGAAGCGCAAGGTCATCCCGTCCTCGAGGACCTCGAAGGGAAGCGGCGGAAACGGCAAGGGACGTTCCGTGAGCCGCACCTTGTAGCGCCGGCCGTCGTCTTTCGAGGCGTTCACGATCGCCGCGACCTCGCGCCACGTCGCCGCGTTGTTCGTCGTGTTCTTCCCGACCCACAAGCGGCGGAAGCGACCGCCCGCGCGATAGTAGAACCCGATCGCCTTCAACGCCGGAGCCATCGGCGCCGCGTTCAATAGCTGCAACGCGAGCACCGGAACGCCGCCCTCGTCGTCGCCGTTCGCCTCGGGCAGAACCCAAAGCAACTCGCACGACGGCCGACTCGCCCCCCACTTCTCCGGAAGGGTCGCCGGCGAATCCCAAGGGGGGCCCGCGAAGTCGAGACAACGCCGCGCCGAACTTGTGCTCTTGCTCTTGCTCATGCTCTGGTCCTTTCGATGTAGCCCCGTGCGAGGTCCAGAACCTTGGCCCGGTCCACGCCTTCGGGGATCGCCATGTTTGCAACGAAGCCCTCGAGAGCCTCGTCGAACGCGGTAGCGGAGCGCGCCGCGTCCGCCGCGTCCTTCGCCGCGACCGCGAGAACCTCGCCGTCGGGCACAACCTCGAACGCCGAGATCCGGTGCGCGCCGTAGCCCTCGAGCCGCTCGATCGACTCCGCGACCTTCGCCGGCGGAACCGACCACGAGACGAAGAACGAGTGCCGCACGTCGCCGCCGACCGCCTTCGCGATCTCGTCCTCGGTCTTAGCCTCGAGGAACCGGGGCCCCTCGATCTCCTCGAAGCGCACGGCGCCGTCCTCCCAAACCGCGATCCCGTGGCCCTCGCTCGTATCGTCGAAGCCGCTCGGGCAGAGCGATCCGATCTGCCAAACGCTCGCCTCCCCTTGCGCCGTGCGTGTTTCCCTATGGTGCCAATGTCCCGCGAAGACGTCCCCGATCTCGTGCTTCGCCGCGAGGAAGCCGAGTTCCTCGACGTGCATCGCGTCCGGTGCGTCACGAAGCCACGGGGGCGTCCGCGCCGTCTTCACGCCGAAGTGAATCCCGAGGATCCGCGGAACGCCAAGCGGGCACCACTTCAACCCCGCCACGGCCGCGCGAAGGATCTCGGGCGCGCTGCCGACCGAGAACGGCACAAGCCCGATCTCGACGCCTTCGATCTCCTCGACGCGCGGAGCCTCCGCGATCACGGTCACGGCCGGCGCAAGCGGAGCGAGCGCGTTGTGCCCCGGCTCGTCGCTCGTCGCGTCGTGGTTGCCCTTCACGACGATCACGGCCATTCGACCCACCGGACGAAGCGCACGTTGCACCGCCGCCACGAGCTGCGGTCCTGGCCGATCATCGTCGAACACGTCCCCGAGCACGACGAACGCCGCGGCGCCGAGTTCCTCGGCACGCTTGCGCGCACGCGCGAGAACCTCGACGCAAAGCCGCGCGCGCTTATTCAACCCACGATCCCACGCCCCGCCCATGCGCCTATGGTTGCCGACGTGCACGTCGGCCGCGAAAACGATCCGCGTCATGATCTACCCCCGAGCCGCTTCACGGCGTCGGCCGAAAGGATCCGCTCGATCTGCTCTTGGAACTTGGCGTCGATTGCCGCGCGGCAATCGGAGCAGAGCACCGCCCGCGCACCGTGCGAGCACGTCGCAAACCGCCACCGCGTCGCATAGTCCTCGACGTAGCCCGCCGAGACGAAGACGCCGCTCGGCTCGAAGATCCGAAGGCCGAGCACGGCCGCCCGAACTTGCTTCGTGTCCGTGTGCTGCTCGGCACCCGTGCGGCAAAAGAACTCGTCGGCCTCGAGCGCCTCGTCCGGAAGGTTGACCGAGAGCACCGCGTAGGGCTCGCCGTCCGCGAATACTTGCACCGCGCCGCGCCCGTTCGAGTAGCTACCGCCCTCGAGCGCGCAAACGATCCGGCCCGCGTAGACGAAGCGAATCCCCGCGAGCGCTTTGAAAAGCTCGATCGACACTCGCGCCTCCGAAGAAGCGCGCTCCCCCGCCCCGACCGACTCCGGGGAGCGCTTGTCCATCGGGAGCAGACGCGACGAAAGGATCGCCGGTCGGGGCCCGAAGGTCTTGCGGTCAGTCCTCGATCGCGTCGGCCGCGGTGCGCTTGCGGCCGGTCGGCCGCGCGCTGTCCACGGTCACGGAGCCCACTTGACTCGTGAGCTGCCGAAGCTCGTCCTCGCTCGGGATCCGCGCATAGCGATCGAGATCGTGCATGGTCTCGAGCCACGCGTTCATGGTCTCGACGTCATCGGCGAGCTTCGAGAGCTTGCGCGACGGATAGACCTTGTACTCGGTCTTCATGCCCGTGCCCGACCGCGAGATCACAATGTCGAAGCCGTCGATCGGGTGGCAGAAGTTTCCGCCCGCGTCGCGGTTGTCGCGGAGCGCCAAGAGCTGGTCATGGATCTGCTTTCCGAACGGGAAGATCAACACGCCACGCTCGGGCGCGCCGCGAAAGACCACGTTCGCGAAGATCCGCCGACGCGGGAGGAAGTTACCCGCGAGGTCATAGGCGACCGGCCCGCCGCGCTCGCGAAGCTCGTCGGCCTTCGCGCACGCCGGACAGTAGCGAGGCCCGAGGTTGTCGGTCTTCGCTTGCATCCTCGGGCAGACGAACGAGATCGAACTCTTGGCCCCGGGGATCTCGACGAAGTGCTGGTAGACGACGCGGAACGGATCCGACTTGCCGATCATCGGCGGAAGAAACCGAAGGCTCGACTCGCCGGCCGGAGCCTTGAAGAACTCCGCGCCCGTCGTCGCGCGCTCGCTCTCCTCGCGCGCCTTCGCTGCCGCCTCGATCGAAAAGTCGCCGAACTTTGCTAGGTTGCTCATTGTGCTCTGACCTCTTGTGCTGTTGTTACCGCCGGCCCAAGCGATCGGCGAAGTGCCGCTCGCGAATGACCGGATCCCGTTCTAACTCGGCCCGTTGGTTCGCGCCAAGCTGGACGAGCATATCCTTCTTGGCGACGAGCGCCGCGACCGCCCCCTTCATTTTCTCGCGCTCGACCTCGGCCGCGATCTCCGCCTCTTGTGCGTCTTGCCACCGCGGGTCGAGTTCCACGCGCGAATCGGCGTCCTTCTCGGTCGCACGCGGCGGAGCCTTGGGCTTTGCCGCGGCCTTCGCCTTCTTGCCCGCCTCCGCCACCGCCTTCGCCGTTTCCGGGTCCGCGCCCGTGGCGGCCGCCACGTCGTTCGCGGTCGGTGCCTCGGCCTCGGGCGGAGCCTCGGGAACCTCGCGCGCCTCGAGGAACAGGAGCGCGCGGAGCTTCTTCGCTCGCGCCTTCGCGCGCAAGTGAACGCCGATCGAGACCGCATGACGCGCCGTCCAATAGGCAAGGTCGCCGGGCGTCCGAACGAACTCCTCCTCGAGCGCCAAGGGCTCGACGCGGATCGCGTCGCGAAGGTTCGCCTCGAGTAGCTCGATCTCGCCAGGTGCAAGCTCGCGCGGTTCGTTCTTCATGCTGCCTCGCTTTCAGGCTTGGGCGGCCACTTCGCGAGCGAACCCCACGAGCGGCCGACCTCGACGTCTACGACAAGCGGAACGCCGTCGCTCGGCCAGCCGGTCATGACCTCGCGCGCCTTGTTCGCCACGCGCTCGACCCAATCCTCGCGACACTCGAACATGATCGAATCGTGCACGGGAAGCACGAGCTTGACCACGTCCTCGATCCCCTCGCGTTGGATCCACTCGACAAGCTCGGTAAGCGACGCGATGCAAAAGTCCGATCCGGTGCCTTGCACCGGCGTATTGACCGCCGAGTGCTCCGCCGTGATCCGCGCGCCGTCGTCGTCGCCTTGGTTCGATCCGATCTTCCAAAGCGACCGGCACCGCGCCGGCGCACCTTGCCACCACGTCCACGCCTGCCCCGTCTTGCGCGACTCCGCGAGCTTCTTGTCGGCCCACTGTGAGAACGTGCGGAACGCGCCGAGGATCGCGACGCGGATCTTCGCGACGTCTTCCGACGTGACCGAGAACTCGCCGTTGCTCTGCGTCTTGATCTGCTCGGCGATCTTCGCGTCGCCCGCGCCGTAGAGTAGGGCGAAGTTGATCGTTTTCGCCGTGAACCGATGCTTCTTTTGCACTTGGTCGGGGCCAATGCCCCACGCGATCTTGGCGATGATCTGCGCCGTCCGCGTGTGATAGTCGTCGCCCGATTGGAAGATCGAGATCATGGCCGGATCGCGCGAGAGCATCGCCGCGACCCGGAGTTCGAGCTGCGAGTAGTCAAGTTGCACGAGCAAGCAACCGGGAGCCGCGACGAAGCAATCGCGCGCCATGCGGCCCTCGGCCGTGCGGACCGGAATGTTCTGCAAGTTCGGTTCCTGCGAACTCGTCCGCCCCGTGCCCGCGCCGTCGAGCAGGATCGACGTATGGATCCGCCCGTCCTCGCGAACGTGAGCCCATAGCCCCTCGCCTTCACGGCTGCCGGCGTAAGTGCCGCGGAGCTTGCCAAGCCGCCGCCACTCGGAAAGGTCACGCGCGAACGGGTGCTTTCGTGCAAGCTCTGCGAGGACCTCCTTGTCCGTCGAAGCGCGCCCCGTGTCCGTGAGCTTCGGCGGCCGGAGCTTCAAGACCTCGAACAGAATGCGCGCCACTTGCGGCGGAGAGTCGGGATTGAAGTCGAAGCCGTAGGCGTCGATCCGCGCCTTCACTTCGTCGATCTTCACGCCGAGGAAGCGGTCGAAGTTGGCGATCGCCGCGCGGTCGGCCGCCACGCCCCAACGCTCGACCTCCGCGATCGCGTTGCCGGCACGATCCACGATCATGCGCCGGAGCCGGTCTAGCGACGGAACCTCCGCGAGCGCCTCGGGTAGCTTCGCCGCAAGCCGCGCCGTTGCGATCGTGTCCCTCGCGTTGTACCGCGCAAGGATCTCGCGGTCGACAAGCGCGTAGGCGTAGCGCTCCCATTCGCTTGGAGCGTCGCGGATCACCTTGGCAAGCTCGGGATCCGTTCGGCCGATCTCCTCGAGGTAGACCAAGCCCTCGCTTCGCGGCGCCGAGAGCCGCGGCCACTTCTTCGCGGTGTCGCCCAAGCGTCGCGCCGCGTCCTCGGCCTTGCGCTTCTCGATCGTCTTCTCGGCCGAGATCCCCGACTTCACGCGATCGACCACGGCCTTCATCGCCGCGCGCGCCTCGGCCTTCATGCCGCCCATCCCGACAAGCTCGGCCGTTTCGTCGAGCTTCGCGCCGGCCTCGGGATCGCGCAGCCTACGCCACAAGCGCGTATCGCCCACGACGCCGCGCACGCAAACGCCCCACGCGGCCCGGACCGCGTTGACGTCGAACTTGACGTTGTGCCCGACCTTCTCCGCCGCCTCGTCCGCGAGCCACTCCTCGAGCGGCCGGCGGATCTCGCGGTTGCGGATCGCCTCGCGATCCCAAAGCCACGCCGCCGAGGTCTCGTCGCCAACCGGCGCCACGGAGCACGCCTCGATCCGGAAGGATCGGTTCCACAAGATCCCCGCCGTCTCGACGTCGAAGGCGCACCGCTTGCCGCGCACGGCCTCGATCGCCTCGCGCGCACTCTCGACCGAATCCACCACGCGCACGACGCCGAGCGCCGGCGCCGGCCTCGGGGGCTTGACCGTAAGAGCCCAAGCGAGATCGGCCTCGAACCAAGCGCGCACGAATCGGTTGCGCAACGCCGCGGCCGGATGAAGCACGAAGAAGCACGGCACGGGATCGTCGGCCACGTCGAACAGATAGGCGTACCCGCGCCGCGACGAGATCGGCGGAACCGACCGACCGAACAGAGCGAACGACGCCCACGATCCGAGCGTCACGATCCGAGCTGGCGCGACCTCGCGGATCGTGTCCACGAGGTAGCCCCGGCACGCCTCGACGTGCTTCTCCGTGACCTCGCGCCGGCCCGGAGCACAACGGATCGCGTTGTCGATCGCGACCGGCCCGCGCCAATGCTTCGCGACTTGCTCGCGGAGCAGCAAGCCCGAAGGTCCAACGAACGGCCGCCCCCGCGTGTCCTCCTTGCTTCCCGGGCTCTCGCCGATCAACATGAGCCCGCCGGGCTCGCCCTCCGCCCCTACGCAAACCGTGTGCACGCCCTCGCGGAGCGCGCACCGTTGGCAGTCCCGGCCGTCGCCGATCGACGGGGGGATCGCTTCGCGAAGAACCGGAAGCGTGGATCGGCTCCTCGGCTCCGCGAGTTCGACCGCCGCGCGCGGAACGCCGGCGTAGAGGCGGACAACGGCCGTCATTGTCCAAGCGTGGCGAGAGTTCGCTCGACGCGATCGCGCATATCGGGGATCCGCGCAAGGAGCGGAACCTCGGGCCGGAGCCGCTCGCACTCCGCGATCAAGGCCTCCGCGTCCGTGATCCCTTGCTCTTGCAACGCCGAGATCACGTCGGCCAAGCGCTTCGCCGCGGACAAGTCGAGACGCCCCGCCGCGTCGCCCGCCTTCACGGTCTCGGCCACGCCTCCGCCGTTGTCCGGGCTCGCCTCGGCCTCCGGCTTACCGAACGGGATCTCGGCCTCGTCGGCCGGCTCCGGCTCCGCCTTCACGGGCTCGACCTTCGGTAGCTCAACTTGCCTCGGGGGCTCCGCCTTCACGGGCTCGGGTCGAGCCTCCGCGGGCTTCTTCACACGGCCCGCGGCCTTCGTGCCGCCCGCAAGCTCGACGGGCTCGGCCTTTACCTTCACGGGCTCGGCAGGTTGCACGCCCTCGCGGTCCTCGATCGCCGAGAGCAAGCCGCTTGCTTCGTTGACCGAGAGCGGCCCGATCCGAAGCGCGTCGCCCTCGAGCGCAAAGCGCCGCTCCGCGCCGTTGAATTGAAACACGCCCGCGAATGTCTCGATCTTCATGCTAGCCCCTTCTGTTCTGCGATCCACTCGGTCACGACCAACGTCCCGGCCCGGTTCTCGTCCGCGTCGAAGACCTCGGAGTCGTCTGCGATTTGCGACTTCGGGATCCACTCCTCGCGCCCGTCCTCGAAGCGGACGAGGATCGCTAGATCGGTCTCCCGTAGCGCCTCGCAACCATCGAACTCGACAACCGGACCCATGTTAGGCGGCCTCCGACCATACGACTTGGGCGCCCTTCTCGAGCGCCCGCGCGCCTGCCCTCCGAAGCGCCGCCACGCCCGCGACGGTCTCTCCGAGCTTGCCCGGATCCATCGCCGGCGGTAGCCGGATCGACGCCGCGTTGCGGCTGTGCAGCCGTAGCCGGAGCATGAGCGCCAACGATTCGCGCCAAGCATCGCCGTCGAGGAGCACGACGATCGGCCGCTTGCTCGCGATCATCGCCTCGACTTGCGGGGGGCTCGGCTTGCCAAGGCACGCCACGGCGTCGGGCCAAAGTGGAAGCGCGTCGAAAACGCCCTCGACAACGAAGACCGGGTCGGGCACGTCACGCCAAAGCGCCGCGCCGTTGTAGAGGATCGAGCGCCGCTCCATGCCGGGCGGGTAGAGGTAGCGCAAGGGGTCGCCCACGTAGGAACGCGCGGACCAACCGACGAGCGTGTGCTCGTTCACGTCGAGGATCGGCACGACCACGCGCCCACGGTAGCGGCCCGAGAACACGACGCCGATCCCCGCGGCCTTCGCGATCGCGCGAGGTAGCCCACGCCCGACGGGGGGCTTCGCCTCGAGGTAGGCCCGCGCGCCGTCCGTGAACGGAAACGACAAGCCGGGCTCCGCGTACAACGGCAAGAAGCCCTCGGGTAGCTCCATCGTGTCCGGAAGATCGGGCGCCTTCCGCGCGAGCGTCTCGACGTCCTCGGGAACTTCTTGGAGCAGCCCGGCCGAGCCGCACCGAAAGCAGTGCCACGAGCCCGTCGCGACCTCGAGCCCTAGACACTGCTGCCGATCTTGCTTGCCGACGCGGAGTTCGCAAAACGGGCAGTTCCCACGAACCCAACCCGAAGACGTGACACGCCGGCCCGCGATCGCGTCGAGGACTAGATCGTCGCGCTCGCTCACGTCCGGCCCTCGCACGTCGGGCAACGTCGAAGCCAACGCCGCCCGCCGCGCCGCAACGGCCGTCCGGCGATCCCCGCCGACTTCCGCGCAGCCCACGCGCGCACGACCGCCGCGTTACTCGAGACCGGCCCGACCTCATGCCCGCACGCGAGAACGAGCACCGCGCGGAGCGGGTTCTTCGGACGGACCGAAGGCACGAACCGAACGCCGGCAACCTCGTACACGCTACCCCCTGTTCTCCGCGATCTCGTCGGGAATGTTGCAAAGCGCCCCGATCTCCTCGAACGCCCGGACGAAGCGCTCGACGCCTTCGCGGTAGGCCTTTCCGTGCGGCGGCAGGTAGACGATCACGGAAGCGTGCGTGTTGCCCGTCACGCGCGCACCGCTTGGATCGATGAAGGCAACGCGACGCGACGGGAAGCACAACGGGAACGAGCACGGGATCGGCGCCTTCGGCTTCACTTGCGTCGACTGTAGGATCTCGACCGAGAAGCCGAGGAAGACGGCGGCCGCGACGTTGCCGCTAGCCCACTCGTTCGCGAGCTTCTCCCACCACCGCTTCGCCGCACTCTTGCCGCCCTTCGCAAGCCGGACGCCGTGCTCGTCGCACCGACCGCCGGGCGGGTTTAGGAAGACGCGCCCCGCCCATCCGGTCGTGAACCCGTTCTCGACCGAGGAGCCCGCACCGAAGAACCGCACGGCCTTCACGGCCTCGTTCGCACGCGAGCACGACGCCGGATCAAGATCGATCCCCTCGAGCGTTGCGCGCGCCGCTTCGATGATCTCCGGAGGCGTGAACCATTCCGCCGTGTCGCTCGTGTGCTGCGGAACGTGCGCCGGCCTCGACACGAGCGGCCCTTCCCCTGGTTCCCAACTTGGCATGGTTCAATTCTCCGCGAATGGTAGTGGAAGCGTGCCCGCCGCGCGCCGCGAGAGCACGCCACGGATCACGTTCGTTCGGTTCGTCACTTCTTCAAGGTGCGCGGGGTTCGCGCATCGCCGATTCCGGCAAACGTGGTCGAGCTTCAACGCGGCCGCCGGCTCACGAACGAGCAGCCCGAACAAGACACGATGCACGAGCAGCCGCCGACCCGCAACGTCGATCCGACCGTAGCCCCGCGAGGTCTGTCCGGTCCACGTCCAGCAACCCGAAACGTCGTCGAGCTGCAACCGCCGAAGGATCCGCTTCAAGAGCGGCAAGTGCTCGGTCCGGATCGTTGTCACGTTTGCACCTCGAGCCGTTGCGTTGCGTCGTCTGCCTGTAAGGCTTGGGCGCCCGTGACGTCCGCCGGGATCTCGACCACGGGACAGATCCGACCAAGCTCGAAGTCCGTCGGCACGGGCCCGACCACGGTCCCCGTCCCGCCGTGCCGCGCCTTCGCGTTCTTGAATGTCATTTGCCGATCGCCGTCAAGGTTCAAGGTCACGACGAGATCGGCCACGCGGACCTTGTGCATGCTGTCCGCCGTGTCGTCTACCTCGAGTAGCTTCTTCTTGTCCTTCCGTCGCGTCGCTTGGCTCGCGGACCAGTGCCACCGCCGCTTCTGGTTCGCCCAATTCCGCATCGCCTCGAACACGACGAGCCCCGACTTGTAGGAGCCGTCCGCCTCCTTCGCCTTCGTCTTGGGAACGCCGATCTTGTCCCCGTAGTCCGTCACGAGCAGATCGACCTCGCGGCCCTCGGCCTTCTCGATCGCGTCAACCCATGCCGCAATATCGGGAAAGGTTGTCGCAAGCGGCGTGAACTCGTGCACGCGGAGCAGCCCGAAGCCCGGGATCGCCGCGATCCGCCGCTCGGCCTCGCTCGCGTCCTCGAGGATCGCGTCGATCGGGATCCCCGTAAGGTTTGCCTCGATCCGCGCAAAGACGTCGGCCGGAATGACCTCGAGCGTAGCGTAGGCGACGAACAAGCCGCGCCGGAGCGAATGCGCCGCGATGTGCCCGAGGCCCATGCTCTTACCGTCGCCCGTGCCACCGATCAAGAGCCCGAAGCACCCGCGACGCATCCCGCCGCGGAGCGCGTGATCAAGCTCGGGGATCCCGAGCGGTAGCTTCTCGAGCCGCCGGATCGTCTCGATCTCGGCCGCGCTCCCCTCGCCGAGCTTCAAGCCGATCGACTCGTCCACCTCGCCAAGCCGCGCGGCCTTCTCGACGATCGAAAGTGTGCGCTTGAAGTCGTTCCCCTTGGCGAAGTCCTCGGTCGCCGCCATCGCCGCGTCCTGTTGCATGACGCGCCGGAGGATCGGGACCACTTCGGCGATCACGGCGTCTTCCTCCGGCCGCTTCGGATCGTCCTCGAAGGCGTCGAACAAGTCCGAAGCCAGCATGAGATCGTCATGGCGCACGCGCCCGTCTTCGACCCACCGCCGGATCCGTTGAAGCACGGAGCGAGGAGAGTCCGGCCCGCGCCCACGGTCACGCCAGATCGCGCGCGACGCCTCGATCACGAGCTTCGCCGGCGCTTGCCCGATCCGCTCGGGATCGATTGAATGCCCGGCCCGCCCGAAGAACGCCGGGCTCGCCGCGCAATAGTAGGCTACCGCGCGCTCGTAGTCTTCGGTCAGTGCATACCGTTCCGCCATGCTAACCCCAAAGCCACTCGCCGGCCGCCAACCGCCGCGCGACCTTCGCGCGCATTTGCTCGGCCTCGCGTTGCACCGCTTCAACGGCTTGGGCGTAGCCCTCGGGGAAGTAGCGCGCGACAACCTCGGTCGCGTCGTCGGTCCAGATCGCGGCCTCGCGCATCGCCGCGTCGCGCGGGTAGAAGGCGTCCTCGAGCGGGCCCTTCACCTTCCGGCCGCCGATCTCGTCGTAGCCCTCGTGTTGATACCACGCGAGGTCGCCGCCGATCCGCTTGGTCGAGAACGTCCACACGAGCGACGGGGGCTTCTTCGTTCGACCGAGCCCGCGCCAAACCTCGAACGACCAAACAACCCAACCGGCCGGAGGCACCGCCGCGTCGCGGAGCAGCGCCCCGGCCTCGAGGAGCAGCCGCCACGCCTTCGACCGCACGACTTGCGGGAGCCGCGCAGCCCAGCACGCTTTGCCCGTTGCTGCCTCGTAGGCGCCCCGGTAGGCGCTCGCAAGAGCGTGGGCCGCTTCTTCGTCGGAAGCGTCGGGAGCGATGATCGGCGGGTTCGGGATCGTCGCGCTCCGGATCGTGGGATAGCTCGGGAGCCCTCGAGGTTGTGAAGTAGTGCGCCTGCTATGCGTCGCCGCTCCGAGTCGTAGCCCGTGATCGTCGGCGCCTCGAGCCGGTCGCTTCGCGTCGTGGTTGACTCCGAGCGCCGGAGGCGCAACCGAGGAAGAACTCGCAGCCGGCGAAGCCGGCGCCCTCCCTTCTTCCCGAAGGGAAGAAGGGAGAGGTAAGGATCCGGAGAAGGATCTATAAGCGGCGCGATCCATTGACCCCCCTCGGCGCGATCCATTGACTCCGGACCGTTTGGAGCTTTCGGCCCTTTGCCGTCGTTCTCGAGCCTCCGCGGCCTCGAGCCGGGCGGCCGCCGAGTCTACCTTGATCCGCCCCCGGCGCACGTCCTCGAGCGCCCGATCGAGCCGCCGCCTAGCAGCTTGCGGCCTATAACTCGCGCCCGAGCCTTGCCAGTTCGTGTTGCCTCGAGGAGCCCCGCCACGGCCTCGGCCGCCCCCCCGGGTAGCGTCTGCCGTCCGCCTCGAGATCCACGCCGCCACGGGCTCGGGAACGGCAAGGGCAGCCCGTTCTCCGATTGTCGAGGCCTCGGCCTCGGCGCCGTAGACGCGCCGCGCGTAGACCTCGAGGAGCGCCCCGTCGCGCGCCCGTACCGTCCGCCAGCCGAGGTTCTCTACCAAGCCGCACGCGGCCAGCCGCCGGAGCGCGAGCCGCACGCAATCGACCGAGAGCCGGGCGAAGTCGAAGGTTGAGCCCGCGAGCTTCTCGCGCGTCACGGTGGCCACGCCCTCGGCGTCACGCCAACGCCAAAGCATCCGGAGCACGCGGAGCGCGCTCGGTCCGATCTTGCGCTCGACCGTCGAGACCGGGAGCCGCCGCACCGCGTAGAAGCCCGTCGCGATCGGGGGGCTCATGGTGCGGCCTCGCGGGCAGGAATGAACGCGCGAGGCGTTTCGCCGCCGACCGGGCCGATCGATGTTCCGAGGGAGGTTACGCTCGGAACTTCCGAGTCCGTCCGGCGCACCGGCGCGCGCTCATTCCTGCCCGCGAAGGGCGATCGCGATCCTAACACAAGCACCTCCTTTTCGACCACGAGGCCGGCGAAAACGGCCCGAAGCGTGGTCCGATTCCTACTCTGCACCCGAGCCCTTGGCAAGCCGGATCTCGGCGGTCTCGTACCCCTCTTTCATGTAGGCCCGTCGCCGGTCACGCGCTGCCCGTTCGAGCCACTTGTCGCCCGTGTCGAGAACATCCCAAACCCAAAACTCGTCCTTGCGGATCTCGCCGTCGCGCCCGCGCTCGACGCGCATCCCGCGGCCCGCCTTCTGAATTGACGCGATCACGCTCCGCCCCGCCGCGCCGTTGATCACGCTCCGAAGGCTTGGCACGTCCACGCCTTCCTGAAACACGACCGAGCAGACGAGGACCTCGATCCGGCCCGCGACGAGATCGCGGATCGCCGCCTTGCGCCACTCGGTCGAATGCGTGCCCCAAACGAACCGCGCGGGGATCCCCGCGCGAAGAAGCTCGCGCTCGACGATCTTTCCGTGCTCGATCGCCTTCACGTAGAGGAACGCCGGCCGCTCCGCCTTGTTCGCGATCTCGACCAAGAGCGCGTTCCGGACCGCCGACCGCACGACGAGGTCTTGATAGACGCCCGCGAACGTCGGCCGCCCCGTGAGCTGCCGGCACGGCACGAGCCGAACATGCGGCCGCGCGAGGATCCCCGCCTCGACAAGCTCGGGAGCGCGCAGCCGATAGAGGATCGGCCCGAGCGCCGCGATCGAGAGCACGCTCCGCCGGTCGCCTCGAGCGAGCGGAGTTCCCGAGAGCCCGATCCGGTAGGCGGCCCGCTCCGCCTTCATCGCCACCGACCAAAACGTGTCCGCCGGGAGAACGTGCGACTCGTCCACGATGATCCCGCCCACGCGCCCGAGCAGCGCCACGGCCCGCGCGCCCGCCCGACCTCCGGACCGGAGCGCCGCGACCATCGTTTGGAACGTGGCACACGTCAACCGCTCGCCCTCGATCCATTGTCCCTCGCCGATCACGCCCGCCGGCCCGAGATCGACGCCGTGCTCCGCGTTGCGCCGGTCGAAGCGCTCCGCCGCTTGCTGCCCGAGCGTGGTCCGGTGCACGAGGAAAAGCCACTCGCACGGCACGGACCGCACGAGCGCGACCGCGATCTCCGTCTTGCCGCTGCCCGTTGGCAAATGAAGCACGCCCCGCCGCTTGTCGAGCGCACGGCGCACGGCCTCGCGTTGATCGTCCCGAAGCCACGCGAGATCGGCGTCCGTTGCCGGTTCGGCCGCCTCGCCCTTGTCCGCGATCTCGACCTTGAAGCCGACCTCCGGCGCGTCCTTCACCACGAGCGAGACGAGGCCCGCCGGGAACGTCCCGTCCAAGAGGTTGAGCATTCGCGAGACGCCCCCGCGCTTGCCCGAGAACCTCGCGGCCGTGTCCGGAAAGGTTAGGTACTCGAGGAGCCAATCTTGCTCGGCCGGGCTCGCGCGCGTCACCTTCGCCCGTAGGTTGTCAACCTCGAGCCACATTTCGCCCCCGCTTCGCGTGCGTCACGCGATCCGCGAGGCCTTGCACCCGTTCGCGGATCTGGACGGCCGTGCTCGGATCGAGCTTCGCGAGGAGCGCCACCGCGTCCACGAGCCAACGCCCGTAACGCCCGAGGCCCGGAACGTACTTGCCCGGGATGCGCCCCGCCTCGATCCCCTTGTAGACCGCGGTCACGTCGATCCCGAGCGCCTCCGCCGCGTCCGCTGCCGGCACGAAGCCGTCCGCCAAGTTGAACTCGTCCGCCTTCATGATTCGTCCCCTAGTAGGGCGAGGAGCCCGCGCCCCATATCGCCGTTGCCAGCCTTCCGGAGCGCACGCTTCGCGCGCGTCATTTCTTCGCGGCTCGAGACCTCGATCTCGATCGTGAACGTCGTCGGCTCCGGCTTCTCGTCGTCTTCCGGTAGCGCGGCGTCGCTGCCCGCGAGAAGCGATCGCGTGTCCTCGCCTTCGACCGAAGCGAGCAGATCGTCGATCTCGCGTGAGTCGAAGCCCGTGACCTGTAGCGCCTCGGCGTCCCATCCCGACTTGACAAGCGCCGCCATCGTGAGCGCCACGTCGCCGAGGTCAAGCTCGCCGCGTAGCTTATTCATCCCGATTTGCAGCGCCGCCGCGATCTCCTCGGCGTTGTCGCCTTCCTCGAGGAGCACGCACGGCACGTCCCCATAGCCGACCTCGCCCGCCGCGCGCCATCGGTGCGCGCCGTCCACGATCTCGAAGCCGTCGGCCACGGGCCGCGCGAGGATCGGTTGAAGGAAGCCCCGCGTGTCGATCGACGCTACGAGCCCCGCGTAGTCTGCCGCGCTCATGCGGTTCGGGTTGCGCTCTCGAGCGTGTAGCTTGTCGAGCGCGATGGTTTGGATCTTCTTGTGCTTCATGTTGTTTCCGCCCAAAGCAAACGAAGCTCCGGGTCTTGTTCGATCTTGCGTGTCGCGTCGAGCACGGCGATCTCGTCGGCCGGAGTGCTCGGCGCCTCGCCCTCGAGGAGCGAGGCGAGGATCTTCGGGTCTCGCACAACCTCGCGGAGCCGCACGACCACGCGCGCACGCCACCGCTCGAACACGAGCGAGCCCTCGGTCGTGCGCTCGTCCGGCATGCCCGGATCAAGCTCGGCCCGCGTGAGACCGATCAAGCCGTAGCGCCCGTGGTCGCTCGCCGAGACCGGGGTCGAGTTCTGCAAGAGGTAGCGCGTCATCCCGCGTTGAACTCGGAGCCGCGCGAACGGCTTGATCGATCCGCTTGTGGACTTGGTTGTGTCGAACCGCGCGAGCGCCGCGAGCCCCTCGATCCACCCCACGCCGCGAAGGTCCTCGACGTCCGCCCACCACACGCGCCGCGCGAGGTCCCGCGCGATCCCGTCCACCATATCCGCGAGTTCTTCGATCGGGCTCATGCTCTGCTCCTTGCTCTTGCTCTGTCCCTTGCCCATTGTTCGACAAGCACGACCACGGCCTCCGGATCGGGATCCATGATCGACGTCGCGACGATCGCGCGCTTCAACTCCTCGTCCTCGTCCACCGCCTCGAGGATCTCGGCAAGGTGGGCCGCGCCTCGCCGCGTGAAGTCGGGCCCCGCGCCGAACTCCTCGATCATGACGCGGAAGGCTTGGCTCCGCGGATCTTGTCGCTTCGCCATCGGAGCCAACGCCCGGTAGGCCTCGAGCGCCCACCGCGGCGCGACTTGATCAAGCCCGCGCCCTTTGCGCGCCGTGCCCTTCACGTCACGGTAGACCGCCGGCACGCCGAGCAACACGAGGCCTTGCCGCTCCTCGGGGTTCGTGACGACGACAAGCTCGGCCGCGTCGAGGTCGATCGCGAGCTTTCGAGCGCGACACGCCGGCGATCCCGTTTCGTGCACGCGCTCGAAAGGCTCCGAGACCACCATAGGCCCCCCGCATTGTGGGCACCGTTCAGGCATCGGCGTCCTCTTGGAGCATGACCACCGCGAGCGCCGCGCGAAGCTCCTCGAGCTTGCCGCGTAGCCCGTCGGCCTTGACGCCGAGAAGGACCTCGTAGCGTGCGAGCTTCGCCTCGGCGTCTTCGCACCGCTCGATCCGCTTGCGCGCCTTGCGCTTCGTCATGCCGCCCTCGCCGATCTCGGCGTTCAAGTCCGCCGCGATCTTTTGCGACTCCTCGGAGAGCGCGTCGAGGATCGACGCG